TACCGGTTCGAGTCCGGTCATCGGCACCAATTAACTCAACAAGGTATAATATAGTATGCCAACAAATAAGCAAGCTTTTAAATCTGAGTTCAATAAGCTAACTACTCAGTATTGTAGATATTGTAACAAAGAATGTCATAGCATAAATTCTCTTAAACAGCATGAAGTGAGATGCAAAGAAAATCCAGATCGAAAAGACTTCAATAGACTTGCAGAATATTCAATTCATCATAGAAAAGGTAAGACGAAAGAAACTTCTGCAGAAATAGCAAAACAGGCTAATATCCTTATTTACTTCATAATCACATTCAATTTGAAATGGAAAATATAAGAGTTCCTGCAGTAAGAGAAAACAGATGGGCAAAAACTTTTATTTGTGATTTTAGTATAGGAAATAAGATAGTAGAGATTAAGGGAATTCCCAGTGGCAAAGATTATTGTATAAGAGAATCTTTTGAAGCATCAGGGTATGAGTTTGAAGAATTGTTTTACTCAGACATTGAAAAGATTAAAGAGCAGTTAAAAGAGTATTATCCAATAGATGAACTTCTAGATAAGATTCATCAAGGGCATGTAGATAGAGATTATTTTGTATATACATTCGCAGAATAATTTTAAGTCCCATACTGCCCACCATTTTATATGGGCCGGTATTCCGTAGAAGGTAGCGGACCTGACTGTAAATCAGGTGCTTAAATGCTCGGCTGGTTCGATTCCAGCTCGGCCCACCAAACAAAATAAGTGGCGGGTGTTGATTTCATCTGCCACTTTACTATATAATGATAATATACTCGGTTAGCTCAGCTGGTTAGAGCACATGCCTTACAAGCATGGGGTCGCTGGTTCAAGCCCAGTACCGAGTACCATAAAAGATAGATAACATGAGAATAAAACAATGAATTTTGAAAAAGAGTTTGAATTACTGAAAACTATTTCCGATGACCAAGTCCTTAATGAGATGGCACAAATCGGTAAGTTTAACAGATACACCGCTTTTGTTAACACCGATGACCCAGGAAACATTCCGCACTTCCACCTATGGGATTCAAATAGTAAGGGAGGAAGTTTTCACACCTGCATTAAGATAACGTCTCCTGAATATTTTCATCATCAGGGAAAAGAAGGGGTTCTTAATTCAAGTGACAGAAAAGAACTTTGTGCATTCTTAGCCCTCCCTTCTGAAGATGAGCCCACAAAAACAAACTGGGAAGTTCTTCTTATTGAGTGGAACAGAAATAATTCAGAGAAGAAGATTGATGTAAGAACACCTATGCCAGACTATTCTTTGTTGAAAGGTTAATTATGAAGTTTACACGATTAACTACAGAGGACTTTGATTTGGAGGAAAAATTTCTTAGCCCTTCAGTAAGATCAAAGAAATATCAAAAACATGTTGTAGACCAAAAAGAATTTGGTAAACACATGACAGAAGAAAGTTATGAGCAGGCAGCAGATCGCCTTGCAAATAGTCGTGTTGATTACAGAAGTATTCTTGGGTATGTAGCTGTTGATAATAAAGGGCAACAGGCGTACATTAAGTACAACACTAAAACAGAAGAGTATGTTGTATATCACAGAAGTCCCGAAGGAGAGCCTATTATTGTAACTTTCTACCACAGGCCTTTAAGAGAGTTTACTGGGAAGAAAGCACTTGAATATGTAGACGAGCTTCCAGCAACAGAATAAGAAAGGGGTATAAAGATGACAGTTGAAGAGCTGAAGAAAACTGAAGAATTTCAGAAGTATGGGTACACTATTGTTAAGTGTCCTATCTGTGGAGAACCTACGTTGGATTCTTTTTGGATCTGTGATAACTGTAACTGGGAGTTTGATGGTGCAGTACTTCCGGAACAGTATTCTAGCGCAAATCATTGCACAGTTGCTGAATATCGAAAGAGATATCAGGCTAACAAGAATGAAGATGCTGTAGACGATCTGGAAACAGGGTTTATGTCATATATAACTAAGTACATAACAAATGAAGTGTCTCCTCTTGTTAGTATGCATATTAAGAAGTGTTCAAATACAGCAACAATTCCCACAAAGGCGCATGAAACAGATGCGTGTTTTGACATTTACGCTGACCTGGGTTCTAGTGCAGCTCTTGCTGAAACTGTTCCTCCTCATGGCTCTTTCTCTTTTCACACTGGTTTTACAACAGCTATTCCGAAGGGATATTTTGCTGCTGTTTATGCTCGTAGCGGCATGGGCTGTAAGCGAGGCCTTCGTCTTGCAAATAGTACCGGAATAATTGACTGTGACTATCGAGGGGAATGGATGGTTGTTCTTCGGAACGACAGTGACGAGCCTCAGGTCATTCATCATGGTGACCGTATTGCTCAGTTTACAATCCTTCCTTGTATCACAACAGAGCTTATTGAAGTAGACAATCTCGATGACACTGACCGAGGTGCCGGTGGTTTTGGAAGCTCGGGGGTTTAAATATGGGTAATCTTGATTCTCTTTCGTGCCTGCTTACGAAGAGTAATATTCCCTGGTGCACCACTAGAGAGCCAAACAGAATACGTGTCTACAGAACAGAGAGCACTTCTCATAACAACATAACAATTCAATATGTAAAGCCTTCGATGTTTGTTTGGTCAGCAAATGACAGCGAAGGCAATATATTCGGAGTTTGTTATTCATTTTCAGAAATTATGTTCAAAGCTATTCGATGGTATAAAGGAGCGAAGTAACGGTATGGACGGAATAACAATTCTTAATGTTACGGAAGTGTCAGAAAATTCTACACTGTTACTTGTAGCCTTAATTTTTCTAATGATAGGGGCAATTGTAAACACAGTAAATCTGCTGCTATCTACTGACACTAAACAATGTGTTTTATATGGAATATTTACTGTCACACTCCTTGCACTTTCAATTGTTGTTGGAGTTAATATGGACAAGGACAGGAAGGCAAACGCACATAATCAATATGAGTGTTTGATTGATAAATCAGTGGGCATGGAAGATGTTTATGAAAAATATACTGTTATAGAACGTCGTGGAGATATTTGGGTTCTTGAAGACAAAGAAAAATAACACATTATATGTTAATTGCTGTCGAAGAAATTCGGCAGCTTTTTTTATTAGTTGATTTATATTAAGTGTTATTATACAATTGTGCTGTAGGCGATAAAGAAATATACTACAGTGGAGGACACACGATGAAATGGCGTGACACTGCATTCAAGTTTCGGTATAATGCTGAACTCTGCAAGAAGCATCTAGAACAAGAGGGCATTAAAACTGATAATATCTTCCGTACAGGTGAAGATGATTACTGGTATGTTCCGTGGCAGCCGAGAAGCAAAGCAGAATATCACCTTGCTTGCTCTGTTGTCGCCGAACACATTGACTAACCTAAGAAGAAGTTAACAAGAAAAAATTTTGAAGGAGAATTATACAAAATGAACAACATCAACATGGACCTTATGATCAACACTGCCCGTAAGTTTTCCAACAATTTTGGTGCTTTTCAGATTCTGTTTGCAGACGGAGAGCATTACACTTGTAAGACTCCTATAGAATGTAAGGTAGGAATCTATCGGCTTCAGTATATGAAGAATCATCCGGAGACTTATAAAGGTATTTTGACAATCTCTGTTCCGGAAGAGGAAGGTACAACGTACTGGATGCGGGAAGCATATGGAGCCTGCAAGGAGGAGGCCGAAAAATGCTAAAATCGGTTGTGACAATCTCCAGCCCCCAATAATAACCCGAAAAGGAGAATAATAATGAATAAGACCTTTGAGATTACAGAAGCATATATTGGCAATAGCGAGATCAAAGCTTATGAAAACGGAAGGCGCGTTCTTGATATTATTGTAAATGACTACAATGTCGAAGGCGCGTGTAAGGTTCTTAAGGAGCTTGGCTACCAACTGCTATATAGAGAATATTGATGATGCTGAATATTGAAAACACAGAGGTTGTAGGCTGGGAAGCAGCTATTCGTGAAATGCGGTATTCAAAGATCTCTTGGGGGAAGAGTGACAGCGGCATGTGCCCAAACGGAACTGAGTTTGGTTACTGTTATCTCGATCATCGTAAGTATTGTCCAAGGCTAAATACGGATGATTCAGCTTTCTGTATCGGTCCCAAGGATCTCGACCTCATGATGCTTCTCCGCAATACCGACACAAACAATCGCAAGTTTATGCAGATGATTACCGTGTACCTTGATATTACGGCGCCGCTGTATTGGTGGAAGGAGTTTGACACTCATAAAATAGACATTGTTACAAACTCTTGCAGCTTGATGCACAGGATTGCTGATAAGGAGTTTACACTGGATGATTTTAGTCATGAGCATTTAATTGCAAGAGAAAAGCCTTTAGCCGAAAGTGTAGATGCTAGTGTAGATGCTATGGAACCTCCTAATGCTATATGGCTTATACATCGCACAATTCAGACACTCAATCAATACCGAAACTTATATTTGCAAACAATGGACAAGAAATACTGGTGGCAGCTCATCCAGCTTCTTCCGAGCTCTTACAACCAGAAGCGTACGGTTATGATGAACTACAAGGTTTTGGCAAACATATACAAGTCTCTTCGGAACCACAAGCTCGACGAGTGGCATACGTTCTGTGACTGGATTGAAACACTTCCATATTCAGAGCTGATTACGGGAAAGGATGCCGTCAATGAATTACAATAAACACTGTCAAAAAGGGAACAGAAAAGTAAAATAAGCGTTAGTTGAAATCCCTTTAACAATATTTTATAATGTAAGTGTAAAATAAATTACACAGGAGGTACACAACATGTACACCGACGACCAGTTTCAGAAAGACAACGAACAGCTCCAGAAGAGAAGAGAGTACAATAGGGCTCTTCTGAAAGACCTTGCTTCCCGAGCCAATGATATGTGGCTGGTGGTTTGTGTTTGGGAATCTCCCGTTGACGGATCCTTCGAACATCGGCAGGGGTGGTTTCTCGATTTCGTCGAGGCAGACAAGTTCCGCAACATGCTTGAGGAAACTTATAAGAAGCTCCCGGGCCTTCATCATCATACATATTGTTTTCACACAGACGAAGATATCGTCCGGATGGTGTGCGACAAACTTGTTAACACTTATATTAGTTGATTTCACCCTTACGACATAATATAATCAGACTATAATCAATAAAAAATATTTTGTAAAGGAGATACAAAAATGCCTGCTCTTGTCGAATCCATGTTCTATACTTCTAATGAGGAGAACGGTCGTTTTGTCCCTTGGCACGGTCTTGGCACTGCTGTTGAAGAAGCCCTGACCAGTGAAGAAGCCCTGAAGATTGCGGGGCTTGATTGGGAAGTGGAGAAGAAGCCTATCTTCAATGAGAATGGTATCCAGATCCCGAAGTACTTCCGTACCTCTCGTAGCTCTGACAACAGCACTCTCGGTATTGTGTCTGGTCGTTATTCCATCGTCCAGAATCGTGAGGCCTTCAGCTTCACAGACGAGCTTGTAGCAGGAGATGTCCGATATGAAACGGCAGGTAGCCTGAACGATGGTCGTCGTGTTTGGCTTCTTGCCAAGCTTCCTGAGAAGTACATTCTTGATGATAAGTTCGACACTTACATCTGTTTCACTAACACGCATGACGGTACCGGGTCGGTTAAGGTTTGCATGACAAACACACGTGTCTGTTGTAACAATACTTTAAATCTTGCCCTCAGTACTGCTTCTCGTAAATGGTCCACTCGTCACATTGGAAATATGAGTGATAAAATTCTCGAAGCACAGCGTGTCCTTAAACTTGCTGCCCGTTATACGGAGTGCCTGAGTGACGAAGCTCGTATTCTTTCCGACACCAAGGTTGATGAAGCAACAACAGAGTTTATTTTCGATAGTATCTTCCCTGTCAATTATGAAAAGGATACAGCTCGGAAGATTAAGAATGTTGAAACAATGAAGAATGCGTTTTTCAATTGCTTGAAGGCGCCTGACATTACGAAGTTTGAAGGAACCGCCTGGGGCGTCATTAACGCCGCTTCTGACTTTGTGTGCCACACTTCTCCCATCCGTAACACCGAAAGTTATAGGGAAAATAACTGGGATAAAATTATGAATGGTCACCCCATTCTGGATGCATTCTATTCACAGTTAAAAACCGTGAATTAAATATCCTCTGAACCCCGTGCTAAATTATAACAACAATCCACTCACACCGGGGTGAATATAATTTGGCACGGGAGGAAATATAAATTGGAACTTAAAGAAAAATTACTTTCAACAGGCTATTTCATAGAGAATGAATATTTTCAAAAGTATCTTGAACTAGTAACTAGTAATAATTGTTCAGTAAAAGAACAATTCAGAACAAATAATCATCACATAATACCCGTTCATTACTTTATCAATACTAAGCAGAAAGTAGACAACAGCAAAGCAAATATTGTAACACTCTATTTCAAAGACCATCTTCTAGCTCATCTTTATCTTAGTGGATGTACAAAAGGACGATATAGATACTGGAATCTTTATAGTTTATTTCTTATGTCGGGGCACACCTTTTCTGTCGAAGACGAAGAAGCTGTTAGATGCATATATGAAAGAAACGATTATTCCGTTTTATATGAAGAGGCAATAGAAGCTGCTCCTAATCACAGAAAGGGAATAAAAGTATCCGAAGAAACTCTTACTAGAATGCGAGATGCTTCAAGGAATAGAATCCTAGAATATGGTTCTCCGACAAAAGGCAGACGTTGGGTTCATAAAGGCCAGAAAGACTATATGGTACCGGTGGATGAAGTTGCAATGTATTTATCAGAGGGATTTGAATTAGGCAGGCTTTTTAAACACAGTATTGAGGCGAAGAGAAAATGTGCTAAAGCTTCCGAGACAAGAAAGCAGAACGGCAGTTACACTTCCCCAGAATATATAAAAAAACTCTCAGAAACAAATACTGGTAAAACTCATTCATTAGAAAGTATTAAGAGGCAGCGAGAAAGTATTAAAAAATACTATGAGACTCATCAAGGGACGTTTCTTGGAAAGGCACATTCTGAAGAGGCAAAAAATAAAAACAGATTAGCTCATCTGGGAAAATTAACTGTAAATAGAGACGGTGTAATAAAGATGATAGATTCTATAGAGCTAGATAATTATCTTTCCGACGGCTGGAAACGCGGAAGAAAATAAAAGGAGGAGCATACAATGTCCAATCGTCCTAAATCCATTATTTCTACCAACCTGTTTCTTGTTATGTTTGCTACTCTAGGTGTTGTTATGAACAAGTTCGACACTGACGATAAGGGCGAGCCGTTTCATATCTCCTTTAGTTACCCTTCTGAGTCAGAGAAGAAAGATAGGGACGGCAACATTCTGGAGGGAGACCTTCTCGGAGAAAGAGTTGCTACAATAGCTCGTCAGATGTTCCCTCCTCCGATTGAAGTCGAAGTTTTTCAGAGGGATGATTCTTGGACAGAAGAACGAGGAGAGTTTGCTCGTAAGTTTCTTATCTCTTCCATTCTGAGCAAAGGGCTGAATTTCGACAGTACAATTTATATGTAACATTATAGGAGGAGAATACAGATGCCTCGTGGTAGACCAAAGGGAAGTAAGAACAAAACAACACTTGAAAAGATGAACCTTCTTGATATCCCAGAAGTTTCTCCTCCTTCTACTCCTGTTGTTAAAGAAACGTATAAAGAAAATAACACAGCGGTTGTACAAGACGTTGCAACGCCCGCTGTTAAAGTTTCATCTATTTGTGAGATATGTGGTAGTCCTATATACGCCAATCCTTGCATCTTACATATAGGAAGAATAACAGGGAAAGCAGAATATTTTAGGGAAGCAACTAGCACGAAATTATCAGTGTGTTATAACTGTTCAAAAGAACTGAGTGACCTGATTGATAAGTGGCTACTAAAGAAGAATCCTAAGTTAATGAAAATACCCGTTCCTTTGGAGGATTGACAGATGGCAAAGAAGAAGGAAAATTATATACGTTTTCCCGAAGATGTGAAGTATCTTGTCAAGTTAATTCCGGACAATATTCCGTTTAGGGCTGCCAGGGTAGAAGATACCGTATATACAGAAGCAAGTCTGAAGAACGGCAGCGACGGATTTGTAACTCTTACTGCCCCAGGCTATTATGGAGCCAGCTTTGTTGATAAACATTTTGAATTTCTCCTTTACTGTGGAGATATCAAGAAACTTGACAAGTAAGGTTAGTTGAATTTACATTCATTTTATATTAAAATGAATGTGTAAACATCAATTAACAGGAGGAGTTTTCAATGACTTACTCGTTTCTTGAAGAAGCCCTGGGCGGCATCCGGTCTGGCACTTTCTTCCGTATCGGTTATATTACTGAGCTGCCCGTGAAGGCTGCTTATGCCAAAGAAGGCTGGAAGATCCTTAAAAAGACTGAGTCCACTGTTCGTACCGGTGTTAACTACGGCAAGATTAAGTCTGTCGTTGAGGAACGCGAAGGTCGTTCGGAAGTCACTCATACTCGTAAGAATCACATTGTTCCTGTTCAGAGAGGTCGTATCTATCAGAACACTGATACGGAGCAGATGTACCTTCGGGTATTCCCCACAAAGAAAGGCACCAACAAGAAGGTGTCCTACATACTGGTAACTCCTGGTCATTCGGAATATCACTTTAACGACCTGGACGAAGAGATGCGCGAGATGGTTCGTGATTCTTACTTCAATGAGAAGTCTCGTCCTATCGCCACAATCAAGATTGACAACATCTACAAGGTCGGTGACTACCAGCTCACTCCTTACACTCGGTGATAAGAATTGAAGATTATAGGCGTGTTTATTCAGCATGCCTATTGTATTATATAAAGATTAAACTATAGAAAGGAACGGACAATGACCAAGTACTGTGCAAATATTGTTACAGATGCAAGTGAATATACTATTGCTCTATTTTCTGATGACGTGACGATTAAGGCGATGGCTGCTTTTGCAGAAGAACAGTTACAGTTTGAACGGGGGAATTCCTTGTTAACCCCTTGTAATAGGACTTGTATCAATTGTAAGAAGATCTACATTGAGGATCTTACTACGGGAGAAGTTCTTTACGAATGTGTTCCGCCTAAAGAGCCTGAAGAGGTTTTAGAGGGGCAGATTTCACTTGACGACTTTATATTGATAAATAATAAATAATAAACGGAGGATACGGAAATGAAAGTATGGTATAGTTCTCGCAATAATGACATTCTGTCTGACTATGCGCATAAGAAATATTTTGATGCCCTTGTAGACAGTTGGCAGACCGACGACAAGTTCAAGTCATTCCTTGAAGAAAAATATAGTCCCATCGAGCTGTTCAACTTCACTGACGCAGACCGAGACAAAGCAAAAGAAGATTTTGGATTCTGGGCGTATGATAAGGCCAATAGTCGTGATACGTATAAACCGTATATGGTTCAGTTCATGAAAGACGAAGAGGAGTAATCTTCCTCACCTTTTCAACCTATAAAAGGAGATATATAATGCAAGTCAGTGATAAGAGAGTAAAGAATAATACTACATTTGAATCTGTTGGAATTGGAGAAGTTTTTTCTTGGGGAGGCGAACTTTATATGCGTACGAGGCTTTGCAAGTCAAGCGATGTTTTATGCAATACAGTAAGTGTTGTGGATGGCGAGTTTGCCTTTTTTGAGAACCCCGACTGTGTTGAAAAACTCGATGCAGAACTTATTATTCGTTGATGACAAACGGTATCATATTCTAAACCAATGGAGGTCAAAAGTTATGAATATTGTCAGAAAAAATAATGACGAGCGTCTCTTTGATGAAGCAGGTGTAGGTGAAATTTTTGAATACAGAAATAACATTTTTATGAAGTTCGAAAATACCGCTTCTAATGGCCATGTATATAATGCAATCTGTCTTGAGAATGGCATAATTACCTGTTTTATTGGCGATGAATTGGTTCGGTTGGTCGATGCTGACCTTGTAATACACTAATGCGCAACTCTGCACCAATTATAAAGGAGGATATAGAAATGGATATTGTTTATAAGAAAAAGGACAGAATTGCATTCAAAGCGATTGCTATCGGAGATGTATTTTCTTATACTGGTACTCTGTATATGAGTACGCCGGAGGTTATCTCTAAAAGCACTGGAGAGCCCTACAATGCTGTTAGCTTGGATATTGATGGTTTCGCCTACTTCAACGACAACGATGAAGTGACTCCGGTAAAAGCTCAGCTTGTTGTTTCTTGAAAGGGTACTAATATGAATTGTTTGTATTATGACAATCAGACCGGAGAGTATTTCTATGTGATAGCTAACAGTATCGACAGTGCTGATCAGATTGCTTACTTTCATTTTGAAGAACCCGAATTTGTTTGTATTCAGGACGATTACAAAGTAGACATGATGGAGTACGACATTTACTACTAAGTATAGAATACGGATTATTAAACAGGAAAAGGGCTGACTTAAATGGAGTATATTGTCAGAGCAGATTTTTATCCGAATGGAGAGATTATTCCGTTGGGAATAACTGATTGTCATAGAAACTCTCTATATGTGAATAAAATCACCGAAACAACAAGAACAGAAGAAAACAATATCCGATTCAAATGCAGTGTCAGTGGAGGCAGGGTATTTCTTCTGTCATTTGTGAAAAACAGGTGGGCTGTTTCTGAGATTTATTAACGGATAATATGCAACAACTTTATGTTGAAAAGAGGACGTAAAATAGTATGAATATTGTTTATAATAACAAACAGAATTTATGTGAGTTTCGTATGATCACAACAGGCGACGTATTTCTGTTTAACGGCATCGAGTATATGAGAATTCAGCAAGTCAAATCCTATGATGGTATTCGCTATAACGCTGCCACACTGAAGGAAGGACTTCTAATGACGTTTAAAGACACTGACAATGTTGCCGTTATTGATGCAGACCTTGTCATTAAGTAATGAAGTTTAAATAAGACTAATAGGAGATATACTACATGAGTTGTTATTTCGTTCCAAACTGTCGTTGTGTTGAACATGCTTGTGTATATGGGCTGGATGAATCTTTAGTTAGAGCTAAATATCCAATGGCAGTTGACACAAAGACACTTACCGCCGAACTTACACCTCGGATAGCAAAACTTGCTGCTGCAGAAAAGGGTGCAGGGCATGACCAGTTTCTTACAGGTATTGTTGTTCAGTTTGATTTAACGTTCACTGTTAAGGCCTGGACAGAAGCTGAACGATATCACTTCTTTGATTTTGTAAGTAGTCAGAGTACCATGCACCGTATTACAAAATTTGATGTTGATAAACAGTACATTAAGTATGTAGACCCTAAGATTATCAACATTATGAAAAAGAAGATTGAGAAGTATAATACTCTTTTAGAAACTATGACCAAAGAACAGCTAAAAGAGATGTACCTTGAAATTCTTTATAGTAATCCGGCAGGGTTTCAGTTAACTGCGGGTATTACGACAAATTATCGTCAGCTTAAAACTATCTATGCACAGCGTAAAGATCACCGCCTTCCTGAGTGGAGAGAGTTTTGTCAGTGGCTTGAAACATTGCCTCACTCAGAATTTATAACAGGAAAAACAAATACAGAAAAGGAGAATTAAACATATGAAATCCGAACTGATTCATGCGGGGCAGTATAAACGGTATGGTGACACTTTTCGAGTATGGAAGATTACTACAGACGGAGAAAGCCTTGATGAAGTTCTGAAATACATTAAAGAAAATGTATTCAATAAAGATCTTCCTTCCTCGGGGGAATGGTCTGCTAATATCCAGTACGGTGCAGAAAAAGCCCATGATGCCGCATATTACTTCCGAGGTTGTTACAGTCTGGAGAAGCTTGATGACGGATATAAGTATACTGTGCGTGAACCGTACTGCGATTAAATATCTGTATGAGTAAGAAAGTTGTATGGCAGAAGATGATGCAATGTTTTGTCATTGCATTTCTTCTGTTTAATATTGTATATGCTATCGTAACAAACAATAGATATACTTTGTCATTTATGCTTGCTTGTTTGCTTGGGGTATGCCCAGCAATTCCGGCTCTCTTATTACTATATATCGATAAGAATAAATAATTGCTTGCACCCCTATTGCAACGTCTTGAAAAGCCACACAATAATTATTTTATAAGAGCGTAAAGCTCGTGGAGGTAAAATTGGATTCCAAAGTATTTGACATCATTGAAAAAGAGAAGCACCGTCAAGATACGACAGTTGAATTGATTGCTAGTGAAAACTTTGTAAGTGAAAATGTTTTAAAGGCTGTCGGTTCATGTTTGACAAATAAGTATTCTGAAGGCTACCCAGCAAATCACAAATCGGGAAGTAAGGGCAGATATTACGGTGGTTGTGAATATATTGACGAACTTGAAGAATACTGCTGTGATATGTGGCGTAAGGTATTTAACACTGATTATCATGTAAATGTTCAACCTCACAGCGGTTCTAGTGCTAATCTTGCTGCATACATGAGTGTTCTTAAGCCTGGAGACACTATTCTTGCTATGTCACTTAATAACGGTGGTCATCTTACTCATGGCTCTTCTGTTAACTTCAGCGGAAAGCTATTCAACATGAAATTTTATGATGTTGATGCCGAAGGATTTATTGATTTCAATGATGTTAAGAGTAAGGCAGAAGAGTTTCGTCCGAAGCTTATTCTTGCTGGAGCTTCCGCTTACAGTCGTATAATTGATTTTGAAAAGTTTGCAGAGATTGCTAAATCTGTCGGCGCATACTTTATGGTCGACATGGCGCATATTGCAGGTCTTATAGCTGCAGGAGATCACCCCTCACCGTTTGGTCTTGCCGACATTATTACTACAACAACTCACAAAACACTTCGAGGCCCACGCGGAGGTCTTATTTTCTGTAAGCCAGAACTTGCTAAGAAAGTTGACAGTACAATTTTCCCTGGTACACAAGGTGGGCCGCTTGAACACGTAATTGCCGGAAAGGCTGTGGCCGCAGAAGAGGCTTGTACAGAAGAGTTTAAGAATTACATACACGACGTTGTAGGTAACTGCAAGGCGATGTGCTACGAGTTTATCTCTATGGGGTATAAGATAGTTACTGGAGGTACAGACAATCATCTATTCCTTGTTGATTTAACTGCAACAGGCCTAACAGGAAAAGAAGTACAAGACGAATTGGACAAACATCATATTACTTTAAATAAGAATTGTGTCCCAACAGAAACTCGTTCTCCTCAACAGGCTTCAGGTGTTCGTATTGGAACAGCAGCTATGACAACTAAGGGATACAAGAAAAACGATTTCATAAAAGTTGCACACGATATTGACAAAGTGATTAAGGAAATGCAAGAACGGAAGAAGTAAACTCAAGTTTAACTATTATACTAATGCTCAGGGCTAAAACAGGCTCTGAGCATTTTTTATTATAAAAAGTAAACCTACTATCTGTAATATTGTCAACGCTAAAATTATTGTATAAATCAACAAAGAACTGAAGAAGACCGAGGTAGCTGTCATGTAAAATAAAGTAAAGGAAATGTATACAAATGCCATTAGAACAGATTTTTAGATACAGCGGAGGAGGGCTGTTGATCCTACTAACACTGGTACAGATAAGCCCTTTAAAGATAAACCCCTGGAGTTGGTTAGGAAGAGTAATTGGAAAAGCACTGAACCACGACGTATTACAGAGCGTAACAGAGTTAAAAGAATCTCAGTTAAAATATCAGAAAATAACTGATAAGAGACTAGACGACATTGAAGAAGCCCGAAGAAAATTCATGTATTATCAAGAAGAATGCGAAGCAAAAGACGCACGAAGAAGAATACTTCGAGCATCCGATGAATTACGATTGGGCATTGAACACTCACATGAGTACTTCAGGGACGTTTTAAGTGACATATCTTTTTATGATAATTTCTGCCGAGAACACCCGCAGTTTAAAAACATGCAAGCTGTTGCGGCAATAAGTTTTGTTACTGAAACTTATCAGAAATGTTTGAAAGAGAATAAGTTTCTATAAGACAGGAGGAATTGAGTATTGGATAGAAGTACTGTTTTACAGGCAGCTAATGCTTGGTTAGGTCGTAGAGAATCAGATGGCACACATCGTGTTATAATTGATACTTATAATACTATAACCCCGTTACCTGCAGGCTATAGAATGACGTACACTGACCCTTGGTGTGCAACATTTGTATCTGCTGTGGCACAAAAGGTCGGAGCCACTGATATTATCTACCCAGAATGTAGTTGTCCTAGAATGATCCAACTATTCCAGCAACATAACCGTTGGATGGAAGATGATTCGTATACTCCAAAGCCAGGAGATATTATCTTCTATGATTGGCAAGATTCTGGCTTTGGAGACAATACAGGAGTAGCTGACCACGTAGGAATTGTTTATTCTGTTGTGGGAACGAACATGACAATTATTGAAGGAAACTGCAATAATTCAGTTGCATTTACCAACAGACAAGTTAACAGCAGATATATTAGAGGATATGGACTTCCGAAATATGATGATGCTGCTACAAGTGTTCCTGCCGCACCTTCAATAACTGTTCCTAACACGAATATTCAGGTTGGAAGTAAAGTTAAAGTTATTGGAAATACCTGGTACACTGGAGGATTTATTCCTGATTTTGTAAAGAATGACGTCTGGGTTGTATTAGCTATAAACGGTGACCGCGTAGTTATCGATAAGAATGCAAGCGGTACAAACAGCATCATGTCACCGATTAACATCAAGGACATTGTACTTGCAGAAGGTTCTACAACAACCGATGTATCGAATATTATTCCTGCTGTTCCGGTTGGAAATACAACTGCAATGACAGAAAAACAGATGTGGGACTACCTAATGTCTGTTTACAACAATCCGTATGGTGTAGCTGCAATCATGGGAAACCTTTATGCAGAAAGTGCTTTACAAGCAAATAATATGCAGAATTCCTACGAAGCAGCTTTGGGGTACAACGACAAGACATATACTGAAAGCGTAGACAATGGTACGTACACAAACTTTGTTAACGATGCTGTTGGCTATGGTCTAGTACAGTGGACATACTGGTCACGGAAGAAAGCACTATACAACTACGCTAAGTCCAATAACAGATCAATTGGCGACCCGAAGATGCAGTTGGAATTTATGGTTTCCGAAATGGCAGGTTATCAAGGTCTAGTCGACACAATAAAGAATGCAAAAGATGTTCGTGCAGCATCGGACTTCATTTTAGTAAACTACGAACGACCTGCAAACCAGTCCGAGGCAGTGAAAGCGGCAAGAGCCAATATGGGAGAAACATTCCTAAAAAAGTACGGAAATGTAACCCCTGCCCCTACGCCGACTCCTGCAACTCCTGTTGCTCCAAAAGTTGCTGAAGTGGGCGATGTAGTCAATTTTAAGGGTAACACACACTATACAAGTTCATCAGCATTTGCATTTGGATTTAGATGCAGACCAGGAAAGGCTACAATTACAGCTATTAACCGTAACGGTAAACACCCGTATCATTTAGTTAAGGTTCCGGGGCAGGGTTCAACAGTTTATGGTTGGGTAGATTCTGGAACATTTTAATAAAGAGGACAAAGTATGCAATTTCTTGTATTATATGGTAACCAGATACTTTACACCATACTAACAGGTATTATAACAGCTGTTGGAGCATGGATTGGAAAAAAGTATCAGAAAAACTGCCAAGAAAAACAAAAGAGAGACACTGTTAAAACTTGTGTAAGAGCTGTAGAACAACTCTACCCAGAAATGTTAGGCGCAGAGAAATACGCAAAGGCGGTTGAATCCATAAAAGAGATTCTGGCAAATAAGAGTATTGTTATTACAGACCTAGAGATAAAAATGCTTATAGAAGAGCAATGTAATGAATTTAATCAGCAACGCCCTAAGTATGAAGGAAAACATCTATAATAAATTAAGGAGAAGAAAACATCATGGACATCACCAACATTTTTCAGCTTGTAATTCTGCTAATTTATGCCCTTGTAGCAACATTCGTTATTCCCCTGCTTAAACAGAAGTTTGGTCAAGAGAAGCTAAACAAAGTAATGACCTATGTAGAAATTGCTGTGCACGCTGCAGACCAGCTATTTGCTACTGACGAAGGTAAAGCAAAGAAAGAGTATGTTGTTAACTATCTTACCGAAATGCTTAAGAAGCAAGGTCTCACAGTTGACATGGAAACTCTTGAAAACATGATTGAAGCTGAAGTACTTAAACTTCATAAACAGCTTAAGACAGAGTAATATCGTGTTATCCTGATTAGAACGCTCTCTGTATTAGAGGGCGTTTTTAATTTAATAAAATTAAATAACAGTTGAATATTGTATTATTTTCTGCTAAATTATAACATATTGTATACATAAGTAAGAGGTATTGAAATATGAAATTTAAACTGAACGAAAACTTAACAACTATTCACTATACGCTATTTCCTTCTTGGGACGGTGCTGGTGAAGTAGAATATGAATTTGAACCTTCTATCGAAGATAATTATCGTTTTGCAAAATATTTAGTAAACGACTATTATGACAAAGGCTATGTTGCAGAGCTAGAAGATGCTTTAAGAGATGTAGACGGACTCCCAGAAGGATATGACGAACTAACCTCAGAAGAAAAATTTTCTGAACTAGTTCAAAGTGTCGCAGAAAATACCGACTTGTTCGATGAAGATGCGTATGACTTCTTCTATGATGATGCAGTAGATGAATATACTGAAGAAGCGGACTATGGTGATGACAACGGGTCCGGAATGTCATATAAAGACTTTGTTTAAGTAAGGAGACACAAATGAACGTTAAGAAAAAGAAAGGCGCTTTAAGTTATTTTGCAACACTTGATGCAGGAGACCCAGAAAAGAACGCAGAACGATTTAACAACTCAACAGGAGACGATGTAAATATTACTGCGATGTCGGAAGATTGGGCACATAAAGACGTTCGATACATGTCTGATATGTTAGATGACCTTATGGCAAATATGTCCGAAGACCAACTTGATGCTGATTTGAAATTGTTTGCTCGTATTGCTCGTAAACTTCGTGTACGAAATATGGACGACCTTGTCGTCATGCTTGACCGTAACAACGAGTATGACCCAAAATACTACATGACAGAAGTTGGTCAGAAGATTGGGCCTGTATATAAAGGAAAAGAAAATGCAGTTGAATATGAAATGTTTGGTGCGCATCTTGTTGCAGAAAACACACCAACGGGTCTGTTTCTGTATTTCCCCGATGAAACTTCTGGTAGAAAATATGTAAATGCGGTGGACGGAATGATGAACGAAAATTACAGTCGTAAAAATATATGTGAAGCAAAAACTGAAAACGCTGACAGAACCAATCTTATTCAGAAGATTAGATCTTTCGGAAAGAATTATGACTTTGATAAATATACGGATCAGCAACTTTTCCGTATTGCTAATAGACTTCAAGATGCTGCTGACATTGAAGATGTAATGCGTGAGTTTGCTGAGACTCGTAATAGACAAGCTGAGCAGAAAGCATATGATGCTGAATACGATATTCCTGATGAGACATATGAGGAAAGCCTTACAGTAAGACAGAAGTTAAGTCGTATGGATGAAGCTTGTTTGGACAACGGAAATTACCTTGACTTAAGAAATCTTTTTGAAGCAGTCACTCCCAACATGACGCCGGATGAGAAAGAGGAACTTCGTAAAGTAGTAAATTCTACAAATGACCCTGAGATTATTTCCGCTTACCTTAATGGAAAGTACAAACAGAAGGACGAGAATCTTAAAGAAGATTATACAGACCAGTTGTTCAACAAACTGAAGAAGGCAGTGATAGAGTTCCTTGACTTTGCAAATTCCATGGAGTGGGATTTTCCTGACGGATATATCTATCAGAACTGGGAAGATTGGATGGACGACACACAATTTTCAGTCGCTGTTGACTCCGTTGAAAGTGCACAGAATCTTCTGTCTGACTATAAACGTCTATATGAAGTTGACAAACGTCTTGCCCCGAGACTTGAAGATTGGGAAACAGATGAATTTATTCGTTTGTACGAAAAGCTAAAGACTACATTTGACGCAGCAATTAAAGCGTGGGAGGAACAACAGTAATGATTTTGGAAGAAACTTTCGACACCGGTAAGTATCAGAGAATAATTTCCAAACAAGTAATGGACAGCGACGGATTTTATACGGATTATACGATGTACTATAATCCCGATGAGGATAATTATTTCTTTATATTCGGTGATGAAGATGTGTACGGACCCGATCCATACAATGCTGACTGGACTTGTGACACTAACGACGAAGCAACTGAGTGGTACAACAACTATAATGGTTTCGAAGACGAAGACCTTGACGAATGCGTCAATACTGTTTTAGAAGACATCAACGATGTTCTCCCATCTGAAGAAATTGAAATTGTTGCAGATGTAGAGCCTAGTAAAGAAACTGTTACAGCGGGTCCCGATGCAGGAGTAGCAGGCCTTATTAACAATTTGATTATTCAGAATTGGGGTATGAACAGCGCCTACACCGACCTTATTGTAAACGCCGATGCAAATAATCAACCCAATATTGCTAATCTGGCAAAAGACATTGTTGCTGACATTAACAATCATATTGGTAGACTTCAAGCTGCTCTTGCTATGCTTTCTCCTAATGTTGAGAATATTGCAGCAGGGGAGTCTGAAGCAGCTCAACAGCTGAACGTTGTAAATGAAGAGCTAACTGAGAAAGAGCATAACAATTTAGAGCGTACGGGCAAAATAAATGAACGTATTCGTCGTAAACTGAACTCCATTGTTAACCGATACAACGGTTGGCAAGATCCTGCTGCCATCGGCAAGATGTTTGGGGAACTTGCTGACGAAGGTGTTGACGTTACTGTCATGGGACCTCCGCAAGATTATGCTCCTGGAGCCAAGAGCTGGACAGTTCCTTGGGAGCTAGATGGAGTAAGAGTAGAGAACAGTATGTTCGTTTACAGCGTGTATGAGGGAGGAGAAACTCCTCGAAATGAATATAATATGTATTTTTCTTAAGGGGAACGTGTAATGAAAATTAGAAAACTTACTGAAAATATTAACAACTTTGACGAAGCTGAAAATAAAGTTACCTCCTTGAATCCTATTATGGGAGATGCTGTTGCAATGTCAAAGAAAACACAAAAGAACTTCGAGAAAGAAACCGAACCTATGGAAAAGCCCGTTCTTGGGACAAAAGACGATAAGATTGAGGAAAACAAAGGGCTTACTGAAGACTACGATAGCGATGGATGGGATCTAGAAGACTCTGACCTAGTACAGGTTTTAGAAAAACTGGCTGATGTTAAGTACGAAATTGACAACTGTGTTAGAGGTAGCTACGCTACTCACGGAGCAGAAACTTATGAGGAATTAGCTGATATAGTGAAAGACCTTGCAAATGAGCTCATTGATTCCGCAGACGCTATAACAGAACTTGACGAGCAGCTTACTGAAGCGGGACAGTTTACGTTTATCAACGGAACACTTGAAGAGTTTGATCCTGCAGATCTTGTAGAAAAAATTAAAAACCGAAAGACCGCTCTGCACACTATTCGAGATTTTAACAACAAACAGTACACTTTTGTAATTTCTCCTAGAGGCTCTGTTGAAACTCCTGATTACATCTGGGTTGATGTTACAGAAGATACAGGTAACCCCAATCCACAAAGAATCTTCATGCAGAAGTACAATACATATGACGACGCTATCCAGGGCATCAACGAAGTAAAGGAACACATCATGGACTCCGTTGTTGATGAAAAGGTTGAAGAAGCTCTCAACGAAGATGGTCGTAAGAATAGAGAAGTTCTGACTCCTGAACAGAAACGCGACGAAGATGAAATGAATAGTTCACTCTGGGGAATTATTTACAATGAACTAGAGAAAGACACTGACGGATCTAAAAATCGTGTGAATAAGAAAGCTTCTCAGAGATACACATATAATGCCCTGTCAACCGACGCAGATGGCAACATTACTGTATATGCTCCTGTAAAAGACAAACTTCAGAATGCAATCAATGTTGCTGAAGCATATGGGCTTAAGTTCAAAGTTGGTCTCGGAAGCACTCGGAATAAGAACCAAGCGTTTGCTTGCACCATCTACATTCCAGAAGGATACACTATGGAAGAGGCGGAAAAAGTTCTAGATAATCTTCCAGACGAAGAATAAGGTGCAATATGTATAGAGTTGACCAACACAAGAATATATATTTGAGTCGCGGAGACGATTTCAGTTATACATTTCCTGTTTATGTCGACAATAGTGAAACAGCATACAAGTTTGAGAAAAACGACGGTTGTATGCTGTTTTTCTATATTTTCATTCCTAATTCCATTAACTATGAATTTGTAATGAAAAAGACATTTAGTACTGACGGGAGTGTTATTACAGAGTTTAGTAATGATAAAGCCTCTACTACAAAAGTACTAAATAACATTGACGATAAAGGAAATATTATTGTCACATTAACTGAGGAAGACACAATGAAAATCTTCCCTGGACAATACAAATATCAGATCAGAGTTAAAGTAAAAGACAGCTCTGGTAATCTTGTATTAAAAACAGTTACAAATAGAAAAGACTTTTATGTTATAGAGGACGATTACAGTAACAGAATATGGTAAGATAAAAGGGGTGAGCAGACTGTGCCTGACACTTTAAGTTTTATAAGTTCAGACATTCAGAAAGAACTAAACAACCTAACAGAGGATGAAAAGAAAGTTGCCATTGAAATACTAAAACAGTATTCACAGTCGGGGTCTTCCGATGTTTATCAAGATTTGGTATATCAAGACTACGAAGAAATTCCTGTGGATATAGAAACATTTCTTTACAACGAATACTATCTAGGAAAGAGTCTTATAGATGCTGAAGGCAGGAAAACTGTATATCCATACTGGGTTGATACACTGAAAAAGATTTTTCCTACAAATGTTGACACAGCATATAATACTCTTGCATTGACTGGTTCAATTGGTATTGGTAAATCTTTCATGGCTGTTCTTTGCATCCTTTATCAATTATATAGAATGATGTGCCTTAAAGACCCTTACTTACACTATGGGTTACAGCCTATTGATAAAATTACTTTTGCATTCATCAACATAACAATGGATGCAGCTGCTGGTGTAGGCTGGCAAAAATGTCAAGAGCTGTTACAAAATTCTCCTTGGTTTATGAAGAATGGTTCTTTGTCAGGTAGCACAAACATTGTCTGGGTTCCTCCAAAAGGTATTGACCTGCTTTATGGTTCATTACCTCGACATATACTCGGAAGAGCTGTGTTTTCTTGTCTTGATGGCGATACACTGATCATGACAGAAAACGGGGAAGCCAAGATTCGTGATTTAGAAAATAAAATTATTCGTGTTCCGACTATATCGGATGAACATACACTGACGTTAAGCGAAGAGTGTACTGTTAAAGAAACAGGTGTTTTTACAGAGGAGTATGAAATAGAACTAGAAGACGGCACTGTTATACACTGTACACCGAATCATAGATTCATGCTTAAGAATGGTGAGTATAAAGAAGCGCAAGACCTTACAATGGAAGATGAACTAGAAGATATTGTATTTAATTAAATAGTATTTAACAGGGAGCTTGAGACTTGCAAACTTAGGAGACAATGTGCCTTATCACAAGCTGTTAATTATAAATTATTCTATAATGAATACGGTACTTGTATAAAAAATAAATTTCAGTATGTTATTGATAATCTAAGTTGGAAGATGAAAGAAAAGTATGTTGGATTACGAGAGGACATATACGATCAATGAAAATAAAAAGTATAACCCGAATTACTTTAACTACACCAAAAAAATTCTATGATGTTATAAATGCTAATCCGTACAATAATTTTCTTGTTAAAACAAATTCCTCGTACGTAGTTTCTCACAACTGTTTCTGCGACGAGGTCTCTTTTGTACCAACACAAGACGTAGAAATGCAGAAAAAGAAAGCAAAAGACCTTGTTAACACAGCAAGTGCTCGTATGCAATCTCGTTTTATGCATGGAGAACACAATCCTACATTGCTTATTCTTGCATCGTCAAAACGAACTGAGCAGTCTTACATGGAAACGTTCATTGAAGGAAAAAAGAATAACGACAGTAAAACAACATACATAGTTGATGAGCCTCAGTGGGTGATAAGAACTGATAAAGACAGCGCAGTAAAATTCAAAGTAGCTGTAGGTAATAAATTTCTTAACAGTGAAGTAGTTCCGCTGAATTCTACCGAGGAAGATTTACAAACATATAGAGACCGAGGATACACCCTCATAGATGTCCCTATGGGATATTACGAGAACTTTATAGATGATATCAACATTGCTTTGACAGATATTGCAGGCATCTCTACTTCAGGAACAACTAAATATTTTGCAGGAAATAGAATTGCGGCTGTCAGAAATGAAAAACGCAAAAATCTATTTACAAAAGAAATCATATCTGTCGGAGACGGGGCAGATGACAAGACACAATATTCAGACTTTATTGATAAAACTCGTATAGATCCAAAACTAAAATCTCGTCCGTTGTACATACACCTTGATATGTCAGTGTCAGGAGACGCTACAGGTATCGGAGGAGTTTGGATTAACGGAAAGAAACCAACAAAGCCAGGAGAAGACCCGTCAAAAGATTTGTATTACACTCTAGCATTTCATGTAAGTATAAAAGCTCCTAAAGGTTGTCAAGTATCATTTGAAAAGAACAGAAACTTCATTCGTTGGCTACGTCAAGAAGGATTTAACATTAAAGGCGTATCCGCAGATACCTTCCAGTCCTATGATTTATTACAAGTGTTAAAGGGAGAACATTTTAACACTTCAATTATATCTGTTGACCGAGTAGATAGAGAACAGAAGGTGTGTTTACCATATCTGACGTTTAAGAATGCAATCTACGAAGAACGATTTGATATGTATCCTACAACGGAACTTGTAGAGGAACTTCTTGATCTTGAAAAAGACGGAAACGGAAAAATTGACCACACTCCCATGGGCAGAAAAGACGCGGCAGACGGTGTATGCGGAGCTCTCTACAATGCTTCACAACATGCGGAAGAATTTTCTTTTGACTGGGGAGAAACGATACAAACAACAATCGATGTAAGTCAAGCAACAACGGAAGTGGACCGAGCACAAATTGTATTAAACTTTGAAGAAGAGCTTAAAAAATTAGACTCAATACAACCCTATAAATCAACATTTCTTGATTTTGGAATGGGGAAAGCAAGCGAACTGTATTCCAGCTATCTTGCAAATGGTATTGTTTTATAAATAGTTTTACAAAGGGGTAAATATGGAAAACGATTTAAAAAATAGTGAGTCTGTATTTGCTGATGCAACGGATTTGTACGGAACAAAATTAAACCCCGTACCTACTCCGAAAAGAAATATTGGCATAGACACAGACGGAGAGTTTTATGATGCTCTGATAAATGGTGTTAAGTCCAGTATGATGGACATCAGTAAGTTAGAATCCTTTACTCAAGTTTCACAGAACAGAGAACTTCTTTATGAAGTCATTGACACTATGTGTGAAGACACTACGATAGCTTCTGCACTTGAAATATACACAGAAGATTCAACAGAGCTTTCCGAGAATGGTCGCATTGTTTGTTGCCAATCAGACGACGAAGATGTTTTAAAGTATATAACATATCTGTTAGATGTTTTGAATGTGGACAAGAACATCTTTAAATGGGCTTACTGTTTGTGTAAGTACGGGGACGTTTATCTTCGTATGTACCGTAACTCTGATATAGAAGACGGGTTATTCAATTCCGACGATGTTTCCGACAAGAAAAAGTATCTTAAAGAAGAACTGGAAAAGATTCACGAAAACAGAGAAAACTCTAAACTAGACGAATCAGTTATGGTACACGCTAATTCAAAAGATGACCGTTATGCTCAATACGTAGAGATGGTGTCTAATCCCGCTGAAATGTTTGAGTTAACTAAATTCGGCAAAACATATGCCTACATCAAAGCGCCTGTTAGATCGGGTCTACAACAGAAGCAATCTTCAATTGATATTCCTTCTTGGAGATATCGGTTTAATCGTTCTGATGTAACCTTGTACGATGCAACTGCCTTTGTTCACGCCTCTTTAGAAGATGATTTTCAACGTTTTCCTGAATTAGTAGACATCTTTCTCAATAACGATATGAACACCTCCGATGACACAAATAAGTTAAGTTATACTGTGCGACACGGACAATCTATTCTATACTCTGTATACAAACTATGGAGAACTCTTACACTACTTGAGAACTCACTACTTCTGAATCGCCTTACTAAGAGTTCTATATTAAGAGTTATCAATGTTGAAGTAGGCGATATGCCACAAGAGAATGTTGGAAAACATATGATGGGCATAAAGGCGCTATTTGAACGAAAAGCGTCTCTTGACACTGGTAATATTATGTCCGAGTATACAAATCCAGGACCAATGGAAAACTGTATATACGTTCCGATGCACAACGGAATAGGAAGCATATCCACTCAGCAAATCGGCGGAGACGTTGATGTAAAGGGTCTTACTGACATAGACTACTTTAAGAATAAACTTTTCGGCGGATTAAAAATTCCGAAACAGTATATGGGAGACACTGAGGACGGAGCCGGCTTCAATGGCGGAGCTTCTCTGTCACTGATTTCTGCTAGATACGCAAAAACTATTAAACGTATTCAGAACACACTTATTCAGTTAGTTACTGACCTGATTAATCTTCTGCTTCTTGATAAAGGACTAGTTTCTTATGTAAACAAATTCACTATCAAGATGCAACCTCCGACAACTCAAGAAGAAATTGATAGACGAGACAATCTGTCATCAAAGGTAGGAATTACACAAGATGTTATGAACCTACTGTCTGATGTAGAGGACCCGTCTCAGAGGCTTCGTATTCTTAAGATCTTACTTGCTGAGATTATTGATAATCCAGAAGTAATAAATGTCATTCAAGAAGAAATTGATAAAATGGAAGAAGAAGGAGCACTGGCAGAAGAAGAAAATAACGAACCTGATGACAGGGACATTGATGTAAATGTTAGAATGCCTCGATCCGGAGGACACGCAGGAGATGTAGAACTTCCTGTTCCTACTGAAGATTCTGCTGATGAAATGCCTCCTGCTCCCGCAGAGGAAGAAACTATTGCTCCTCTACCTTCTCCCGCAGATCTAGGAATTGACATGACAAACACAGCAAACCTATAAATTAGCCAATAATATTGGAAAGGACAAAGTATGGCAATATCAAAAACAGACTGTTTAATACTACTGAATGAACTTCAAGAATCGGGTATTGATTGCTCGAATGAAGTAAAAACATTGTTGAGATCTTCCGGTCCTACTGTAGAGGTACTGAAATTCATAAACGACAACCGGCCTCTTGATTTAGCAATGTTCTACGAAAAGCTACGCAAGAGTTACAACAACAAGAAATCAACATTATATATAAACTTAATGAAAGACCCCGACCCTGAAAATATAAACAAAGTTTTATCAACCTTGAATTCTTACTCCTTACAGGCAACACTGTTTTCTGAACAACTTCAGAATAAACAGATGTTTTATAGATTCTCAAGACTACAAGAAGTGTATCAGTGTTTGTATTACTACACAAAAACATATGACTTGACTCCTTGTATAAAGCTATTGTCCATGATAAAGGCGGACATAAAAGTTCTTGAAACATGCTACAGATAACAAAGTTGAATAATCACCTAGAATTAACTATAATATAAAATATAAAATTACGGAGGTATGTAATCCAAATGGATCATATTGAATCAGAATATCTATACATTCATAGTCTTAAACTCGCTGACAGATTGGTCAATGCGGGAATCCGTTGCGAAGGAAAGAAAGTAAACGTTCAGAACCCTCGTTATTGTGACTTCATTTTCAAGAATACTCCCGAAACACTTGAAATGCTGAAGCAGTACGTTGACGAACGTCGTAACAACAGATAATATTTTAAACTAAGGAGAACAGATTATGGGGCTTTCAATCAGAGAAAAGAAATTGCTAACACAATTCGCCAGTAACAATTACGGGCTATATAATAAAACACTCGCCAAGAAGATAGGACTCCACGAGAGTATTTTTCTTGGCGAAATTATTTCAGAGTATGACTACTGGAATAAAATGCACAGCCTGACAGATGACGGCTATTTCTATAGCACTGTTGAAAATGTCATGGAATCGACAACGTTGTCTGATTATCAACAACGTTCAATTATTAAGCATCTTGTAGAATTGAAAATACTTGATGTTAAAGTAGCAGGAATGCCTGCTAAAAGATACTTTCGCATCAATGAAGAACAGTTCTACGCTATATTGCTTGAAGACGATGAAGATAATAATAACGACCAGGACTCAACAAGTAGTAAAGAAACTTGTGATAAGTGCTTAACTGAGTTAACAGCAAGTAGTAAAGAAAGTAAAGAACAAGATCTTAACTCAGTAAAGACAAATAATAACAATATACCATTAACAAATAAAAATAACAATATAGTTTTAACAGCTACACCGTTTATTAACAATTCAGGAAAAGTATCTAATCTTTTAGAAAATGAAACTAAACAGATAGCTACAAAGCCAAAGAAGAAATCTAATCTAGAACAGTGTACTGATTTAACTTTTGAACTTATCTCTGATACAGATCTTGCTGAATATGTAAACAATTATTTAGTGGATCAGAAATTGTATAAATCAATAAATGTCACCCAATGGAAGATGAGACTAGAACATCTTTTGCAGTATGCAAAGGGCAGAACTGATTTAGCAAGAGAAATTGTCAAACAAACATGGGCAAGAGGTTATAGAGATTTTTATCCCGTTTCTGAAACTTATGTGAATACAGCAGCAAAGCCTGCATATACAGCTATTACAAGAAAAGAGATTAAAAATGACCCGCCTAAGATTGACGATAAGATTGTTTTTTAAGTAATTTGTAGAAAAACTTATTTTATCAAAACTTTAGTGCTAAATTTATACAGTCAATACAAATTGATCCCGGTGAAAACAGCTGTAGATAGGGCAGCTACAGAATGTTCGTGTTAGATTAGAAATGATGTGTTGAAAGGAATATAGATGGATAGAAAGTCAAACGAAGAGTTGACCTTTGACAGATCAGCTCTAGTCAGCGAAAAAGGCAGCCCTATATTAGGTCGTCTGTCCGGACCAGTTGCTGACATTATAAATCCTACTCGTAATGGAAGAAAATATTCTGAACAGCTTTGGGAGAATGTTTTTAACAGTCCTATAGCTCAGGAAACATTTGAAAATGGTGGATATTTCGGAGAACTTGGTCACCCTGCTGACCGTCAAGAGATTGACATGGAGAAGATTGCTATTTGTATGCCCAATCCTCCTCAGAAGAATAATAAAGGGCAGCTGATTAGCTCTTTTGACATTCTTGACACTCCGAATGGTCGCATCTTAAAGACCCTTTGCGACTATGGATATAAGATGGGAATCTCCTCTAGAGGTTCAGGAGATGTGTCAACAGATATTGATGGAAATGAATCTGTAGACGAAGACACATATGATTTTAGTTGCTTTGACGTTGTTCTTCTACCCGCAGTAAAGGCTGCTCGTATGGAATACGTTACGGAGTCTGTTGGAAATTCCACTATTCCGTTAAAAAAGGCATTACAGGAATCTCTAGAAAAAGCGTCTGCGTCAGACAGAAAAATTATGCAGGAGACATTGAATACTCTCCAGATTGAATATACCCCAGAAGAAGAAAATGTAGAAAAACCTTCTTCTGTTAATTATAAAGAAGTTGTTAACGAAGGCGTTGCAGTCGATACTACCGAAGCAGATTTGTTAGAACAGCTTCAAGCCTCCTTGAAAGAAAATAAAGAGAAAGAACAGCAGCTAATTGAGTTACAGGAGAAGTTGTCAGTTAGTTATACTAAAGAAGCGTCATGTAACGAAAAGATGACTAAGTACAAACAAGCGATTCTGAAGTTATCAGAGGAAGCGAAGAAAGTTGTTTCTCTACAAGAGAAGTTAAGTAATTATGAGCAGCAAGTTAGTCAGTTAAACGAACAGTTAGCTTCCGCTAAATATGAAGCTATTAAGTCTAAGAATAGTTTAACTGAACGTTCTAAGGCGTTAGCTGAATCAGTTACTTCGAGCAGAAGTAAAGTTGCGGAACTAACCGAACAGCTGAAGATTGCTAATGAAGATAGCAGTAAAGAAATCACTTCTTTAACTGAAAAACTTTCGACAGTTCAGAAAGACTTAGCTCAAAAGAAGACAGAATACACCAAGAAGTTAAGTGCTTCAAACAATCTTGTTGAAAAGTACAAGAAGATAGCCGCTGGTGCGGTTAACCGTTATGTTGAATCGCAATCAGTGAGACTTGGTGTATCGAAGAATGAAATTTTAAATAGATTGCCTGATAGTTACACATTTGACGATATTGATTCTGTATGCGAAAGTCTACAGTCTGTAAATCTTAACTTAAGTAAGTTACCATTTCAGTCAATGCAACTACAGGAGAAGTTAAGTGCTAAGATTACGTCTCCTAAGAAGGAAATAATTCCTTTCGTTCAAGACGATTTAGTAGACGATGACTTACTGTCTCTAGCACGACTTAAATAAAATATAAAGAGGTAAATATAATGAATCTTTTAGAACAATACAAAGGTCGTCTTGCAGTTTCTGAATCCGTTTACGGCAGAACTCACAACGGCGAGAAGATGGATAACCACAAGAAGCTAGTTATTGCTAAGGTGCTTGACAATACTTCAAAGTTCCTTTCTGAAGCTTTTGATGCTGCTTCTGGCACACAGCGTTCAGATCTCGGACTCTATAAGAAATTCTGCCTGAACCTTACAACTGTTGCTCTTCCTAACTTAATTGCTAATGAGCTAGTAATTGTCCACCCGATGAGCTCTATGTCTGGATTTTAAGTTTAGAATCCCTATATAGTAATATATAGTAAAAAACCTCGTGAATTGCTGGAAAATCCCGACGGGACAATCAGCAGCCAAGCTCTAATAATTAGAGAAGGCTCAACGACTATCGAAATTGTAGCATAAGAGAAAAACTTATGCGAGTAAAAGAGTAGAGTAGACCTCAAATGAGGTCCAAGTGCGAGGCGTCCTATAGAGGATAAAACAATATAGGATGATGATATAGTCTGAACTTTATGGTAACATAAAGAGAATAATTTGATATCTTTATAACTTAGTTATAAAGTAGGACAGAGGTTAGCTCCCTTTTTCAAATACCTCTAATATTTGAATTACTACTTTTTAATATATTTTATCTTTAGAGGAGATTAAAATATGTATGGTTATGTGTATAAACTAACAAACCTGATTACACATAAAGTGTATGTTGGTAAACATAAATATTCTTTTCCAAAACTTGATGAGAATTACATTACTAGCGGAACTTATATTAAAAGTAGCATTAAGTTCTATGGGCTAGAAAATTTTTCGCGAGAGCTTATTGATACAGCTGAAACTCTTGAAGAATTAAACGAAAAAGAAAGTTTCTGGATTGAAACGCTACAGTGTAGATATCCTAATGGGTATAATCTAACTGATGGTGGAGACGGTAATGTTAATCTTGTTCCAGAATTAAGGTACAAGTTAGCTTACTGGACAGGAAAAAAACAATCTGAAGAAACTAAACTAAAAAGAGCTAAAGCGAATACTGGTAAGAAACGCTCAGAAGAAACAATTCTCAAGATGAGAGAATCTAGTAAAGGGCAGAAACCCACGGAATATTCTATACAAAGAAGTATAGAAGCACATAAAGGTTCTCGTTGGTGGAATAACGGAAAAGAAGAGCATATGTTTATTGGCGATCCTCCTGAAGGTTATGTTAGAGGAAGGTTAACAAATCCCTTCAAAAAATTAGTATAAAGATAGATGAATTATTCGTAACACATTTGATAACTTACATTGAGTATACTGCTGGTAAGACCAAGGGTCAGACCACTGCTGGTAAGCTTCTGAACAGCCCGTTCGCTCTCGGCGATGTCGATGCTGATTACACTGGTGACCGTGTTGTTGAAACTCCGACGGCTGGTGCTTCTCTTGCTCTTTCCTGGACTCCTGTTGTTAAGGGCGCGTTTGAGAAGGACGGCGTTAAGTACGACGTTAAGGTTACTCACGCAACTGGTGATCCCACTTATGTGAATGTTGGCGCTGACGGCAAGACAATTACCACAACTCTTGTTGCCACTGACCGTGTAGCTTATTACTACGACAACGTAGTTGTTCCTCAGAACGACCTTCCGATGCTCAAGGCAGAGATGAAGAATATCGCTCTTGTTGCGAAGGCTCGTCGTATCGCTGTTTACTACTCTCAGATTGCTGCTTTCCAGGCTAAGACCGACTACGGTTTCGACCTTGGTGACCAGCTTGCAGAGAAGGCTGTTGGTCAGCTCGAATATGAAATCGACACAGAAGTTGTTCAGCTTCTTATCGACAATACCCCGACCGACACAACCCTTGAATGGAGCAAGACTCCTAATGTAGGTGTTTCCAAAACAGAGCACTATCAGGGATTCATGGAAACTGTTGAAGATGCCAAGCGCGTAGTGTACGACCGTACAAAGAAATTTGTTCCTAACTACATGATTTGCGCCAGCGACCTTCTTCCGGTGTTTGCTTTCATTCGTGACTGGACTCCTGCTCCTGTGAGCGATGTTAACGGTCCTTACTTCGCTGGTACTCTCGGTTCTCTTAAGGTGTTCGTTTCTCCTGCTCTTGAAGCTGGTAAGTTCATTGTAGGTGTCAACGGCAGCGATTTAATGAGCTCCGCCGCTGTTTATGCTCCTTACATGAGCGTTGTTCCTACTCAGCTGCTTCAGTTCGCCGATGGTGGAACCACACAAGGCTGGAGTACGATGTACGACCTGAAGCTTCTCAATCCTAGCCTCCTGGTAGCGGGTAAGATCAAGGCCTGAGGATAAATAATACTCAAAGGAACAGACCCTCTAGCAAAATTGTATAAAGTGTTACACATCAAGCAGGACAGCAGGTTCGAAACTGTTTCTTGAACCTTACTTCAAGATTACTGCTTGATTTACTTATATGTCTGTAAGGAGACAGCTAGATGAGAAAAAATAAAACACAGCTATTTCTTGATTTTGTAAACAAAGAAGAACTGGAAAGGTTGTATAGTTCGCACTCTGCGGATTATATTTCTAAACATTATAATACGTCAAAGTATGTAGTTGTTAATGCTCTTGAGAAACAAGGCATTCCGATTCATAGTAGACAACAGGAAACTAGATATACCTGCATAGAGAAGTACGGTGTAGACAATCCGTCAAAATCCGATACGATAAAGAATCGGATAAAGCAATCCAAAGAGTCTAGATATGGAGACCCTAATTACAACAACACAGAAAAGATTAAGGAAACGTGTATTGAAAGATACGGGACACCATCAGCTTCGGGTAACACAGATATTCGGAAGAAAATTAAAAAGACTTGCCAAGAACGATATGGTGTAGACAATCCTTTTCAACGTGTTGACCTAGTTCAAGAAGGTTTTATTAGAACTTATGGTTCAATTTCTGCAGCCTATGATCATATAGCAGAATCTCAGAAAAATAACTTGATTGAACGATACGGTATAACAAATGTTTCTCAGCTTCCTGGCAGTCGTGAAAAAGCTATAGAGAGCATGAAGCAAACATGCTTAGAAAAGTATGGAGTAGAGTTTCCTACATTGCTTCCTCAATGTCAATTTAGTAAGGGGAACAGCAGTCTATCTTCTCCTAATCAAGAATTTGGAATATTGTTGTCTGATAACAACATAGAATTCAGTAGAGAAAAAACACTTATTAACAAAAGTTTTGATTTTGAATTAACAGGACAAAATATACTAGTAGAAGTAAATCCTTCTGCTACACACAATTCAACATGGTCACCTTTTGGTGATGATAACGTTAAAAGTCCTACATATCATAGAGACAAATCTAGGTTAGCTTCTCAGAATGGTTACAGGTGTATTCATATTTGGGACTGGGATGATAAGGGGAAGATAATTTCTTTACTTCGTCCTCAAGAAAAAGTATATGCCAGAAAATGTACTGTTAAAGAACTACCTAAAGAAGAAACGAAAGAGTTTCTAAATAACTATCATTTACAAGGTTATATATCTTCGGACATAGCAGTCGGTCTATTTTACAATGACGATTTAATCTCTTTGATGACGTTTGGTAAACCTCGGTATACAGATAAGTATGAATACGAGTTGATTCGTTATTGTAGTTGTAAGTCTGTTATTGGAGGAGCGGAGAAACTGTTTGATTATTTTGTAAAGAAGTATTCTCCAAAATCGGTTGTTTCCTACTGTGATATGAGCAAATTTTCTGGTAATGTGTACCAGAAATTAAACATGACCTTGGAAAGTATAAATATTAGTAAACACTGGTACAACATGAATAGTAAACAACATATACTAGATTCTTCTGTAAACAAAGTGGGCTTTGACAATCTGTTTCATACCAATTATGGTAAAGGCACATCAAATAGAGAACTGATGATTCAACACGGTTTTGTAGAGGTATATGATGCGGGTCAAGCCAAGTACACATTTTTCAGTTGAGAGACGGTCAAGTTGTTTACAATTTAGAAACACCTTATAATATATTATGGGGAGGGGACTTTAGCTCCCTTCTCCATATTTTTTTATTTGTTTACACACAGGAGTAACAGTAAAATGTCTAATGGAACATCAGAAACTCTTAAAAGAATTAACAGAGAAAAGTTTGAAAAGAATGTATTGTCAAAAATTCCACGTGAAGAAATTACGGATTTATATTTGAATAAAAACTGTACTTATGACTTTCTGATGAAGAAGTACAACATTACATCTTGGACATTAGATAAAGTCATAAAAGAATACGGTATAAGAAAGCCACGCAAGCAGTCTGCAAGGTTAGTTCTTAAAACTAAGTATAAGAATGCAGGAAGCAAAGAAAAATATGACAAACAAGTTTACGCTACGATGCTTGCCAATCTACAAAGCAAGGGGATAACAAAAGAAGAACATTATGAAAAGGTGTCGGAAGGTTGTAAAGCTGCATGGGGTAAAAAATCTCATGAAGAATTACAACATCTAATTGAAGAACGATACAAACATTATTTCAATGTTCCAGAAAAGATTGAGCATGCTAAACATGCAAGGTCAGCTACAAACCTTGACAAGTATGGAGTTGTAAATTCTTTTGCCCTTGCAAAATATACAAATGATAGTAAGCCTAACGCCAAGTTTTCAGAATTGTTGGATACTGCAGGAATTGAATATACAAGAGAATTCTACATCGGATATGACAACAAACATTTTAAATACGACTTCAAAGTAAACGACATTCTTATAGAAATAAATCCTTGGCCTTGTCACAACGTGACATTCTGTCCTATTCCTGGGTCAACAACACTTCAGAAAGATTATCATTATAAGAAGAGTAAAGTAGCTCAAGATAACGGCTATAGATGTATTCATGTTTGGGATTGGGATGATTGGGATAAAATTGTTTCTTTGCTTCTGCCCAGAGAAAAAGTATATGCTCGTAACTGTGTTGTAAAACAAGTCAACAAGAAAGATTGTATAAATTATCTGAACAAATATCATCTACAAGGTTATGCTAAAAGCACAATTGATTTGGGACTTTACTGTAATGATGAACTAGTTTCAATTATGACGTTCGGTCGTCCAAGATATAACAAGAATTACGAATACGAGCTTATAAGATACTGTTCTCACAGATATGTAGTTGGCGGAGCTGAAAAGTTATTTAGTTATTTTGTAAAGAACTATTCTCCGTCGTCCATTATATCCTATTGTGATAACAGTAAATTTAACGGCGACGTTTATACTTCCTTGGGGTTTGAACTTCGCGATTATGGTATTCCAACACGACACTGGTTTAACATAAACACGGGTCAACATATTACAGACAACCTGTTAAGACAAAGAGGCTTTGACCAGCTATTTGGAACACATTATGGTAAAGGAACATCAAACGATGAGTTAATGATCGCACACAGTTTTGTAGAGATATATGATTGTGGTCAGTCATGTTACATGTGGAAAAAGAATTGATCGGAGGAACTGAACAGATGGATAAATTATTACTTCATGCTTGTTGCGCACCCTGTAGTAGTGCTGTTATTGATGAGTACTCAAAGTATTTTGATATAACGTTGTATTATTACAATCCTTGTATTACAGATGAAATTGAATACTATAAAAGATCCGACGAGCTTATCCGACTCGGTAAACTTTATAATGTACCGGTAGTTATTGCAGATTTCTATCCGGAGGAATATTATAACGCATGTTCTTCTTTAAGTAATGAACCCGAGGGTGGAAAAAGATGCAAGGTATGTATCGGTCAGAGATTGAAGGGTGCTGCAATATATGCAAACAATAATGGATTTGGATATTTTTCAACTACATTAACAATCAGTCCGTATAAAGATTCAGCTGTTATAAACAGTATTGGAACCGCTGTTGGCGGGTCTGTGGGAGTTATGTATATGCCGTTTGATTTCGGATATCTGTTTCCTAGATCATTGCAACTGTGCGAGAAGTATAATTTATATCAACAGAATTATTGTGGGTGTGAGTATTCAAAGAATGAGATTTAAATTACTAGAAGAAGGATTTAGAGGGCAGACCGAAGCCAAAAAAGTAGTGTGTGCTTTAGTACAGTATCTTACAGGAGTTTCAATTGACCCTGATGATTGGGTGTTACATCATGAAGATAAAGACCACTCTAATTATAGTATAACTAATCTTAGTCTGGTAAGAAAAAGCTCTGAACACGGAAGCAGCGCACATACTGCTCTTCACCATAATAATAAGATTTCTAGTTCAGACATTATTAGATTGGCGGATCTTTTATGAGACATATGAAGAACGTACTTGAAGATTTTCAGTTGCATGAAACTTTAAACCCAAAGTTATGGAAAGATAACACATTGATACCTGAAGTTAGACAAAAGCTACTTGAAATTGCAGACAATTTTGAAGAGTATGTTGAAATACCGATGCATATTGTAGATGTAGTTTTGGTAGGAAGTAATGCATCTTACAACTATACACAGCATTCCGACATCGATGTTCACTTAATTGTTAACACTGAACTAACAGAAGGTGTTCCTGAAGATATACAGACGTTAGTCTTTAATCTAAAGAAGACAGCTTTCAATAAAGAATTTGACATAAAGATAAAAGAAATTCCTGTTGAACTCTATGTTGAAGATTTACATTCGTCCGTTCAATCTAACGGTATTTATTCTATTCGTAGAAATAAGTGGGTGAAAGAACCCAAACCAATTACGATTGAGAAGCGAGATCTAACACAAGAATTAGATGCTTGGACTGAAAGAATTCACGCGGCAATTACGTCAAAGGACTACGAGCAGATTACTGATGTTTTAGATGCCCTCTACTTAATGCGAAAGAATTCAATTTCTATTGAAGGAGAATACGGTAGAGGGAATGAAATCTTTAAAACGTTACGTGACCGAGGAGAGCTTTCTTTATTGAAGGAAGCGTTAACGAATTGTTTGTCAAGAAAATTGTCCCTTGAACATTACATATACACAGGGAAGTTTATAAATCTATTTGAGGAGTAAATAATATGAATAAAGCATTAGTAAATGAATCTTTTCGTAAACTGAATGAAGCTGAGGAGCTTGAAAAGGATTATCGACAGGCTCGTAATAAGGTTTACGGCATTCTTGAAGACTTTTATGAGGACCAGGTTTCGGAATTTCTTGACAGCCCCGGCCTTTATGTTGACCCTGAAGACATTCAGACCTTGGTGCGTGAATATGACGCAAAGTGGGCCAAAGAGGATTATGACACAGCAGATTACAAGGATCAATTTTCAGTTGCTGACCAGCTTGTTACTGCCCTTGTTAAGGCACAGCTACGTAGACTATTCTATAATTCTTGATTGTTAACGTGTGAGGTCATAAATGAACTATATTATTAGTGAAGCTTTCGACAAGCTAAAGGCCTTGGAAGAAGGAAGATTTTCCTATGACAAGGAACAGGAGTTCACTTCCAAGTCAACTGCTCATGGTAACGGCGTAGCAAATAAAGGAATGGGTAGAGTCCCTGCTCTATTCAAGAACGTTCGTAACTGGAAGCCCGGGACTGTTAATTTTGACTACGGTTGTGGGGAAGCAACAACTCAGGCTCAGATTGCTAATTTCTTAGCTGAAAAGGGCGTAGACTATATTGGGTTTGATAAGTATAATCAAAGTGCAGAAGAGCAGAGTGCTTCTCTTGACAAACTCGACGAAGTCGGCGGACACACTGACACAGCAACTTGCGCTAATGTTCTGAATGTTGTAAAAGAAAAAGACATTAGAGTAAATGAAATCATAGCAAATATTTACTCAATTTTGAAGCCTGGTGGAACTGCTTATTTTGATGTATATGTTGGTTGTGGTGCGGGTGCTGGTACAGGTCAAGGTAGACCTACTGGCGGAGATAAGTATCAAACATTTATGAAGCTTGAGGACTACGCTGAAGAGATTGGCGAAGTGTTTGGTCAAGATAATGTTGAAGTAAAAGGAAAACTAATCGTAGCTACAAAATAATTAAAGAAGGAGGTATAATTATTCTGTGAACAAACTTTTAGAAGATAAGAGACAAGAGCTGATTTCAAACTCAAAACACGCAGATAATTATGCTCCTGAAAATCAGTTTCGTGGAAAGAATCGTTATGAAAGACGTCTACATAGCAGAGTTGCTAATTCTGTAAGAGAAATGAATTCCATTGATATGAATAAGTTCTTCCAGAATAACATTCTTGACGTAGACGTAAAAGTAAGAGGAGAAACTAACGATTATATTGTTCGAATCAGTTTTGGAGAAGTACTTGACCAAATACACAAACAACTAGCAGCAAACAATGACGTATTAAACCTACGGTGTGTTATCAGAGCTCTTGTAAGCTCCTTTAACGGGGAGAATGTTTACGTTAGATGTAGTTGTCCCGATTTTCAGTATAGATTTGGCTATTATCTAAGCGTGCATGACATTATTGTAGGAGACAAGGAAACTAGGCCTTCTAATATTACAAACCCAAATGACACCAAGGGCAGGGGTTGCAAACATATACTGTTAGTGTTGTCAAATAATAGTTGGCTAACTAAAGTAGCTTCTGTAATCTTTAATTACATCAGATACATGGAACAACATTACCCTAACATGTATGCAGATGTAATATATCCTGCGATATATCAACGTGAGTATACGGGCGATGTTCAGCTACAACTACAGCCGCCTGAGGAGAAACCAGAAGAAGGACAACCCGACATCTCAGTTAGTGCAGATAAAGATCTACTTAATGTTGCCAACAAGTGGGCAAGAACTAAGACACAGTTCCAGAAGGGTAACGAGTACAGATTCCAAAAGCAGAACAGGCCAATGAAACGACAGATTGATTTTGATAATCTAATTTCAGATTCGGAGAACGCCGAATGAGATTTTTACTACGTGAAGAAAAAATTCCAGTCTATAGAGGGGTTATTAAAGGTCTACAGCCGAATGTAGAAGGGGACGGAAGAGCTGAGTGGTGGACTGTTTCCAAAGACGAGGCTACATCATATTGGCAAGACGGTACAGATGACGAAGGAGCCCTGTTAACCTCTGTAATAGATTTAGATAAAGTCAATCTCATAGACCTTGGAAAACAGCCTGATGTAACCAGTGTGTATTTAGGAAATGACTTGAACGATATTCTTGGAACACGAATAATTGCTCGTGAACGTACTAAAGAAGGAAATTTTGTATATATTAAGTATAAAGATTCTTTCTATAGAATGTCCACGGGTCTGGATGATTTACAAGTATTTTATCACAAGATAGCTAGAGAACAGGGCTATGATGGCATTCTTGTTCAATTTAGTGTCGGCGGAAAGACAGTCACAGAAATCGCGTTATTGAAATCAGGGCTAGTTGAATACGATGCTCCTTCCTGGTATGACAAGAAGTGGGACAAGAACAAATAACTGTGTTGCTTTACGATGAAGTAATATAACATTAAGGAGGTGATGCGATGTCCGGTAGAATTTCTCAGGGAGACCAATATAACATAGCAATGACAATTAAATTCAACGATGAACCACTAGATGTTTCAAATGTTGAAAAGATTGAATTTACATTGCACGATACAACACGGATGTATCCGGATGAAGTTTCGTTTTCGGACGGTACGTTTTTCTTCCCTGTAACACAGGAAGAGACGTTTTCGCTTCCTAGAATTGTAGAGGCTCAGGCTCGAATAAAGTTTGAGAATGGCGATGTGTTTAAAACTCCTACTCAAAAAATAGATGTTGACGTATCGTTATCTAAGGAGATTATATGAGACCTGTTGTCTCTTTTGAGATAAATACGCCGAAGATATCGTTTGAAGCAACACCAATAAACCCATTAGATTTTGAGTTTCAAGCTGCATTAGTAACCGGTACAGGGTTACCTTACAAAGGTCCATATGAAGTAACACCTAAGTTATATCAAGATATCGAATTACCAACAAAGGGAACAGTTCCTAAAGATGACATAACTGTATTAAAGATTCCCCAGTATGAAGTCGGAAATGACGCTGGGGGAAAAACACTTATATTAGGAGTAGACTAATATGCCAAATACATATATCAATAAACTTATTGTTGGCGAAGAAGTAAAATTTGACCTTACGCAAGACGATATTACACCTGAAAAACTTGCAAAAGGTATAAAGGCTCACGACAAGTCAGGCGCACCTATTGTAGGTACTAGTACGTTTGACGCTGATACGAAAGACGCTACTGCTACTGCAGCAGAGATTCTTTTAGGTAAAACAGCTTACAAGGCCGGTGCAAAAATTACCGGTACGATGCCGAACAACGGCGCTAAGACACTTAACATAACAAAGAAGGCAACGCCTGTAACAATTCCGATGGGCTTCCACGATGGCTCCGGTAAGGCTCAGATTGACCCGACAGAAGCTGCAAAGATCATTCCTGAAAATATTCGTGACGGTATTGCAATCCTTGGTGTAACGGGTACAATGTCAGGAACAGAAGATGCAAAGCCTCAAGCAAAAACTGTAACCCCAACATTTGAAGCTCAAGAGGTTACACCTGACAGTCCTGATTACAACTACCTGTCATCTGTCACAGTCAATGCAATTCCTGTTACTTACACTGACAACGAAGCTGGAGGTCAGACACTGAAGATCGGAGCGTGATGACGCTTGTCTTACAAATGGAAGTTTAAAGATGTTTTAACGTTATCTCCTACAGGTAGTTATTATATTCCATTTAGGAGCAATGGAAAAACATTTCAACAAATCAGTGTAACCGCTAATACATTACTATATGTTTCAGACGGTCAATATGTTGCATACAGCGCTTCATCAGGGTGGACAAACGATGGGTATAAAATTATCGAGATGGATGACTATCCTGTGGGTAGCTTACTTCAATTTCTAAGAAGTAATGCAATGCTACTTCCGGCCTCCAATGTGAATAAAGTAGATCTAAACGGCGTTACTGTGTTGGACTTAACCTCTGACACAGTATCGCCAGAAACATTACTGCTAGGAACAACAGCACATAATGCAAAGGGGGAAACAATTACGGGTACGTTGGTTCCTTGTACGGTATATTCTGCGGAGAATCCTGAAACTTTTGGAGATGACTATGGTTATTTTACTTGGACAATTCCTGCGTCTGACCACGGGTTCAGCTCTAACAATGTATTGGTTTCGATATATAAGTCAACGGGGGAACAGGTACTAGGTGACGTAAAAGTTTCCCCCACTGACTACAGTGTTACTGTTGGGTTGTATTATGATATGAGCATCTCCACATATGCTTTTCGAGCCCCTTCCGGTACGAATATTCCCGCAGGAGAATTCAGAGTTATAATAATCGGACCCGTACAAACACCCGCAGCAGTATAACAAGCAATGCTAAATCAGCTACCAGTATACACGGGGGGGGGTAACTACTAATGGCAATTGACAAAGCAATAGATTCAACAGCATTCGACAGTAAATTAACGTCCGTTGCTGATGCAATACGTAGTAAGTCCGGAAAAACTTCTACAATGACATTGAATCAGATGCCACAAGAGATCTCTTCCTTGAATGTTGCAGATGTAGCACCCTTCACGGAGATACTTACTGGAACCGTAACGTTCAATACCTCAGCTACAACATGGACACTGCCTAAATCAGATAATATACTGGCAGGATATCTCCTGTGTACAAATTACTGGAATGTTCGGGAAGATATTCCTGCTAGTATTCAGCAGTTGTTTTTTACTTCTAAAAAATCGTTCGGGTATTTCAGTAATGCGGCACCTGTTGCATCAGCTGGTGGTGTCATACGAGATGTGTGGATCATCGAATCGAATACAAACAGTAATTCATACATAAATGTTGAAAATGGAGTGGTTAATGCGACAGGGTATATCTCGTTTATAGGAACTTATTGGTACTGCCTTATATATGGAGTGAAAAGTTAAATGAAATATTTAGGTAAAAGATCTTCAGATTACGACCCCGTAGTCTATACAGACTTGTCTGATAAAGAAGGTAAGATTCAGTATGCCACAATCACAACTGAATTACAAGACAACGATTATCTTGTACAGTTTGATAAAAGTGCAGGAGTAACAAAGAAGACTCTGTGGTCAGAAATAAAATCAAAGATTGAAACATTTATTAGAGCAGCCTTTAAAACAACACCACTACCCCTTGACTCAGGCGGAACAGGGGCAAGTACTGCTGCGGGGGCTAGAGCTGCAATAGGTGCAGGAACATCAAATTTTAGTGGGAGTTATACTGATTTAAGCGATAAGCCCACGATTCCTTCAAAGACAAGTGAGTTACAGAATGACTCCGGCTTTCTTACTCAACATCAAGACATAAGTGGAAAACAGGATAAAGCCACTCTTGAAGAAGATGTTGCTGCAAAAGGGTTTACAAAAAATACTGGAACTTATTCAAAACCTGCGGGCGGAATTCCGAAAACTGATTTATCGGATGCAGTTCAAGCGTCCCTTGGAAAAGCAGACACTGCATTACAGTCTGCTCCTGTTACAAGTGTAAATGGGAAAACGGGCGAAGTAAATCTTGGCGCTGCAGATGTGGGTGCTCTCTCTTCTGATGCAGGGGCTGTTGGTACGAATAATATTGCTGATGGTATTGTAACTCGAGCGAAATTTGCAAACGATGCAAAAACGCCTCCTTCTTGGTCGATCAATAGCAATTATACATTTGTAAATGTAGTACCTTTCAACGGGGGCATAGTTTATGCCGACACATCTGCAAATGACGTCCTATTTACCTGCGGCTTGACCGAATTAAATGCTCTGCCCGCCGACTTTTCCTTTACCGTTGTTAAGTATATGTATGCTGGAAAATTCACGTTTTCATGGCTGAATGACATGAATGTCGTATACGCAATGAACAATGAGTGGTTCGAGCTTACCGGCGGAAGTATCGAACTTACGCGTGTGGGTGATTCAATAACAATCCGCAAGCGCGGAACTGAGCCATTGTTAATCGTCGAAGGAAATATGTTTCTGCCCCTTTCCGGAGGTACAGCAACGGGATCTATCGTGGCTCCTCACCTGAGTACGGGAGACAACGATACGGGGTATCTTACTGCTAGAAGACTTCGTAATGAAGGTGCGGACGGATACAACCATGCAATAGATTTCGGGTACCATGACCATAATAGCATAGACTTCTATGAAACTGGTGGCTGCTATAAGTTTTATCAAGCTGCAAATAATAATAATAAGGATGATAGTATATTGCTGATGCAGATCTCTCCCGACGGAGAACTACATAAACATATTTTGTATATCAACTCTAATTATCTGCCGGGAGTACACAGTACGAATCCTGACACGTCTGTTTCGATGTATGTAGGCCCCGAGTCAAATAACTCTTGGCACGGTATATTTTCCTATGTTACGAACAAATGGATGATTGGAGTAAATGAGGGTGTGTTATACATAAACCAACAAGAATATCATCCAATACTAGAAGGCACAGATGTCCCTGACAATTCGACAGGAAATAACGGAGACATATATATTAAATACCCTACTACATAAGGAGTGTTATTATGCCAACATGGAAGACAACTGAACCAAGTAATGTAGTTTCATGGTCTACAGAAACTAGTGGTACAGTGGTTTATAGATATAAAAAGGGTAGTTATGGGTATAGGTTTTATTCGGCATGCGCCATTGCAAGGTTACGGAATAATGAGCTGTGCGTTCGGGTAAAGTTGTACACATCCAATTACGCCGGTTACAATGCTACTCAACAGTTTTACTTTCATGCATGGGCTGGAGACAGTGAGTCTCCTTCAGAAAGATATCTCGTAGGTGACGGTTTCAGTCTGAAATTTACTTGGTATGCAGTGTTTCCCGCATCTTACAGTGAGGCAACAATACGTGCTGGGGTGGAAGACGGCTCAAGCGGGCATACAGCAAGCTCCGTTACGTTAACTGTGCCAGAAAAAGTTACTGCCAATGAAGTTTATGTTAAGGTAGGCGGTGTATGGAAGTTAGCAGACGCTGTGTATGTTAAGGTAAACGGAGTTTGGCAACAGTCCAGTGGGGTTTACCTTAAAGTCAACGGAGAGTGGATTCCTAAGAAAGAAAAGTTTTATGTTTATAACAATGGTACAGCCGGTGTAGCGTTTACAAACAACGGCTTAGACGGGTATGCTCTGAACTCTGATGGTTATTTGTACGCATACTTTTATGTTGTTAGGGGAAGCGGAACGTACACTGCCCGCGCTAACTCTTCTGAAATTGACCTGACTGAGTATTCTACATTGACCATTGTAGGTCATGCTACCACTAGTGGTAACGCTTATGGCTTAGTAGGGATAGGACAAAGTAATACTTCTACGACCAATACTACATACACAAAGTATGTACAACTCAATAGCTCAGATACTACATACACCATGGATTTATCTGACATTACAGGAAATCAAATTATAAGTGTAGGAGGGCAGTTACAAGGTGTAGGAAATTACAAAACTTACATCAACCAATTGATACTAGAGTAAAAACAGATATATTGTATATACTACTATAAGTAATCCCTACCGTATTAAATTAAATGGAGAAAGTTATTTATGAGTTTAAAATTTCTAAACGAAGGATTTGAATTAAACCAATTCAACGTTCTTCAAGAAAGCGTAGTTAATCAGATAACTTCTATCTTGAATACACTTAAGGAAGCTACTATGTCTGATGAAGACAGAAGAGACAATGAAGTGCTTCGTCAGATACTTTCAAAAGCTAGAGATTTTAGTTATGATAAACGAAGAGCTATTAGGTGGACACCTCAAGAATTAGATATTGCAGACAAATATAATCTAACACTTCCACAAAGAACTAAGAGGTGGAATGGTGCCAGGGACATCACTCCTATCAAAGATAATGATGTTGATTATGAGAGAGGATCTGGACTAAACAGGCAGATTCGTACCTTAGCAGGGGATCTTGACAGAGTTAAAGTTAACAAAGAAACTAATATTGCGGACTTTATCAGAAAGCGTAAAGAAAAAGGTCCCGCTCAAGATCGTCCGTATCGTAAAGTGTCTCATTATGCACCAGTTACGGATGTTGACACTTTTGGGGACAATACATTTACGCATGATAATACCGGAAGATTTGGTCAGGACCAGTGGGATAAGGAGCATAACAGGCCGGCTACAATTGCAGGAAACGGCGGCGCAGATGCGGATTTAACCGATGTAGAAAAGGACCGTGTTGCAGTAAATAAACAGATGTCTCAGCCAGTAAGAGATATGAAAGCGGCCTTAGCATCTAGAAAAGAAAATCAGAAAGATCTTGATAATGTCAATTTGAATTATGCAAGAAATGTTGCTGATGCTCGCAGAAGATTCGATGATGCGATGGCATATGCTGATGAGCAAAGACAGAAAGAGTCTGAAAGAGGTCAGCAAGGTGTAGCTGATGCAACCAGCAAAATTAACAAGCTGCTAAGAAAAGAATCTCTTAGACGTGCTATTGAAGAAAAACTGAACTCTTTAAATGAAGCTGAAATGTCAGACGAAGACAAACATGACTCTGAAATTCTAAAACAGATTTTTAGAAAGACACAAGAGAGAGCCAACGCATCTCTAACTCCCGAGGAGAAAGCAGTATTACAGAAATACAATTTAGGAAGAGACACATATATAAAGAATGTTGGCTCAGTAAGACGCGACATTCCTAATAATAACGTGTATATCTTTAATAGAGACGATGTAGTACCCAGAATAGATTCAAAAACAGGAGGTATCTACAGACGTTTTGACAAAATCAATTATGCAGATCGCGCAAGAAAACGCCCAGAACGCGGAGAAAACGCTAATCGGTTTGTAGGTGACTACTTTTCCCCGGCTCCTGATTATGAAAGAGAACACCAAGTTAATAATGACGAGTACTGGAATAGTACGAAGTATCAACGAATGGAACGTATAGCTGATAACCAGCAAATGACAAAAAATGTTCGTAACATGAAAGACATTTTACAGAGAAGAAAAGAAGCACAACAGTTCGTAGACAATTCACAAGCAGAACAAGATGCTAAAATAAATAAGCTAAAAGCACAATACGAAAGTCGAATTGATTCTCTAAAGAAGTATTATGATGATGCAAATCAAAATTCAAAAGCTAGAATTGACAGAGCAAACAATGAAATTGATGCTCTTCTGAAAAGAGAGGAAACCTAAATGCTCATATATGAAAAAGACGGCGCCCTAATGTTCATCTTAGAACAAGGAGCACAAGAAAATTTAGATTTATCGAGTCCTGACATTACTCTCACAAAGGAATCCGGTAAAGTTGAAATTTTAATCGGGAATAAGGCTCTAGATACTAACGGAGCTCTCAAAGTTACTCCCACAACAGCAAATATTACAGCCGGAGGAAGTACTGTTAAACTTACAGCAAGTAATGTGACAGGAACCCTGAAGTGTATTAAGAAAGCTGAAGGATCAACGTCTACAGGGCTAACTAAAACCATCAGTGGTAATGAAATCACTGTGACCGCAACAGCAGATGCAACAGCGGGCACATGGATTTACACTGTTTCAGATGACAATGATTCTGTTGATGTTACGTTTACTGTGACAGCTGCTGCAGAAACCTGACAATCAAAAATAGACTTATAAGAGGTATTTGACATATGTTTATATATGAAGGAAAGAAATTAGTGAGCGGTGTTGAAGTTGAGTGCTTGAACATTATGTTCCAGAATAGCCAGATGCCAACGTCTGGAACTCCCGATGTATGCATCTATAAAGACAACGCAGATAAGGTTCACATTCAAGTAGAAGGAACTGACATCAATACTTAAAATAGACATATCAAAGGGGCAAGTGTTATACCTTGCCCCTATAAGCGTATATGTTAAGATGTGAGGTGAGTATAATCAATGACACAGGATCAAGTTCGTGACGAAGTCACATTGATGCTCACAGGTCAACTACTTGAATTAGAATTAACCCCAACTACTGTAGACAGCATCATAGCTAGCTCTCTACGAGAATTACAACGCTACATAACCAGTACAAAGATTGTAACCATTCCTTTTAGTCGTTGTATTGACTTATCGGATCCAAAGCAAACTAATGACCAGAAGATATACGTCAGCAATGTATTTAGAGTTTATCGTACAGAAGGGTACGGAGAGGCTAGTACATCGTTGACAAAAGCTGTAGATCCGATGCAAGCAGCACAGTGGCAGTTAATCTCGGGAACAGGTAACATGAGAGGCTTTCAGGATTATATGCTGAATTACATGTCGTATAACACTATCCTTCAGATGAGAAATACGACTAGTACGGATCTGGCATATATATACGACAGAGACTCACAAAAATTGTATATAAATGTTGCAAGTAATGCTCCAAGTAATATAACTGTAGAATATATACCAATCTATCAAGATGTGTCTGAAATCACTTCAGATTATTGGACGGATGTTTTGATACGGATGGCTGTAGCTAAAACAAAGATTGTAGCAGGAAGAGTTCGTAGTAGGTACACACAGTCGAATGCAATATGGACGCAAGACGGTCGAGATATTCTAGCTGAAGGAACCTCTGAGCTGCAAGAGTTAAGACAAACGTTGTCGTCAAACACAGCCCTTTTCTACAATGCGGTTGATTGATGACGTCGGATAATTATTCGGATAAATAGACGAGGAGATTTAATAAATGAATTATCTGAGCGAAGCTTTCAAGAAATTAGACTTTCTTACGGAAGAGGACTTTTCGCTATATAATACTGACTCCATTGACGATATGGGGCAACTTTTAGCAGACCCCGGTACTCCCTCTCAAGACGTAATTGATCCAGAGGCGGAAACTGAGGATGAATTGCAAGATACTTATATCGGGAAAGTAATTCTTCACTGCCCTGTTTGTAACTCCATGGTATATAAAAAGCTGGAGGATATTGTTAAGGACGACGTAGAAGAGCTTGTCAATGTTGGGGAAGAATGCCCCTATTGTTACACTTCCGAGGGCTTTAAAGTAATTGGTATTGTAAGTCCGTTCGAAGAGGGAAAAGACGAAGAAGACGAACAGGAAGATGAGAAGGAGGACTCTTCTGAAGAAGAAAAAGAGTCCGAAGAACATGTTGACGAAGAACTCACAGAAGAATTTGAAACCGTAGAAGTCGCTACTGAAGATCAAAAGGTTACACTGGATGCTGATGATGACGGAAAACTTACAATTGAAGCTGAACCTGTTAAAGATACTGAAGAAGAAGCAGAAGTTCTTGCTCCTGTTCCAACAGAAGTAGCGGACACGATTGAGGAAACTGAGGAAAGTCCTTGGCCTGAAGATGAAGTTGACTACGATGTTGAAGATTTTGATTCAGATTCTTTTGATGAGTTAGGAGAAGCGTATCTTAAAGCCGTTTATGAAAACGTGAGTTCATATAAAACAACAGACGTTTCTTCACAGGGAAATACATTAGTTGTTGAAGGTTTGATTAAGTTCAACTCTGGTAAGATGAAGCCCACAAAGTTTGTCTTTGAAGCAAAAACTGCTACAAAGAATAACAAGTTACGTTTCATTGGCGAGAATAAGAATATTACCAGAGGTCGTAAAGCATTTACCCTTACGGGCACACTTAATGAGAATAAATCATTCATTACTGAAAGATTCAATTACAACTATATGACAAAGAACGAAGCTGGTAAATCAACTAGAATTTACGGGACTTTAAAAACTAATTCTCTTACAGAAGCTCAAGAAGTTAACTTGTCTGAAAAAGGAAACAGCATCAATAAGCTTCTTCTAGACAACAAGGAAGCAATTGACGGTGCAGCTTCTAAAGAAGAGCTGGTAAAGGCTTGCCGGGACATTCTCGCTGATAAGGGTGGCGCAAAGGCGCAGCAGTTCCTTCAGGTTCTTCAAGCAAAGAAAAATCATTATGCAGCTTTGAAATATGTGTATGATTTTATTCTTGCGGGCGAAGGTCAACGGTCCCCCGATTCTAAGAGAAAAACAGGCGCCAATTCTAAGTGACGTTAACTATTTACAAAGAGATTTTAATTTAGTAAGGTAGGTGTTATAGATGACCCCGTATGATGAAAATTATGGGTTATTAGTTAATTCTAATACAAAACTACATCGTATGTATTTCAAAGAAATGGCAAAACTTCTTGGAATACGTGTTATCTATAGAGCTCCTGCTAAAGATAAACACTATACAACATATGCTGAAATAGAAAGTAACTACCAGAAGCCTATGTTGGAATATTGCATCTTTGAAGACTACCCATCGCAACAAACATTGAAGAAATTAGGTTGGGTATCTGAATTACAAGATACAAGCTCTATTATTCATGTTAGATATGACTTGCCAGATTTACAACAAGGAGCTTTATTTGTTGTTCCGGGAGGACTTGATAACAGTGAAGGCAGATTGTTTAGAGTAATAAAGATTTCAAACATTATGATTTTTCCCTCTTCAGTAGCTTGTGAAATCGCTCCAGAGTATGAAGATACACTAGTGAAGACGGAAATTGAAGATTATTCTGATTCAAGTTTCAATCTTCTAAATCAGGAGAATGATTCAATGTTTGAATATCCAACATTTAACGAGGAGGGTAAATGAGCGTATATCTGTATGACGATGCTTTACTAAGTAAGATAAAGTATTGGACAGAAAAAACAAACCTCCACGTATATGGTGTTGATGAAATTCGAGACCTTTTTCAAGTTGTTGCAGATGAGACTAAGGACAGCCCTATAAAACTTCCAATACTTACAGTAACAAGACCCAAGGGATATACAATATCAAATACAAATAAGAAGCCTACAACGTATAACGGCATAAAAGTTGTCCAAGGAGAAAAGACAGCTTCTATGTTGGCTCAGGTACCTATAAACATTCAGTATCAATTTGATATATATACTCGGTATCAAAAAGAAGCTGATATGTACATGAGAAATCTTGTATTTAATATTATCAACTACCCCACCCTAAGTATTATCATTCCGTATAGGGACATAAATTTCAAACATAACGCCAACATACGAATTAACTCTGACGTAATGGATACATCGAATACTTCTATTCGTTTATTTAACGGACAGTTTACTAGATTATCTGTTACAGTAAATATAGACGACGCTTATCTGTGGGATCTTCGTGTAGCAAATAACCTCACAATTGAAGATGAAAATATGCTATACGTAAGAAACCCGGACGAGAAAACTTTTATTAAAGAAACAATCAATATAGATTAAGGAGACAATAAATGGCTCTCAGAATAAATATTTCTGAAAAGGACTTAACACAATCGGTTGAAGCCCTTTCTAATACAGACATTGTTTTTATCCCTGGATTGTCTTCTGTAAAAACCGTTGAACAGTATGCTCCTGTTGCTTGCAGCACGCTTTCAGAGTTCTACACCGCCTTCGGTTCTTTCCCGGTGTTGTTTAATGCAGCGTCTGCTTATGATGTGTTTGGCGACTTAAAAGGTTTTGCAACAAACGCTGTTCCCGCAGAAGGTAATCTATTTGATGCAGATGAACCTGATCCGTCTTGGATTTATGCAGCCAAGCTTCTGTCTCAGGGGTTACAGGTTGTCTACTGTAAGATAAATACAGATGAGCAGATCAATGAAAATGGTAAGTTTACAGGAACTGCAAAAGACCTTTATGCTCAGCTGTCAACACTGTATGCAGCAGCTACAACAAATCTAATCAGTAAAGGCGACTTTGATTTCAAGTATCTGACCTCAGGCGGATATCCTGTATTCGAGTACGAGACTAACAGTATTGTTATTGATATGCTAAGTATCTGTGCCACTCGTGGAGATGCTGTCGCTCTCATTGACCATACAGACAATCCTGGAAGAGCATTAAGTGCATCAGCAACAACCTCTGTTGTTTACGCATTGAATAATACTTACTCAAATAGCTTCACTAACGGCGCATTCGGAGCAATGTTTACTCCTTGGGCGATTTATCCGCAAGCAGTTTACACAAACGACAACTATTCAGCAGTAAGTCTTCCTGGTTCATTTGCTTATCTGACATCTCTTGCTCAATCACTTCAAACCAACTATAACTGGAATGTCGTGGCGGGTGTTAGCAGAGGACTTGTTCCGGGACTTAAAGAACTTCATACAAATGAAGTGTTAACAAATGCTATTGCAGATGGCTATCAGAATTTCGGTACTAGCACATCTCTTAACGGCATCTATGTTAACGCCATCACTCGTATCAAGCCTTATGGATATTGCATCTGGGGTAACAGAACTCTCAGACAGAACGGTACATTAGGCCTTCAGGCAATGTCTTATCTGAATCTTCGTAACCTTACGTGTGATGTTAAGAAGCAGATTTACACTGCTTGCATCAATCTTCTGTACGAGCAGAATACCGCTACACTGTGGACAAACTTCAAGTCTTATCTGACTCCGCTGCTTGACCAGATGGTTTCTGGTAGTGGAATTTCTGGATATAGAATTATCCGTAATACTTCCGACAGTCCGACGAAGATTAGCGCATCGATTCGCATTTATCCGATTTACGCTGTTGAGAGCTTTGATATCACGGTTTACATGACCGACGATGACGTGACTGTGGCGTAACGGGATAAGGAGGATAGAATAATATGAGTATCAAATACAATCCCAGTACAGTTGATGTTAGCTCCAATTTTGCTATCGGTACTTACAATCTTGCAGACAATCCGAACCTATACGAAATTGCTCGTTCTAATAACTTCGAGTTTCTAATCTCTGATTTTGACAACCTTCAACCTGCTAGCAGTAACGACAGTAACATGACGAAGCTGCAAAAGGGTCAAGAGATTATTCGTATGTCAGTTACTAGAGCATCTGTTCCTCACTTCACGCAGGAAGTAATTCAGGTTCGTAGAGGTAACAACCTCCTGAAGTACGCGGGAGTCCCGACATTCGGAGAAGGAAGCCTGATTGTAAACGATTACATCGGAGCTGGAACAAAAGACTACTTAATGGCATGGCAGAACCTTTCCTACAATGTAATTACGGAAAAGGTGGGCCTGGTTCAGGACTACAAGAAGAATTGTACTCTTATTGAGTATAGCCCTGATTATCAAGTTGTTAGAAGCTGGACACTTTACGGTTGCTGGATTAGCGGTCTGTCAGAAGACGACTTTGACAGCGACAATGGCAACTCTGCTCGTAAAGTTTCTGCAACAATTCAGTATGACCACGCTAAGTTGGATGCTGACATCTAATTGAATTAAATTGTATAAAGTAATAGGGACAGTCATGAATATGATTTCCTTAAGGGATTACCTATTATTTTATATATCAAGATAACGTTATAAATTGTTAAGATAACATTTGACATTGATATATAAGATAATTTATTTAACTAAATATTATTTTATATGGAGAATGGTCAAATGAATCAAAAAGATTACACAATCAATCAGACTTTTACTCTTCCCAGTGAAGGTAAAATATATAGTGAACTGGTAGGCCCAGACATCACACTTCGTTCTATGACAACACAAGAAGAGATGAAACGACTCTCTCCTTCTGATATGCCATATAAGAACATTTGTGAGATTATCGACGACTGTATTATTTCTCCTTGTAACATTTCAAGTCGCGATATGTGTCTTGCGGACTACCGATTTTTGTTGTATATGCTCCGTGTAGTTACATACGGAAATAACTATAAGCTAAGCACAACTTGTCCTTATTGTGGCTGTGGTAATGTAGATACCATAGATCTTACAAAATTACCGTTAAAAGCATACAACCAAGAAGAGGTTTCAAAGTACCTTTCGTTTGAACTTCCAATGACAAAAAGTAAGATTGAAATATATCTACAGACCCCTCGTATGGTAGACAGCGCGCAGTATAACGCAAAAGAGTATCGGAAGAAGAGCGGACAAACAGTTGACTACACAACGGTGTTTACAATTCAAGAGTTGATAAAGAGTATTGATGGATCTCCCGTAAACCCAGTAAAGATTACTGAATGGGTGAAGAATCTTCCAATGGCGGACACCAATACAATACTTGTATATGCAGACAAAGCAAACAGCTCTTTCGGTGTAGACAACACACTTCATTGTATGTGCGATGTCTGCGGTCTTGATTATAACGTCAGCCTAAGAGCTGACAGAGAGTTTTTTCGACCCTCTCTGGATATCTGAAAAGGAGAATAAGTTATATGCCCCAGTAAGATTTAGAGACATCGTAAACGAACGTTATCTGATTTCAAAAAATACACACACTTCATATAACGACACAAAAGACATAACACCCACAGAAAGAGAAATTCTGTTACAACTGATTATTCAAGATTTACAACAGCAACAAGAATTGATTGAGAAACATAAACGAGAAGCCGCAAGCAAAAATAAACGTTAGCCACGGCAGGTGATATATAGATGGCCTTTAATGTAGACGATTTGATGGATCGAATAGAAGCCTCCAACCAACGAAAAGCTGCTGACTTTGCTTCTGAAGCTAAGACACAACAAATGATTAACAAGGCGTTGGCGGACCAGGCAAAGCTACAAGAAAAGATTGGTAAAACATTGACGGATACGCAGAAGTTTGAAATAGAGCGTGCTGTGAGAGCTCGTCAACGTTATCAATTAGCAAACCTTGAGCTAAATCAACAGGCTGCAATAAATAAACAGAATATAGAATACTTACAAAACCAACAGAAACAGCAACAGCAAAAAGAGTATATGCTGAAATTGCAAAGAGACCAAGTAGAAGATGAAAATCAACGTGCTGAAATAAATGAGAAACTGAAAGCTCTAGACCAACAGTCTCTTAGCACACAACTGCTGCTTGAAAATGCAAAGAAACGTCAAGTAAAAATAGACGAGCATATAGCAAAAGGCGCACAGGAAAATGCAACAAGAGCAGAACGGTTTGCTAATGCACAACAAAGAGCTAACAAGTTTGTAGAGAAACAGAAAGAAAACCAAAAACTTCATCAACGTATTCTTCGTGAAAATCAAGCAATTATTGAAGATACTGCTAGTACGGAAGAAGAAAGAGCTGCCGCAAGAGAACGTATTGCCCAAGAACAAAAAGATAACGAGACTCGAAATGCCTCGGCATTAGCAGAGTCTGGGTTCTCCTCTGCAAGTTCTGCAGAAGGACTTTCTACCTTTGGTAAGATTCTTGATGTTGTGTCTGGCATTAGCAAAAAAATGTCACAAAACTTTACTCAAGCAGCAAACTTCCAGAACCAGTATATGGGTAAAGTTGATGCTCGGCTACAAAGTGAGGAAGCTCAAACAGGGTTCTTTAAACAGATAACAGACGATGTTCAGAATACAATTGGTGCAAGTAGATTTGTTTCTCAGAAAGAATTACTGCAGAATGTTGCAAAGTTAACTGAAAATGGCATTGCTTACAACATAGAACAAAGAGCTATGTTAGCTACATTGTCGGACAAAATGGTGACAACATTTGATGTTCTTGACAACACTTTACAACGTATGATTCGAATTCAACAAGCAGACCTTACAATGTCACAGTTGGGTTCAGAAGCTCAGTTAACAAAATTCTTAAACAGCCAGTTTGAAGATACATCATATCTTAACACAATGTATGACAGCGTGTTAGCTGCTTTAACAGATTCCATCTCTAGCATGGATAAGAATAATGCTACATCATTTACATATGCGGTGCAAAAATGGCTTGCATCTTTGTATAGTGTAGGATTATCAGACCAGGCTGTTGCCTCGATTGCATCCGGCATCAACGCTCTTGCATCAGGTAACATAAATACCTTAAACGGTAACCAACCATTATCAGTTTTAATGAATATGTCAGCGACGAATGCTGGGCTGTCATATTCTGATTTGTTAACGCAGGGATTGAATGCTTCCAATGTTAATGATTTAATGCGTTCAATGGTTGACTATTTGGGAACAATTGCAGAAAATACAACAGACAATCAGGTATTACGTTCACAGTGGTCTGATGTTTTAGGAATAACATTAACAGACTTAAGAGCTGTTAGTAACCTTACAAACAATGATATTTCTGCTATATACAGGTCAAATACTACATATGACCAGTCGATAAATGAAACGAAAAATCAACTTCAAACAGTAGTAGGAAGAACTGCTGCCTCTGAAAGAGTGCAGACCATGGCAGACAACTTCATGTTTAACTGGGGAATGAATATGGCACAGAATGATGCCCAGTACATGACGTGGTACGCTACACAGTTTGTAGACCAATTGTTAGGTGCTGTAGGATTACAGAACAGCACAGTTGGTATGATTACCAAGGTTATTAGTGCTCTTCCGATGCTTTCGAGTTTGTCTGAAACTCTTGGGGATATTTCTAATACTAGCTTTGCTTTCAACACAAGCGGCGGAGGCATAATGGGCGTCCTCGGCTCTCTAGGAAATATACTTACTCTTCCGTTTAATATTGCGAGTGCATTGGGCTCGGCTGTCGGTAATATGTTTGACACGATGGCAGGCCAGAATAAATCTCTTATGGGATTTGATTGGGACCCGTTCACAATGAGAGGAACCGACTATACACAAGGTATTAGAGGAGTTACATACTCCGGAGGTGTCGGTGGATTAACTGGTAGCTACAGAGCTGCACAGCAGAGTTATAATGATGTTGTCATTACTGGGTCTACATTCGGATATGAAGCCCCTGTTGTGGAAGGACTTAGCTCAAGTGCTTACTACAATACAACAGGAGCAAGCAGCACAATAAATAACTTGGTAACTAACGCTACAAACCTTGCAAATGCAACAACAGCAATTACAGGAATGAGCGAGCAGATAAATACAGGTGCCAATGACATTTACAAAGAGCTATTTGAAACACAATCAAATCCGATTAGAGTAAAGTTGGCAGAGTTAGAAAAATCTTCATTTGACCAGCTCAGCAACTTAATACTTCAACTAGACCCCGAAGGAATGAAGATTCTTTTACAACAGATTCAGAACACAATTCCAACAAATGACAACAGCGCAACCTATATGATGCAGATACTTGACACAGTTAGGAGATTATAATTATGAGTGAGTACTACACTAACACTATTGAGAGTAAACTGATAAAAAACTTACTCAGTAATACTCCTCTTCCGATTTGCGACACAGTACGGGAGGGAGATTATATTCTTTCTCCCTTTATCTACATAAACAGATGTAACATATTCAAGTGTACAAAGAGTGGGCGATTCTCTGAAGATGCGGAAGTTCAAGTATTACAGCACTACTCTTTTGGAGATTATTATCCAAAGTTTACAGAGCCTTTCAAATCAGATAACCTATACTATGATGTAAAAACACATCGTCAATTAGGAAATTATCTACGAACTATTCGAGATTGTTTTAATATAGATTTAATGCCATTTTATAACTGCTGGGGAAAACAGTACATTTCTAATTACTACATTGACTCAACAGGAGTTGTACAAGGTGATAACTCATCATATAAAGTGGCAATGGTTCCAATAAAGTTTAACCGAAAATATACAATCGCAGCCGACTCTAGCTCTGCTGTAATGATTGCTCCAATATATCAAGAAAATAATCAGCTTGTTCCTGCCTGGTCGGGTTCAGTTTCGTTTGACTTGACCAGTGACCTTTGTTCTCGTAATGAGTACGTTAATGTACACAAAGAGCTGTCTTGCTCCTTCAGACGTCCATTCACTGTAGAGGTAAAGAATCATGAAGGAGACAGAAACGCAAAGGTACATCAACGTAACGAAAAATTCTTATACCTTCTAATTCAGTTTATGTCTACTGTAGAGACGAGTCTTATGGTTCTTGAAGGAGACTACACAAACCTATCTTGTAATGAGATTTACAACTTCGAGCCTGTGTTAGATGTGTCGTATGACGATAAAGTAAAACAGGAAAAGAATGAGATTTCCCCTCCTGAATTGGACAAGATGATGCTAACGGAACTCGATTTGTTACAATTTAGTAACAAGGAGCAACGTCCGTTTTCAAACAGACTGATTGAGTATCTTCTTAACAATGTGATTACTCCAAGAGATGAATGTTCTCTTGACATAAAGATTGCCCAACGAAATAGAATGACACAAACAGGTGTTTGGGATAATAATTTACGAAGAGCTGTTTATAGAGACTATCTTTTAAGTAAACACACAAGAAAAATTGACATCACCGGATATGTTGATAAAGATGTCGAAAATGCAATAATGAAAGGATACATGTAATGGCTGTAACATATAACAACAGATATAGTAGATATGTCATGCCAGACAACTATCTGTATCTATATCATGTGCCAAATAACAAAGGTACAATGGGTGTATGTATTTTGCTGCCAGCTTACGCTGACTCAGTAACTGATACCCAGAATGTTAACTTCAACTCGTCTACACCCCTTGCAAGGTCTGCCCCAATCTATTCTTATTCCAGTTCGGGTCCTCGTACTTTACAGGTATCATTCAATCTACACAGAGATATGATGAAGCAGATCAACTACGGTGTTAGCACAGCGATGATTGAAAACAACAGCAACGATGATTACACAGACCTTTTAATTAAATATATTCAAGCAGCCGCTCTTCCTACATATGAAGTAGCAAAGAAGATGGTAAATCCTCCTCAGGTTGCTTTAAGACTAGGTCAAGACCTGTTTATAAAAGGTGTTATAACAGGTTCTGTAGGCGTTACTTATCGTTATCCAATTCTAAGCGACGGTAAGTATGCATTAGTTGACGTCGCCTTTGGAGTAACCGAAACAGAGCCTTACGATGCCCTTATAGCTGCACAAATGGGCAGTTCCAGAGGGCTAAACACATCTCTTGCAAGAAATCTGTACGTAGCAGCACAGCCCTTTTCTGCTTATTCTAATCCGAGATGAGGTAGCGGTGTATGGATAAATTAACTAACAAAACTTATAAGAGTTATAAAAGAGTTTCTAGATATAGCTCATTTCCTTATTACTATAACAAGTCAGATGGAAAATATATCTACGGAACTACACGACACCTCGACAAAACAACTCCGTATACAGCATATGTTGTAAAAAAGAATGACACATATGACTCTCTATCTCTTGCTTTTTATAACTCTCCTGTATACTTTTGGGCAATATGTGATTTTAATAACATATCAGACCCATTTAGAAAGCCTGTTGAAGGAAGTACATTAAATATTCCAATTCTGTCGAGTATTGAATTTCAGTGAGGATTAGCCTATGCAAGTATATCAAGACATTGAGGGCAGCGGACTAAGAGCTAACGCTATAAACAGAACAAATCAAACAGTTGAACAACAGATATGGTCATTTTTCCGGTCTAAAGGGTACAGCTCTGAAGGCATCGCCGGTATAATGGGCAACTTCCAAGCAGAAAGTGCACTTATTGCAAACAATGTTCAAAACGGATATGGTTGGTCTGATGCTGACTATACTCAACAGGTAGATAGTGGAGCATACTCCAAAGATAAATTTGTTCACGATTCTATAGGATACGGACTTGCTCAATGGACTTGGTGGACATATAAAAGAGACCTTTATGAGCTTGCAAAACAACGTGGTACTTCAGTTGGAAATCTTGACACACAGTTAACCTTTGCTGACAATGCCTTTAGTAATGCATCTTGGGGAAATCAATTAAAGAGAGCTACGGACGTTCGTGCTGCTTGTGACTTAGTCCTTGAGCAATATGAACGTCCTGCTGTTTATAATTATGATGTTCGTAGATCTCATGCGTATGCTTTCTATAACAAGTACAGTGGGTACACTGCTCCTTATACATCTTCAACAAATTCATTATACGGAACAAGTCAACCCACTGCAACAGACAAAGCAATCCAGTGGGCAGTTGCTCAGTGCAATAAAGGTTATACGTACAGCATGACAAATAGATGGGGACCCACCTCATATGACTGTTCTGCTTTTATTATTTCTGCATGGAACAAAGCAGGCGTTCAAACAGGCGCTTCTTATACAGGCGACATGAAACGTTGTTTTGTAGCGAACGGGTTCACCGATGTTCGTTCCATGGTAAACATTGATAACGGAACCGGAATGCGAGCCGGAGACGTCCTTGTCTGGAATGCTACGGGCACATCTGGTGCAGGAGCTAACGGACATACTGCAATGTTTATTGGAAATGGTAGAATGGTCGAGTGTACTCCAACCGGTATAGCAACTAGAAATTATTACAGAGAATGTTCTTGGCAAGTTGTTCTTCGTTACAGAGATGCAGCTACAGGAGTTATAGGACCCGAAAATTCCGAGTCAACAGGCTCTTCCGTTGAAAATGCTTTCAATGAAGGTGTTAATAAATTAGGCAACGCAATAAGCGGAACCATTGACAACTGGAAGAAAACAATCTCTAACATTATTAGCAAACAACAATTTGATAATGACACTGATTTAAATAAAAAATACTCCTCTTATGCAGAATATGTTGAAGCACAGCGTAGATTAAGAAGTGCTGGTCCCGTAGACGAAGCAGAAGTTGTGAGAAGAGTTACAATAAATGAAACTCCTACAAACATTTCTACACAGCGTTCTACAGGACTACTGAGTGTAGGAACATTTGTTGAAAGTCCGTTTATCACTTTACAAATAGGAAACTACACATTTGGTACATATAAATATAGAAAGTCTGAAAATACTGTCAGGGTTGATTATCCTAACTATATGCAAAGTATCAATATAGTAAAAGTAAACGGTACAGTAAATCAGTACACAATCAACATGGTATATCAGATTGAACCTGGTCAAGACCCAAATCTACTGGACAAGATATTTAGTAGTGTTGGCTACGGTAAAATAAAAATAAGTTATGGTGATTACAGCTCGCCATCCTTCATATTCAGAGAAGAAGAAGCTATCATAACTAAACTGACTTCAAACATTGATTTTTCTTCTTCGAGAATAACATATACTCTGTTCTGTACTAGCAATGCTTTACAGTTAGCATCTCGTTCTTATAACTTCCCTGGAGTTGTTTGTAAGCCCAGCGACAAGATAATTGAAATCTTGTTCTCTGAAAAATATGGCTTGCGACAAGTCTTCACTGGAATGAAGAATAAGACCATTGCTAGAAGACTTATAGCTGGTGACGACAGAGAGACACATCTAGAACCTAAAGAGGGAATGAGCCCGATAACATATCTAAACTATCTTGTATCGGAAATGTCCCCCTCTGGTGACCAAACTACGTCTCTAGGAAAATCTACATATCACTTAACCATTGTTGATGATATAACAAACGAATACAATGGACCATACTTTAGAGTTGTAAAAGTTACAGCAGACGCTTCTGCGGAATCGTTAAGTGGCTCTGATGTATATGAAGTAGATGTTGGATATTCCGGATATGTAGGAGACACACCAAGTAACTATGTTATGAATTTCCAGATAGAAAATGATGATTCGTGGAGTCTACTATACAAATATTCTCAACAGATTCCTACAGAAGATTATGTATACAACATAGACAACGCAGGAAATGTTACAACGGAATACTCACCTAACTCAACAACTTCTAGCAGATATCATAAAACTACGCAGGCACAGAAAACTTGGTGGACACAGATGACACAATTCCCTGTCAAAGCGAAGTTAACACTTAAAGGTCTGTTACGTCCTGCTATGTTAATGAGCTATGTTAGAATAAACTCCTTATTCTATGGTCAACGTCACGTGTCTAGCGGATTGTATGTAATAACAAAGCAACAAGATATTGTAGATGCAAGTGGTTACAGAACAATTCTTTCGCTAACAAGAGTTACAGGTGACAATACTTTAACCTTTACCACTTCCAATTAAGAGGTGATGTAGTTGAGCGTAAAAGTTATAAATACGCAACGTATTACAACAATACTTCAAAATAAGAATAAAATAATAAATTATGTATACTGCCCTGCTTTTACTCCCTATTATTTTGATTCAAATCTAACAAGGTTTGCAGGGCAGTTAAGTTCCGACACAGCCTGCCAACAGATAAACACTTACTACGGAAAAGTTTCAATAAGAACGGGAACCTTCTTTATTAACAGTAACACAATTAAAGTAAGGACATTTTGAAGAGAGGGCTAGCATAGATGTTACAGAAAGCAATTATTGAAAAGAAACTAGATAAGTATTCCATGAAGGTTCGGATACCAGTATACAATAAAGTAAAGTCCGATCCTACAGCTACCCCTACAAATGAATTATACACAGCTACAATCCAAACCTTACCTGGTTGTAGCCCTAACTATCAAGAGGGCGATGTTGTTATTGTTGATTTTGAGAATGACGATCTTTCATTCCCAATCATAATTGGATTACTTTATCGTGAAGGTATGCCTGAAGGGTCTACCGACATCACAGCAGACTCTCTTGTAGTAAATGTAAATACAAATCTATCAGAAAATACGCTGATAGGTGAAGTCACTCCGGATTCCCTGAAAAAGCTGAACGATAAGTATTCCAACAATGTAAAAGCAATTTCAATTCAATACTCATTGTCTAACTATCAAGACCACTACGACAGCTTTAGTAATTGGTCTGAGCAAGCACCTCAGTATTGGCCTGGAAAGTTTATGTGGCAAAGAACAACTGTCACATATGAAGATGGAACTATCATGCGTAGTATGACCTGTATACAAGGAGCACAAGGTTCTGCAGGTTCAGGTGCTACAATCGAAGAAACGTATGTTAAGTATGCTATAAGTAGTAACGGTACAACTCCTCCTGATATTACACAAAGCGGAATATGGTTTCCTAACCCCCCAAAAACAACAGATGTTAACCCTTACTTATGGTCATGGACGTACACTAGATTTTCAGATGGTAAAACAAATAGTGCGTTTGGTGTCTCCCGTGTAAGTACAAACTCTGCAATAGTATATCTATATAAACGTTCTGTCGATGAGATTACAGCAATTGATTGGACAGAGAATCTTACATACGATTTTGATAACAAAAAATTAACTGCAGCACCAGCAGGCTGGAGTGAAGAGATTCCTTCTGGCTCAGAGCCTTTATACGTAACAGCAGCAACTGCAAGTTCTATAACAGCTCAAGCAACTATCCTTCCAGCAGAATGGTCAATTCCTACCTTATTTAGTACCAGTGGTCTTAATTCCAAAACAGTTCTCTTATATAAGCGTTATGGAAGTACCCCTGCAACTCCTTCAACTGCAGTGACCTATACATTTAGTACCGGAGCTATTCAACCTACCTCTCCTGATGGCTGGTCGTTAACCATTCCTAATACGGACGGCAATCCTTGTTATGTGACACAAGCAACAGCTATCGGATATGGAGATACTTATACGATTCAAAAGAATTCGTGGTCCGCTCCAACAGTGTTAGCTAAAGATGGTAACTCTGATTACATTGACCAACCTGTAGTAGATTGGTATATTGTAACAAACAATACTAACACCCCAACCTCTCCTACGGCGGACATTGAAGTAGAAACTGAATGGACGGATCTTGGTTGGACTCAGGACATGAGTTCTCTCGAACTTTCTGCAAGCAATAAATATCTGTGGAATGCAGAGGTTACACATTATACTATATCGGGATATATAAAAACAAGTCCTCATATTATAACAACCTTTGCAGAAACGGGAAAAGGTATTCAAGACATAGAAGACAAGTTCGCCTTGAACAACGACCCCGAAAATCCTCCCGCCAAAGGTTCAGCGGTTTGGGGAGACAACCCTATTACTCCTACACCACAGAATAAGTATTTGTGGAAGTACGAGATTATTCACTACACAACAGGAGACAGTAAAGAAACAACTCCTACAGTAATCTCGATGTATTCTGCACCTGGTGAGGAGGGTGCTCCTGGATTAAGTGCAGCTGCTGTTTTTCTTTACCAGCGAGCTGCATCTGCTAGCAGTATTACAAAGCCTACAGGAACACTAACATATACATTCGCAACAGGAACTTTATCAGGACAACTCGGTGGATGGAAACAATCAATTCCTGCCTCCGACGGAAATCCTTGTTTTGTTATACAGGCGACAGCCATCGGCACAGGCGAGACAGATACAATTTCTCCGTCAGAGTGGAGCAGTATTACTGAGTTAGTTTCAGATGGTAAAAATGGTACAGATGGTAAAGACGGCGAAGCAGGCATCGGAATTAAAACCACTACTATTGAGTATGCTGTTTTTGATAATGGTGTTCAGTTTCCTCAATCAGGTTGGCAGGCGGACATTCCAGAAGTTGCTCAAGGTAAATTCTTGTGGACAAGGACAACCATTGAGTATACAAATAACACATCTTCCGTATCTTATTCTGTAAGTAAGAATGGCGTAAATGGTACTGACGGTAGTCCGGGTGCTGACGGTGTAGGCATCAAACAGACAACAATTTCATATGTTGTTTCGGATAGTGGAACGGATATTCCACAAACAGGATGGAAGGATACAATTGATGCTACTGGGTCGGGTCAGTACTTATGGACACGAACAGTCATTGAATATACAGATGATACAAGCTCTACCTCCTACTCAGTAAGCAGAAATGGCACCAATGGTATTGACGGTAAAGACGGAACTGACGGTAGAAACTCCGCTGTTGTATATCTTTACAAGAGAGCTGACTCCGCAACAATTGACTGGACAAATGATTTAATATACAACTTTGACACAAAGTCAATAACCAATGTTCCTAAAGGTTGGTATGAAGAAATACCGTCTGGCACAGCTCCGATTTTTGTAACAGCAGCTACTGCATCTTCCAACACCAGTAACGATTCAATTCCCTCATCTGAGTGGGCAACACCTGTTATACTTGCGCAAAATGGGCAGAATGGTCAGGATGGTGCACCAGGAACTGACGGCACAAATGGTCTGAATACCGCTTCTATATTTCTTTACAAGAGAGCTTCTACAGACACGGGATTGACTAAACCAACAGTCAATTTAACATATACTTTTGCTACAGGAGAACTGTCAGGAAATCTTGCAGGATGGTCAAGAACAATTCCCGCATCTGATGGAAATCCGTGCTTTTCAATTCAAGCAACAGCTGTAAGTTCTGAAGCTACTGACACAATACTCCCTTCTGAATGGAGCTCAATTGTTAAATTAGTTGAAGACGGCGCACCGGGCCAAAATGGCACAGACGGTAAAGACGGTACAGATGGTACTAATGGTGTTAATACTGCCATTGTATACTTGTACAAACGTAGCGCAACTACTGCAACAATTAACTGGACTACTACCCTAACTTACAACTTTACGACAAAGAAGCTTACAACTGTTCCTACTGGGTGGAGTTCTACAATCCCTTCAGGAACAGACCCGTTATATGTTACAGCGGCAACAGCAGCGTCTGTAGAAAATACAGACACAATTACTCCAGACGAATGGGCAACACCTGTAATTCTAGTGCAGAATGGTCAAGACGGCGCAGATGGAACAAGTATTACAGCAGTCCTAAATTATTATCTAGCAACCAATGTAAGTACAGGTGTAACAAGAGACACGGAAGGCTGGACAACAGATATCCAGACAATAAGTTCTGACAAACCTTATTTATGGAATTATGAAGAGGTTAAATACAGCAACACAGTATCGACATATACAGACCCGTGTATTATAGGCGCATATGGCTCACAAGGCGAACCAGGTTCTGCTGGTGTTGGAATAACTAGCATTGTTGAGTATTACGCGCTTAGTGCCACAACAACTCGACCAACAACAGGATGGTCTACGAACCTTCCGTCAATGGATGCCACCAATAGATACCTCTGGAACTATTCTGTAATAACTTATACAAATGGCGACACGTCTGGTTCGGTAACAGATGCTTTAATCATCGGTGTATATGGAGACAGCGTTCTGTCTGTAGAAATTCAAGCAGATAACGGGACACTATTCAATGCAAAAGCTATGTCTACAACATTGAGTGCAGATGTTTATCTCGGAGTTAAACAACTAACAGTAAGTGCTACAGGTGTTGTAAAAGACGGGGCTACAACAATAGGACAGTTAAACTGGTTTGCTAAAGAGCGGTTTACTGGAAATGGAACATCAACAACATTTGACTTAGGTCTTGACATTTTAAATGCAACGACAAGTCCTAAAGTAGAAATTACAATAAACGGAACTACTACTACAGAATTTACAGTTGTTGATAAAGATACAATTAAATTCAATACAGCCCCTGCAGATGAAAGTATAATCCTAATTCAATATCTTACATCTACGTCGGATAAAGTTACAGTAACTAGAACTGATGTTAGAGGTCAAGTTGTAATAATCTGTAAAGTTGTATCTTCTTCAAAAACATTAACATTATCCGAAGTTACAATTAAAGATTTGAATGATACTAGCTCTTTAAAGAGTTGGTACATGTTAACTGTCGACAATGTTACATTTGTCTCTGCTCCCACCGTTGTATATGACGAGAATGATTCTTCTGTTGTTCCTACAGGTGAGTACAAAAACAAAGTTGGTGATGCTGAAGAAGTAACAGTGTCGTTTACTTGGCAGGATTCCGCTCCTATAGTAAACAGTGGTACAGTCAGTAAATTGTGCTACACTTTCCAGATGATTATCTTTTCTGATAATAGCTGTACTGCAGGAAATGTTGAAAGGTCAGCTGCATTTGATGCTGGTGTAGTAAGTTGGTTACAGGCGCAGGAAGCAAAAGATGCTGCAGATAACGCTCAATCATCTGCCGACAATGCCCAAAATACAGCAAATGATGCTTTAGACGGTACACACCAGAATGCAGAAAATATACAACATGTCCAGCAAACATTAACTGCTATAGACGGTGTCCTTGCTGCAAAACTCGACACAGTTACCTTTACTCCATATAAAGAGAACATTGACTCATTTATGCAGTTCGATATTCAGAACAGCACGATGACTCTTGGAAAAGGCAACTTCAAACAGCAAATGTCCCCTACAAAGAATAGTTTCATGGAAGGTTCTACCGAAGTAGCGTACATTTCTAACCAAGAATTGTATATAAACAATGCTACTGTGAATAACAAATTATCTTTAGACGAACAATGGGTTATAACATTCGATTCGTCAAGTGGATTGATAATAAAACATATCTAAACTACAAACGAGGGATAAAATATGAGTACTGTTTCATTATCATTTTATAAAGCCAGACAAGGTCTGCCCAATGTAGGATTAACATGGGTAGATTCAACAACAAATCCTATAGTGATGGGATACGACAACGCTAGCTTCTGGGACCAGGGTGTTGTTTATACGATGCCGATTTCAGTAACTGCAGGGTATCAAGTTACCGGGTTGAATTTCAACATTGGAAATATTGCCTCCAATGATAGCTATGAAAACGTAACGGTTTATGCGTTGATTTATGACTACGACCCTGTATCGGCGTTTAGTACTGAAGCTCCTAGCACTGCGGTTATCGGAAGATCCGTGGCCTGGATTAACGGTTGGGAAGGGACGGCAAATATTGTAGTAAATGTTCCCTGCAATATAACGTCCTCTGGAACATATTATATGTTTTTAACAACGAACGGGACAAATTCTCTTAACCCGTTTATGAAGGGTGTAACAAACATATCTTGTTCACTGAGTGAAATAAGGCCGGAAACCCCTGCAACCTCCATCAGTGTTTCTACAACGCTGTATATGGACCAGCAGTTTCAGATCGTATGGAATCCGTCCAGATCAGATTACAAGTATGATGTTTGGTACTCCTTTGTACATCATAGCGGAATGCAGTTAATCGGCGAAAAAGTTACGGGCGGGTCTATGTGGTATACTGCCCCCTCAGATTCTCTTGCAAGCAACATACCGAATGCTACTTCAGGGTCGTTCAGAATCTATGTATATTCTTATAACAGTGGCGGTGCTAAAGTAGGAGAAACTTCTGCGGAGTTCACGTTGAGCATCCCGACTAACAACCGACCTCCTACATGTGCCGCCGGATGGGCTTCTGCTACTTATGAAGTTAAAGCAGGAAACTGTGTGGCGGGCTTTAGTGAGGTAAAGGCTACACTAGATACAAGTAAAATAACCTGTAACTATGGCTCCACATTAAGAGAAGTTAGAATAAGCTGTAATTCATTCAATACCAGCATAACTGAATCAGGAACGTTTAATCTGGGAAAAGCAATTACTGGTAACAATATTGTAACTATAACAGCATATGACTCTCGAGGGTTGGGCACAACTTATACTAAAACGATTGTCGGTAAAGCGTACTACCCTCCATCATTTAACAGCCTGTCTGTAATACGATGTGACTCCTCTGGTAACGAATCTTCTTCGGGAACTTACTATGCAGTAACACCGTCAGTTTCACATACTTCATACGATGGAAATAACTGGCTGTTGATAAGGACTCGTTGGCAAGTGTTTGGAGGTTCGTACAGCGATTATACCGACATACAGAACAATGTGAAATCAGATCCTGTTGGGGGAGGAAACATTGCAACAACAGCCTCGTATCTGATTGAAGTACTGGCTATTGACTCTTTTGGGCAAACTTCTACTCAAACACGTACTTTAACAAATACAAGTGTTGCTGCAACTCTTAATTTAAAGTCCAATGGCCTTGGAGCTGCATTCTTCGGACTTTCGTCAACTGACAAAGAGTTAACTGTCTTCGGAAGAGTAGGTGTAAACTCACCCACAAACTTAGGATTTGCACAGTACAATGCTGACGGTGCTCTTCTTCTGGCTTCAGGAGATGCTTGGGGATCTGGCAATGGTATATATAAAGGAAACGGAGACGGCATCAAAATGGGGGCAGACGGATTTTGCAACATCGCTATTAAATCTTGGTACGGTATAGGATTTGTTGATGGTAACGGAGATTCTGGAGTTGCTGCAGGAGTTGATTGCAGATTAGGAGACGTGTATGCAAGAAGAGATGTTAGAGCAGGGTCTTGGGTATATGGACAACGGCTACAACTTGAATCAGAAAATGGAAACGGGGTTGTTAGACCAAAAGGCGGAGCTTCAAGCTGGGGAGGTGCACGTGACCAGGCATTAGTAAGAAATGCTGACTTTGATGCATCTAAACAGGCATTCTGGCCCGTTACTTCTTCAAAATGTAACATAGGAACTTGGGAGGTCGGGTCACTAGGAAACGATTACTACTTCAGTTTTGTTTCAGATGAAAACTATAATGCGGGAAATAACAAAGCAGAAACTTCAATTCGTATGGGAACTGACGGGTCAATGTTCGCGAAGTATTTCTATGCGGGGGAGGGTGGATTCTTCTTAGACAACAATTATTTGTCTAATAGTTGTGGTACCGCAGAGCCTTCTGGTTGGTGGAGCGGAAAATTGTATTTTCAGTATTCTTAAGGAGGAAAACTAATGCCGACAGTTAATCTGACAGTTACAGACGAGGTTGTAGTTACAATGGCGGCTGCCAATGCTAATTACTCTGAAAATAGTCATCCGGCGGTGGGTCATTCGGGATCTCCTTGGAACGATGTGTTGGGTAATGGGTACATCTATTATTACGACTTCTACTTTGTCCTGCCCAGCAATGCTCGTATAAACAGTGTTACTATAACCTGTGGAGTTTCTAACAAATATACTAATAATTACAATACGAACCCGTTAAGGTTCTGGGATAGAACCGCATATGTTTTGTCCAACGAGACTTCCTTTTCTCAAGGACAAACTGGTTACATACAATGGTCCCCCACACAAGGGTTAACATCGGGACAGGCTCATTATATGCGTGTTGAATTAAACACTAATGGGAATGTGTATTATGGTGTTAATGAAATCACATATGTTACGGTTACGTGTGATTATACACTACTTGGGGGAACTTGGTTGAATGTGAGTGGAACATGGAAACGAGTACAGCCTTGGCTTAATGTTAATGGAACATGGAAAAGAGTAACTATCTGGTTGAATGTAAATGGAACCTGGAAACGATGTGGATAGCAAAATATTGTATCAATAAACAACAATAGTATATTAGGAGTGTATTTATGGCGTTATATTCTTTAGCTTTTCCTAATATGTTTTCTAGTGAAAGCGTTAACTTATATAAAGACAAACAGGCTACATTAACAAATCTCAAGCTCTTGCTTGCGACAGAAGCCACTTCTTTATTCGGAGACCCCGGATACGGAACAAGACTTATGCAAACAATATATTCTCAAAATGATTTTGTATTGAGGGACTTAGTTATTGACGAAATATACACGGCAATTAAGACTTATATGCCGCAGATGCTTGTTGAAAGAAAAGACATTTCGATTATTGCTGAAGATGATAAGTTGTATGCTGAAATAAAAGCTGTTAGTGCAACTGATTATACTTTAGATTTATATAGAATACAACTGACAGACACAGAAGAAATCTAAGCAGTAGAATTGGAGAATGTAGATGAGTATACAAAATCCATTAGGACCTCTTAGTTATACAAACAAAGATTTTGAAAGTGTATACGTAGAGTTACTAGACCTAGTTAAGAAATTAACATATAAGTGGGACCCCTCGGTGTCAAATGAATCTGACCCTGGGGTTATTCTGCTTAAACTGAATGCTTTAATAGCGGACAAGATAAACTATAACATCGACAATAACATTCTTGAATGTTTTCCAGAAACTGTTTCGCAGTTGTCCAACGCTCGACAACTATTTGCACAGTTAGGCTATTTCATGAAATGGTACCGTTCCGCTTCTACCATTATATCTATGAAGTATATAGGGGATACAACAGAAGTACCGTCTTATACAATTCCTAAGTTTACTATGGTGACAGACAGTGAACGTGAAATCATTTATTCCATTATCGGAACGTCCGGCACGCAAGAAATCGACCGAAGCGTTAGTGATGTTCATCTTTTAACTGACGGAACAATTTCTTCTGCAGTTGTTATGGAAGGTGTTGCTACAACTTATTCAATAAATGGTGAAACAAACATCAATGTTTCTCATTTGGATACGAAGAATAGGTTGTATTTTGATACCAACATGATAGCAGAAAACGGAATCTTCATAACAAACTCTGACAACACCAATTACAATGAGTGGGTAAAGAAGGACAATCTGTTAGTAGAAGAACCGGGACAGACAATCTATCGTTTCGGAACAACGTCAGACGGTGCATATTGCTATCTGGAATTCCCCGAAGATGCTGAGCTACTATTTAAAAACGGCATCAACATAACATATCTTAGAACAGATGGTCTTGCGGGAAATGTTGCGGCAAATGTACTTACTGACTTCTATTATTCATTTGCCCCTGTTGAAGACACCTCTGTAACCATCAACGCAGACAGAGTAAAGGTAATGAATATCTACAGTGCAGTTGACGGGAAAGACCCGGAAACTATTGAAGATGGATACAAACATTACAAGAGAACTATAGGAACATTTGATACCCTTGTAACATTAAGAGACTACCTGAATTATTTACTCAATTCTGAACTTGTTTCTAATGGTTTTGTTTGCGACAGAACAAACGATTTACAGAATACTTACAACATAGTTACACTTAAAGATAGTATTCTATCCTCTGTACATGTTATTGAAAAAGATGCTATTCCTGGGTATCTGTCAGGAACAACATTTTATGCAGGAAAAGTAGGAACAATATACTACAATGCGTATACAGCGGAGCAGATAGGAACATCTTATTGCTACGACCTCGATTCTGGTAAAGTATACAATCTTGTTAAAGGAGCATTTGACGAAGTTTCTTCAACACCAAACTTTGATGCCTTTTCATTAAAGTTATATCTTTTACAGTATATGCCAGCAGTTACAACAGCTGCTGCACACAGTTTAACATTTAATATGTTAAGTAACAATCAACAGGATACTGTTAAAGATTATTTGCAAGATGTCAAGTCTTTACAACATGATTTCAAAAATCTTGAGTCACCTAGTAGCGTATCGTCTCACTTCTGCTTTTTCAAGAATAAGTTTCCGATTGATTGTCGTATTACAACACAGTACCCATTAAGTTCCGTTGAAGCTTCTGACATGATGGGAACTATAAAATCCGCCCTGTATAATAAGTTGAGTTCAAAAGAACTTGATTTTGGGTCAGAAGTAACACTGGAAAAAGTAAAAGAAATTATTCAAGCTTCTGATGCAAGAATAAAAGATGTAAACATGGCAAATATAGAGTTTACTACATATGCTGTGTATTACGATAAAAATCTAGTTGACACAGGCTACCCATTTGTTGAAGTAGCAATCAACACCCCAGAAGATAAAGTTGACATATCATATCAGTTTACGAACGAGTCTGTTCCTATTGCCGACCCTCAAGTGTTTATGCGGAAAGCAGGCGAGACAAACTACGAGCCTATTACGTTTGTTTATAGTAGTCCAAACTGGAAACTAAACACAACAAATGTTAATTTAACAGATTATGGTATCTACTTCAAGTATGAAGAGACATTTATTGCAACAGCAAATCAAACACAGTTCACTGTAGCTTACGCAGTAAATCGTATAGAGAGTGTTACCCGTAGTAGAGTTGAGTTATCGGGATCAACCTTTAGTAATAAAGTTGTTACTTTACCGTCTCCGTCATCTACTGGAGTTCCTGTTGTTATTACTTATTGGTCGACTGAAGGGTCAAATATTGTAACTGGTGACAAAATTACGGCACGTATCTCTTATAAGACACAGTTTGAAGATGAGATATATGCTAAGTCTATACTTGCCGGAAAAACTCCGTTAATCATTTCCGGAAATAAATACACACATCGTTTTGACCAGACTTACAACAGCAACCGTCCAAACAATGAAGCACAAGATAAATATGAAGTAAACGATGTTAAATATGTAAGAACTAATGTTGACATAGCTGTGAGTAACACTTCAAATGAGTATACACTCAGAGACAATGAAAGCATTCAGTTCTACTCACCAAACCTGATAGATGCAACAAGTTATTCAAACTATGTTAAGTTTGAGTTCTATACACCCAATGCTTCTAGTAAAGTAATAAACGCTAATACAAACTATCAGTTACTCCCAAATGAGTATTTGTTCCTGTACTGGAAAGATAGCGACAACAAAGATGCTTACTACAGATTTGCTAGTTATGGTAAAGGTCATATCGTCTGTCCTACATTTGAACTGACCTCTAGTAATACGTCTGTTGGAGGAGCTTTCTTACAGTCAGAAACAGACTTGAGCCCGAATAATTACACCAGTACGGACAATATGGGATACCTAGCAGATCTTTCAAGTGCAGTTGGTCTAAACTTGAATTCTGCTGCAAATATCTTGTCAGGCACAAAAACTCTTGTCATCAAGAAAATAAATGAAGTTACTATCAACTCTTCTGATGGTTGTTATTGTTACTGGATACTAAACGAAACAACTGAAGATTTACAGTATTATGAATTTCCCGTAAACCACGGAAATGATACAACACACGACAGGTTATTAGATGCAGGAGAGTATTTCATATATTCAAATGCTGACCTGAGCGAGATGTCAATTCTGGGTTCCGGAACAAGAGTTCACGTTGTAGAGCCTAACACAGAAATAAATATGTGGAGAGTTAAAGTTCTAGATTCTTCTGTTATCTTAAACTCTGGCGCATCTGCTCTTGCTAACTACTGGAAAGAAATTCCAACAAATGGATATGTAGAGTTAACAGAGAATAAGATATACACATTGAATGCAGGAACAAAATTCAGGCTTGTGAATGACAATCTTGCATCTTGGTCTAGAGTATTCAATCGAGGCGGTGTAAAGTCAGGATCAAATGTAACTCCACACACAACATCTAAAACAGTTAATTCCTGGGTTGACGGTACAAGCAATACAATAACATTTACTCAAACAAGTGTTACAGGAATTGTGTCCGTTGTTTATACGACAACAGGGGAAGGTGCCGTAACAGTTACCAACTATACCTTCAATCAAGGAGCTCAAACCTGCACAGTTGATACAGGTGTTATTCCGAATGGCGCAACAGTAGTTGTTACATACACCTACGCAGAGAATACAACTGACCCAACTTCGTTGACATTACAAGGATTTACAATCGGGTACCAGAGCCCAGAAGATAACGCTTGGGTGTTTCTACCTCAGATGGAGCTTCAGAATAGTAGTGGAAATGTTGTCTCTTGGAATGCGCAATCGTTGTTAAACCTGAAGGTTGGTCCGGACACAGAACGAGTACTCCTGTCAAATCAGACCATTGAATTCCAAACAGCAAATGCTTCTGATTTTTCTTCTTATGTAATAACGGGTGCAGATAAAGAGTCCAATAACTATTATCAAACAGCTCTTATTTCTTCAATGTCTATTGATTCTGATGGTAGTTCGGATAAACTTCCTACCTATATTGTAGACAGCGAAGGAAATAGACGTTATATGAATCTTCTTGTCTACCAGAAGCAACTTTCCACAGATACTGTTGTATATGGAAAAGACGATGTTAAGATTAAATTGGTTGCGGGAGCTTCCGGAAAAACAGCTACAATTCAGTTCATTCTTCCTAAGGGAAGATACTTGATTCCGTTTAGTAATACAAATAAGTTCCCTGACAATGATTCGTTGACAATACAGTTTGATGGAGAAAATCTAACTTCTCTTAACTCAACACAAACTGATTTGAAGGGACAACGTACATATTACTTAACATTTGAAGTTACAGACGATACTATTACGAGCAATCATCAGTTAACCGTTACCAGAACAATGTCAACAGAAGAAGTTACAATAACGCTTCAGAACCCGTTCTTGTATACGCATCCTGACAGTATTAGCGAAGAGTATTTTGAACGTATGTTAACGTTGATTCCAAGATTTGATGTAGACAACATATTCAACTACACATATCAAGTAGATGACGATGAGTTGATTGCAAATCCTCTCGAAGCTGCTTCCTTCCTAAATACGAATCACATCTATAACAAGTTCACAATATGTCAGTTTGACTCTTCCGACAAAACTTCAATCTATATAGCAGGTAAGAGATAATGAGTATAATAAATGTACAAGAAATGACTCCTCAGATCTACACTGAGGAGTCAAGAGACTTTCAGCTTTTGTCTCGTTTATATGATTGTGTATTCAATGGAATGAAATTCGATACGGATTCAATTGTAGAATTGATAGATACGCAACAGTGTAGAACTAGTATATTACAACTACTACAAACTAAATTAGGCTTCTTTACTGAAAAGAAAATAGACGACGAAAAACTCCGTAAAGTTCTAGAATGTTTCCCGATCCTAGTAAAGAATAAAGGGTCGTTAAAAGCAATAAAAGAAACGTTATACTTGTTCTTAAGAATGTATTCCGTTTCTTCTGATTTGGAAGTTTACTACTTAAAAACCCCATACAGTAAACCTTTTTCTGAAGCAATGCCTTGTGTGTTAGCAAATGGAAAATTTCCAGAAAACAACAGCTTAGTAGTAAAAATACACTCATTTTCAACAAAACCCGACATTACAGTACTAGAAGAAATTTTTCGCTATATTCTGCCTGCCGGTATAAATTACTACATAGAATTTGATAAGAACGTCGAACTTCCCGATATTGTATTGTATAATGTAGACTCCGCAGAGTTAATCTTTGTTTCGGATAACTTGAATGCTGAAGTAAGGGGAACTCCTCAAGGGATGTCAAATGCGGAAACTAAATACCGTGTGGGTGCAGCAAACACTGCCCCTGTCATTTCTACAACAAGTTACAACAGCCCAAGATTTGTTGGATACTACACCAAACTGGAAGACGCAGAAAATTACATAAATACTCTTACAGAAAAGTTGTATACCGTAGCAATAGTAAACGATGCTATGGGCAGGGGAGAGCCTGTTATTGTAACTGGAATAGATGCTGAGAATGGAAACTTAGAATTTGGAAGAATTGATTTCAAGGGAACTGTTCCGTCAATTCCTCGTTCAAGAAGGACTTCTCGTAAAAAAACAATTGAACTGAAAGCACAACTAGGTCTCCCACAAATCTCTCTAGTATACTGTGAGGGAAAATACTACTTACAGTTAAACGGTGTATGGGAAGAGTGTAATTTTGCAAGATATATACTACAAGCCTACGGATTGGAAGATCCAGATCGGAGAACGAAGTGAAAAATATAACTGAAACTTGGTACAATGGAAATGTTAATGTAAAATTAAAAATAAAGGACCGAGTATTCTCCTTCCAGTCCCACAATGAAGGACTGCCTGCTTTGTTTGAGTCTTTTGCAAGAATAATGAGCGGAAACTACCGAGGGGATTGTGACATTCCGAAGTACATTGACGTAAGAAAGCTAGTACCTGGCAGTACCAATGACTTCCTGTCCTATTTAACAATAAATAGACTTCCGTTAACAGGAGCAAGCTGGAAGGTAGACAATCAAGGAAGATTTGTTGCTAACTTTACAGCGGTAATCTCAAGCGATATGTTATACGCCGCTGTTCCTGTTGATTCTACAGATGTGTTCATGTTATATCTAGTGACGGACACAGAAGATAAAACAGGAAAAAGAGATTTGGCAAGACTAGAAATTCCAGCAGAACAGTTGTCAAGAATTGTCCCTGGTGTAAATGCTATAATTGAATGGGCAATGAGAATGACAAACCCAGATGAAGGCTAAGGAGAAATAAATGGCAACGATAACTTCAAACAAAATAAATGTATTCCCAGCAACAAGACGTGGCGGGAGTAAACCCCTTGCTAAGCTGATGTCAGAACAAGCACTTGTTGGTATTACAAACAAACTAATTGATTTAGACGGATTCGTCATATCCGATGTAGATGTATTAACAGATGATGCGCCTCTAGAATTTAATCTATTTGGATATTATTTCCGTATTGAAGACCCTGTAAGTTCTATCGGGCTAGGAACTACCTACACCTCTGGTAGTGTATATGCTCATATAGAATTAGTTTCAGCAACAGCTGACGACGGTCTTGTATATAACGAACTGTGGGGGCAAGACGACAATAATCTTTACACAGGCCTTGTAATTGACAATGCCCTTGAGTATACAGCACAACATTCAGGTGTTGTAAAGACCCTTAAGTTGGCGCAACTAGATAACGACGGAAGTTGGAAAGTTCCCGAAGAAAGTAAGATTCGGTTCTCTAAAGACTCACTTGACCTGTCAGTTATTGACGGCGGAGTTATTGAATAACTAAAATATACACGCTACTTGAGGGCATCTGTAATGGATGTCCTCATTTTGTTGTATAGAAAGTAAACATAAGTTCTTAACTAAGTAAACGGCTTGTTCTTTACTAAGTTAACAGCCTGTTCTTAACTAAGTTAGGACAAATAATAACAATATAAAATTAACAAATAATAGTATTAAATTATATATTTTGAAATTAAGAAATTTCAAGTTGATTTCAGTATCTATATATAATAGAATATTATTGTAGAAAACAGGAGCTTATAGAATGAAAAGAACAGTTATAACTTGCCCACGTTGTGGTGCAGAATATTTGGCACAAGAAATCTATTTACCTACAGCTTTTTTTGGAAAGGCTAACTATATTGAAAGATCCGGAGACACTCATAAGATTTTAGAAGTTTACGGAACAGATATAGACACGGAAGAATGTTATACATGTAACTATTGTGATACTCCATTCAGAATAAGCGCAAAGATTAGTTTTAGTGCTAAAGAAGATACAGACCATAATTTCAACGAAGATTATACAACTATATTAGCCACGGATAAAATTCTACTCCCAGAAGATTGATATATCATTATTTTTAAGGAGTGTTTAAAATGTTATCCAGCCTTCTTCTGATTATACTGATGGCACTAGTAGAGAATGAAATTGTTTCTTATCTCTGCTTGATTCTTATTGGTATCAGATGTGTAAGTTGGATAGCAAAACATGTCCCGAAATAAAGAAAGGGGTAATATTTTTGAACAGGACTTCAGAATATCGTCGTTTTCGTGAAGAAGTATATCAGCAGAAACTTAAAAGATTGCTTAGTGATTCTCCGTCTGTAGCTGTTTGGTGGAACAACTATTACAACAGAAAGTATCTTAAACAGTATTACTATGGTAGCCCTTATCACAAGAAGATGTCTCATAAGTGTGTTCGGAGAATTGATTTCGAGGAAACTAAATCTAAAGGAAACCTTCATCGGAAATATTACGACTATAAATGGCGTATCAGTTGATGTTTGACGACGCAACGGGGGTAGCTGACATTTTCTTCTATTTGAAAGGTTAGGTTACCTTTGTCAGCTACCTTTCTTATATACCCCTTATAAAAGGAGATAAATTGTTTGATAACGATTGAAGAAAAATTAAACAGCAAGGTTCCCGGCACCTCTTCTCTGTATGTTAGCTTTGAGTACAACAAAGACATTATAGAAGCACTTAAAAACAGTGTTACTGTAGCTAACTATGACAAGAAAAGTAAGATGTGGGAAGTCCCTGTTACTGACCTTGCTTCAATTATAAATAGTGTTAATGTTTTTGACGATATTGAGTTAAAGTTGAAGCCTGATGAAAAGAAACATCCTGTTAAAGATGTTCAACTTAGCGAGTTTAAAACAACTCCGTTTCCATATCAAGCCGACGGGATAAAATTTGGCCTGTCTCATGATAAATGGCTACTTCTTGACGCACCCGGTCTTGGAAAAGCCGTTAGTTTAGATACTAGTGTGTATACTCCTACGGGTAAAACCACAATGGGAGAATTAAAAGTAGGAGATTTTGTTATAGACAAAGAGGGCAATCCTTGCAAAGTGTTAGCAGTGTATGACCACGATAACCTGAATATGTACAGAGTTACATTCACAGATGGCTTAACTGTTGACTGTTGCGAAGACCATTTGTGGTTATTATCCGACGGAAGAGTTGTTCCTACTAAGTGGTTTCTTGAGAATGATTGTAGAAAATCTTACAGACGTATTGACTCAAAAGAAACGCCTTACTATGTGCCCCTAACAAAACCCATTCAGTTTGTTCATCAAAATGTCCCAATTCAACCCTATTTGTTAGGGGTCTTACTTGGTGACGGTAGCATCTCAAAATCCATTGATATTACAACTGTGGATGAACATATTGTAAACAAAGTAAGGGAAAACCTTCCCGAAGATTTACAGTTGAAAAAGTGCGCCCCAATATCCTATAGAATATGCCAGAAAGAGGGACAAGTTATTACAAACAGAGGTTACGTATGGTATGCGGACGGCGTTAGAATTGGGTCAGGTAAAGAGGTGTGCAGATATCTAGGGTTGCCGACAGATAATACTAATCTTATGTATAAAAAATTGGACGAAATAAAATATAGTATTAATCAAAACAGTTTATATGCCGGGTCTAGGTGGTCGTACAGAAGAGAAGCTGGAAATCCCTTGCATCAAGACCTTCTTGACCTGGGATTGTTTGGTTGTACTTCTCACACCAAATTTATTCCTGATGTCTATAAGTACAACACTGTTGAAGTTAGAATGGACGTTCTTCGAGGACTGTTTGACACAGATGGTTATGCTGCTAAGGATAATCACTTAGATTACTCAACTGTCTCTGAGAAATTGTGTGACGATGTTCGTGAAATTGTAGAGTCCCTAGGAGGAATATGTCATAAACATGTAGGACAAGCTAAATATAACGGGAAGTGTACAGGATTGTCCTATAGTCTAACCATACGTGTAGCCGACCCTTCCTTGTTTGTAACCCTGCCACGTAAGAAAGAGTTGTTAAGAGCAAGAAGCAATGGAGGTAATCCGAGAAGGCGGTTTGCTAAAATTGAGCCCATAACTTTGAAAGTTGGACGATGTATTACTGTTGACAGCCCTTCAAAGACGTATCTAATCGAAGGGTGCTGTGTAACACATAATACGTTGCAGATGCTTTACTTGGCTCTCGAACTGAAAAAGCGTGAAGGGATTGAGCACTGTTTAATTATTTGTGGTGTTAACAACCTTAAATTCAACTGGAAAAGAGAAATTGAAAAACATACTAAGGAAAGTTGTTACATATTAGGTCAACGTATTACAAAATCTGGTAAATTCACAATCGGAAGTGTGAATGACAGAGTTGCTGATCTAAACAGGACCATTGATGAATTCTTTGTTGTAACAAACATTGAAACTTTAAGAGATGCAAATGTTGTAAAAGGAATCAATAAAGGCGCAAATAAGTTCGACCTCATTATCATTGATGAAGTCCATCGTTGTAAGAATCCTACAGCTGTTCAGTCTAAGAATTTTCTGAAGTTAACTTCTGCAAAGTATCGAGTAGCTTTAACGGGAACGTTACTTCTTAATAGTCCTCTTGATGCTTACATTCCATTGAAGTGGATTGGTAAGGAACATTGCAGTTTTAGTAACTTTAAGTATTACTACTGTAACTATACAGGGTTCTTCAACAACGATTTTGTAGGTTACAGAAATGTTGATACGTTAAAGGAACAGCTTAACGAGTGTTCACTAAGAAGAACGAAAGATCTTCTTGACCTCCCAGAAAAGACAATAATTACGCAGATTGTAGAAATGAACCCCACACAGGAAACATTCTACTCCAACATTCAAGCAGGTATTGTTGACCAGGTCGACAAAGTAGATATGTCTACAGCAAACATTTTGTCAATGGTAGCTCGGTTACGGCAGGCTACAGAATGTCCCTCTGTTCTTACAACAGAAAGTATAAAGTCTGAAAAAGTTTCTGTTGCAGAAGATCTCGTAGAACAGATTGTGTCGGGTGACGAAAAAGTTGTTGTATTCAGTACATTTAAAGACACTTTAAATACGCTAAAGGAAGACCTCAAACAGTATAAACCGCTACTTTGTACAGGCGATGTTCCTGATGTTATCATAAACGAGAACATAGAGAAATTTCAAAATGACAATGAACACATGGTAATGCTCTGTACAACTAGTAAGATGGGTACGGGTGTTACACTAAATAGAGCAACACATGCAATCTTTGTTAGTAACCCTTGGACGGCAGCAGATTGTCAGCAATGTGAAGACCGTATTCACAGAATTGGTTCAAAGAAGCCCGTTTTCATTCACTATCTTATTAGCAATAACACCATTGACCAGAGAGTTGATGAGTTAGTCCATGACAAGGGAGCAATTAGCGATTACATTATTGATGATAAGATAGAAGAACGAAGCATCGACAGCCTCCGAAAATACATACAGGGTCTTACTGTATGATGTTAGTTGATTTATGTTACCTCTTATTATAAAATAAGAGTGTAAAATAAATAAAGGAGTTGTTCCAGATGACGACCTACGCCATTAAAGTACAGAATACGATGAGATCCACGAACCCCCGTTATAACACTGAAGGTCCTATGACACTTTATCATTATATCGGAAGGAATGGTTGGATGTCTGGGCAGCCTATGTATGAGGGGTACTCCACCCTTCGTGGTGCTAAGATCGGGTTGGCAGCTTACATGAAACAGCATGAGGACTTCATCAAGACGCCGCTGTACAAGGACGGGTTCTGGGACGAAGTTGTTATCGGCATTGTTCCGATGAACGGCGAGCATGAAATCACTTCTGAGGAGATGCAACAACTACACCTCCTCAGTTTAATATAAGAATAATGGAGTTTTCACATATGGTAGAAACAGATGTACTTCAGAAGCTGTTTAGAGCATTTCCCAATTCTGTGATAAATCATTCTCTTGAGTTTGTTGCAGATGTTAACCCTCGAGTTAATTCTTATTTCTGTTTATTAAACTGTAACTCTGAAGGAAATGTACCGTACTGTTTGTGTAGTCGATGCAACAAACCCATAAAGAACATTCTGTATGTTGTTCAGAGTGATAGCACTGATATCGAGATGCTGTATCTTGGAGCAGATTGTGTTAAACATCTCGACTAAGAAATGGTGCCGTTTAATGGCTGGAACTAAGGAGGGTTGAAAATGGATGAATATATCAACAAGCAAGCTGTCGACGTTGCGCCTGTCCGTCATGGACGTTGGGAAAATGGCAACCCCATTTGCCCCGTGTGCGGTGAAGATAAGTTTAAGGATTTAGACGCCGACATTTGGAGCGACTGGAAGCCCCCATTTTGTCCCAATTGTGGTGCAAGAATGGACGATGTGGAAAAATGAACGGTTTTGGAGCTTGGAGAAAGGACGGCAAAGAAAATGACAAAACTTGACCTTGTAGAGAAAGCAATCAATTTTGCAATGAACGACTTGTGCGGAAGTCATCTTGATATGCCTTGCGGATGTGATGGGTGCCCTTATGGAAATGTCCGTAGAGACGATGATGGCAACCCCGATTGCAGGGGATTTGTTCTTGACGAGTTTATTAACAAGTATCATGACGAATTTAAGGAGAAGAAAGAAAATGAAAGCTATGTTGTCCCAGCCGATGGCTGGAAAAACGGAACAAGAGATCATTGAAACACGAAATCGTGCTATTGCTGAGCTGGAACGACGCGGGTATGAAGTAGTGAACACACTTTTTACGGATGAATGGTATAGCCATGAAAAAATGGCGGATCGAGGCGTTGTTCAGATCCCGCTTTGTTTTCTTGCAAAATCGCTAGAGAATATGAGTCTCTGTCATGCTGCTTATTTCTGTACTGGCTGGGAGAATGCGCGAGGCTGCCGAATTGAACATGACGCAGCGGTTGCTTACGGGCTTGAGGTGATAGAGGAATGAGGTTGACTGACGCAGATGCCCTGAAATTAGCTATCCCGGAAACAAGCGTTGACGCATTTCAGAATTGTAGAAACTGCACCCTTCTTAGTAAAGAACAGGTACTTGAACTTATCGATGCAGCGCCTACAATAGAGGTTGACCGTCCCACCCGCAGCCAATTCAAGCGTATGGCGGTGCAACTAGGCTATGAGAAAGTAGTTTACTGTAAGTATTGCAAACACCGGGACCCCGAAAGCAAGCGTTGTGATTGTGGCTGTTGGCACTACCCGTTTATTACACGCGATACTGATTTTTGTCCTTACGGAGATGTTTTGACGAATACGAACTACGAACCCGTAGAACCTGATATGAGTTATAACCTAGTTGAAAAGTCGGCACATAGTATAGTATAATAGAAACATAAAATAAAAGGGAGAACTACTCAATGAATCTTCAAGTCTGTGCTCCGCACCAAGAGTGTGTTTATAATTGTCCGTTTTGTGTTGCTCGTGGGCATAAGCATAAGTATCAGTTTAAGGATATTTATAAAGACGGACTTAATCAAGACTATTTTAACGCACTGAAGCGCACAATTAAAAATTGTAATATCGACACCGTCATTATCACCGGCGAATGCGACCCAACTCAGAATATGCGCTGGGCGCGTAAAGTTGCGGAAGTCGCAAAATCTTGTGGAGTTAAGACTGAAATCCAGACACACAACCTCTCAATGAAAATTGAGCAACTTGATTTTGTTGATGTAGTCAGTTATTCTATCACTAATGCACGCGAATATCTTTCTTCTTGGCAATGCATAAACAACTATCACGGTGATGCAACTTCCCGTATGGTAATTATTCTCACAAAAGAATTGAATTTCTTAAATGAAAATAATTTCTGTCGTATGGGTTTTGACCAAGTTACTTTTAAATCTCTCAACTATGGTGAAGACGAAAAAATAAATAAGTGGATTGATGAGAACACTATTGAACTTGGTCAATTTAAAGATATTGTAAGTTCTCGCAATGGCAGTAAATTTTCTATCCGTCTTGACACCACTTGTCAAGATGCCACGGGTCGATATCTTATTTTTAGAAGCGACGGAATGGTTTACGACAGTTGGGAAAGTGATAGAGGCATATGGATTGGTGGAAGCAACAATGAGTAAATTGTACTTGATGACTGGTGTTAGTGGCTCCGGTAAAACCACTTTTGCCAAAGAATTTGCTCATAAGAATAATCTTCGTTGTCTTAATATTGACAATTTTTATTATGCCACTTTCGGCGATGAAAATGTACATAAGCACGAATTTGACGTATGGATGATGTTTTATCGTGCAATTGAACTAGCTTCGCGAGACAATGTTGATATAATTATTGACACCAACGCACCGACCATCTCCAATAGGGACGAAATCTATAATTGGTTTGGTCATATGTTCACGGAAAACTATATGATTTATATATACGCCCCTATTGAATTATGTTTGAAAAATAATTCAAGTCGTAAACGAATAATCCCGCAAAACGAATTGATAAAAATGTATAACGACTACGAACGCCCACAACTGGATGAGGCTCGTAAATGGGATAAAATTTACGAAATTTGTAATAACAATAATGTATTTAGTGAAATGAACGAAATTTGTACAAATGAGATAACTATCTGTTGAATGGAGTAACAAATATGATAAAACCTAAACCGTGTCCTTTCTGTGGCAGTACCCCGTACATCAGGGAGATTGTTTTTTGCGATCTGCCCGCCGCAGTAGCAGCCGATGACGGCTTGATTGAGTACATCAAAAAATATCGAGTGATTTGCGACAACGCCGTCTGTTTTTGTCATCAGCAAACACGGCTTTTCTCTACGCCAGAAAAAGCAATTGAAGCATGGAATAGGAGGGTTGACAATGACTGAATACTTAGAACGAGAAGTGGCGGTTATGCGATTAATGCAGGACGGGTGTAGCGCAAAAAACGTACAGACCATAATGACGCTTCCCGCCGTTGATGTTGAAAAAATCTCAGATGGATACCACACCTTCGCAGATTTGTATGAGCAAAGGCTTATTCTGTCTGCCGCTCTTGCCAAAAACAATCCGCATGCATGGAAAAGCAAGCGGCATGAGGACGGCAGTGTTCCTTTCGGCGGGGGATGGTTCATCATGGGTTTTGACACCGACGAAGGATGTTACACATACCACTATGAATTGAAAGACTGGGATCTGTTTCAGTGTAAAGAATTGGACAAGGGAAAGCCGTGGGACGGTCACACTTCAAAGGATGTTCGCAGGCTACTTTCACTCCCCATTGTGTCTGTTCCTCAATGGATTAGCGTAAAGGAAAGATTGCCAAAGGCCGAAACCGAAGTTTTGGTCACCTGTAATAGAAACGGATACCGTTTTGTCTGTCCTGCAATTTACGAGGACGGCACAGTATTGACGCAAGACAGTATCTGGAATTGGTACGACTTAGACGACTACGGGACGTACAGCGAGGAAGATGACGATTATTTTGTTCCGCAGGGGTGGTGGGAAAATCGGCAGTTCACGCCTGATGATGTTTACAACAGCCCGGTCGATTGCGCTGTTACTGACTGGATGCCACTGCCCAATTTGCCGAAAAGGTGAGGTGTGGATAATGGATGAATACATAAAGCGCGACGGGGTGCTTAGTAAGTTCAACATTGATGATATGATGAACGTAAACGGAACGTTGATTTCTCTGCAGGATGCTCGTGAGACGATTTCAAACTTTCCAGCTGCCGACGTTGTGCCAGTACGGCATGGATGTTGGAGGCCCGTTCATGCAAGCGAGGTAACCGGGTGGGATCCTAAGATTGCAGGGAGCGATCCAATCTGGGGATACATGTGTACAAACTGTAGAAATGAAGCTATATTCGACTGTAATGATGAGTACATTTTGTCAGACTACTGCCCCAACTGTGGTGCTCACATGAAGAAAGAGGACAAATCTGATGGCTAAATTTTGTATATACGAAGAGCACGGCGGTATATGCACACTGTCCGACCACCCTTGCAACGTTGGCGGCCCGTGCGAGTACCTCGAAGAGTTTGCACCTGTACAGCACGGGAAATGGGTGTCGCTTGTTGTAAAGAAGGAAGATTGGAAGGGAGTTTTGCATGATTTCTATCAGCCATATAGTTGTTCCATCTGCCAGAACCCTAACACGTTTATGGGAGAGAGCGCGTTCTGCCCTCATTGCGGCGCACGAATGGACGGTGCGGAATGAAACTATTTCATGAGTGGCGAAAGAAAAGAAAACTTAGAAAGATCTGTAAAGCAAATCACTTTAATTGCTCAGAATGTATTCATCATGAGGATGTATTTGTACGCACTTCTCGTCTCGGCGTACGTTGCAGATTGGATGATGACGATAGGATATACCTGATAATGGAGGAACAGTAATAAATGGGATACAGAAATTATTTCTATTTGGTGGATAAATCTCTTGTTGAAACGGTTAAGGGGATGAGTCAGAGCAGCCTGCTATCTTTTGCTTCTGACAGAGGGGCTGAAGTTGAAGATGATTACGTATGGATATTCGATCCAAAGTTTCTAAACCTGAAAGAAGTTTTTGAATTTGGAAAACTGTATTGGGATGACACAATATCTCAGATAAACAGCACGGGTTATCCAATGTTTCAAGATGCTGAGGTGTGGAAGAGTATGTGTGATTATTCTCCTTACGTTGTCGGTAAAGAAGGGTTGCTTAAAGCAATTGAAATATACAAAAGAAAAATTATAGATTCTTATGAGGACTTGCTTAAGGACGGTGCAGAATATACTCTTCCATTCGGATGCACTGTCAAGGCCGACGATATAAAGAGTGTTGATAAACTTGCTGAATTTGTCCAGGACAAAATCACCTGGTGGAAAGGTCTAGGAGTAATAGACCTAGATGAATCACATGAGCGGTTAAGTAAGTCATGGCAGTATGAGCACAATATATTTGACTTAATCCGATTGTATAAATCAATTGACTGGGATAAGTATACACTTATTTTTCTAGGACGATAATTACATCGTCCTTTTACTATGTATACTAGTTGATTATATTAAGTTTCTATAATATAATTGAAGTGTAGAAAAGAAAGGAAGGTTACCTGATATGAAATTTCTTCGTCTTCTGAAAGTTGAAAACCCTTCGGCGTCCCTGATCATCTCCTGCGACACAGCAGAAGGTCGTATGACGAAAAATGGTCACGGCGACATCATTGATTCTTGTGTCATCGCTCGCACCCGTGAGATGATTGACGTTTATTCTGGGTATCGTCTTGCCGACGAAGAGGAGGGCTTGTTTGTATGAACGTTCTTCTGGTAACCAAGACCTACACTGACGGGTCAGTTAAGATTAGCTCCACTCCCATTCCCGATAACATTTCCGTTACAGATTTTCTTTTCAAGCTCGAACACGAAATAGCCACTCGAAAGTTGCTCAGTTTTACAATTGACATCATTGAAGGAGGAGACTAACAATGAAAATCAATAATCTTCCCACTGAGTATAAAAACTACGTTGTTGCTCGTTATTGCGATGACGGCTGGTGGTATTGGGGCTCTTACGATGCTCTGGATAAGGCCTACCTTACAGCTGAAGATGTTGACGGACAGGTCTTTCATTCTGCGGAAATTGAGCGTAACATTTAAACACATCTGATTTAGATAAAGGAGAATATACAATGTTTGTTAAGAAAGAAGAGTATCTTGGTCTGAAGTATCGTGTTGAGGAACTCGAAAATCTCCTCTGTCCTATCTCGGGTGGCGGGCACGACTTTGTTGAAGTTGAACCGGTTTATGATTATCAGCCGGACGGCGACGTTCTTATCGGTCATCGTTACCAGTGCAAGCGTTGCCTTAAGAAGAAATTCGTTCTTGTTTGAAGACGAGAAGAGGGTCTATGGACAGAGAAGACAGACGTTTTGTCTGTAAACTCATAGCTTTTCTTTGTACGGGCGTTATAATTATACTTATTCCCTTTATGTATGTAAAAATAAAAAGCACCCAGATGTACGCAAAAGGATATGAGTTGGTGGAAGGAGAATGCCAGTGCCATTGTCCTTCTTGTGAATGTAGTAAAGGGCACTGGGCGCCAATTAGTAATTGACTTGAACGGCGCAGGTATCATGGAAAGGAAATATGGATAGAAAGAAATATAAATGGCTTATAATTGGGCTACTGATTGTAGTTCTTTTTTCATCTACAATTACTATAGCACTAGCCTCCAGTGAGCCTAATGGATATGTAATTAACGAAGCAACTTTGTATAGCGGGCCTAGTTACAATGCTAGTGGTTATACAACGCTTAGTGCAGGGACAGAGATTTGTGTGTATGGGCAGTACCATCAGTGGTATGAAGTTGGTTGGAATGGAAAGACCGGATATGTGTTGAGCGAGTATGTGTCTGTCGACCATAAGCAAGACTATACAATCACTATTGATGCAACACCTGTGCCTATTGCTCCGGTAGCTACTCCATTCAATAAGCCAATGGAGCCCGCGCCTAGCGAGCCGACTACTACTACACTAACTCCTACTCCTACTTCTACTTTTACGCCTTCGGGTGATACCTCTATTGTAGAAAGTGCAGAAGCCTATCTTGGTGTCCCCTATAAATGGGGTGGAACCACTGATAAAGGTATGGATTGTAGTGGTTTTGTCCAGAAAGCTTACGAAGATGCAGGCTACTCCATTGGACGCACCACCCAAATTCAGGCTTTTGAAGGTAAAGAAGTAGAAGACTATGCGCCTGGCGATATTTTATGTTTCGGACGTAGTAAATGGAACATCTTCCACACAGGAATATATATTGGTGATGGGAAGTTTATTCATTCGTCCTCGCCAGAAGGTGTTGTTGTGAGCGAGCTTGATGGGTATGGATTGAAACTTATTATGGCAAGGAGAATAAGTGAAGAATGAAAGTTCAAGAAGCAAATAAAAATCGGTGTAGTTTTTGTGCTCTCAAAAAAGGCGATTGTTTCCGAAAAGGAACTGATATTTATATGAAAGTAGATACTTTTTATGCGCCTACGGCTAATCGTGCTAACCCTGATGCTCCTCAAGTTGCTTGTAATGCTGTGAATTTGGCAAATGGAAATTTTGGAAATATTGATGTTTATGAAGGCGTAACTTTTTGCCCTGATGCGGTTGTTAGTTTTTGAGGTAAGATGATGAAAATTGAATGTAATAAGAAAACTATTGTTCGGTTTCGAGACTTAAAGGCTGGTGATTTGTTCCGCGAGATTGACGCGCAGGCTGAGGCAATTATGATGAAGACTGCGGATGTATTTCGGTCTGATGGTTCGATGTTGAATGCGGTTTATTTGTCTGATGGCGAGTTTGAACGGTTCGGAGAGATGGAAGAAGTAGAGCTACTACCCAGCGTAGTGGTAGTAAATAATTAAGCTATGAAAATTAGTTCTAAGTTAGAAACTACCATTCCTTTTAGAGATTTAAAATGGGGAGACTGTTTCCGATCTAAGGTTAGGAATAATGCTATCTTTATCAAAATTCCTTTTACTGAGGGCGGAGATTATAATGCCGTTATACTGGAAACTGGTTTGCTGGCTTGCTTCCCATCAAATGAACAAGTTGAGCCTCTGCCTAATGCTAAAGTTGTAATCTAAATTTTGATTTATTCCTAAATTTAGTATATAATATATATAGAAAGTGAGGGAGAAATAATGGTTGTGCTTTGTATTATTGTAGCAGTGTTAGTCGGTTTCTTGATTTGGATTGTTTTTTCAGCATTGAATAAGGATGATGAGAATGAAGAAATCTTCAGAGATTTTTTTAGATTTTTCCGAAAAATCGACCCACACTCAGATGGTATTACTCTTACCTTTAAGCAATTTCTCGCTTTCTATAATGTTTCTTCTTCAAGTTGGCAAGAATATAACGGTTGTAATATCTACTTTGTTTATAGGAATCACAATGAAAGGTTCCTCATTAAATTCCAAACTTATGGCGACCAGATGAAGTATCGTTTGTGGCGACGCAATAAGAAAAAGCGTGAAGCGACACTTCAGAAGGTACACGAGACAAATAGATTTATTGAGAGCATTCGTCAGCAGTGTGTCCGTGCAGAACAAGAGGCAACGAAAGAAGCACAGCAGTTGCGTGAGCGTATTATTAGCGAATTGGAGGAGAAATAATGAGTTCAATTACTAGTGATATTCTTCGTATCATTGATTGCGCGGGCGCCGACCCAACGTTTACCGAAGTCTTTGCACGGCTAGGTTATGCAACTCACATCGAAGTAAAGAATACTCTTCGATGGCTTGAGCGTAAGGGACTTATTGTGTCGTACTATTGCCCGTCAATGCGCCAGTCCCGATATTATCTTTCCGCTCAAGTTAAACATTTGATGAACGAATAGAAAGTGAGGAGCAAAGAATGTATCTCTGGGTAGACGACCTTCGAGAGCCTCCCAAGGATGGTAATGACTGGTTATGGGCGCGAAGTGTAAGTGAAGCTAAAACAGCAATTGTGCTCTATGAGCGTCAGCGTTCGAAAGATGCTATTCATATCGACCTTGACCATGATGCGGGTGATTATGCTTTTGACGGCGGAGATTACATTGAGGTTCTAAAGTGGCTTGAACGACAGCAGCTGCCCGACACAGGCTATACATTCCATCTCCATACGATGAACCACGTTGGTCGTGACAACATGCGTACAATAATTAACTATAATGGGTGGGTAGAGATTAATTAAGGAGGCTAAGTTACATGGAACAGCACGAGAAGTTTAAAACCCCGTTTGCAAGAGCCACTGTTAGAGATATTTCGGGGAGTAATTATTATGAAATTGTATATTTTGACAAAAACACTGGAAAGTTTAATACAGGATACGGATCCTACTCACTTCCCTTTGTTAAAAAATGGCTGAAGAATAACTTTATCATTGAAGATACTTATGACAGAAGTTATTCTATCCTCTATCCTGGAATATGGGTTCTCGCAGATGATGGGAGTCATTTTTGTTCCGAATGTGGTCACACAGCACTGTGGAAAAATTCTGGTTCACTTATTCAGGAATATTGTTCTGACATCTGTCCATACTGCGGTGCATTGATGACTTGTGATGATGAAGATGCCCGTTCTGTGTGACTTTACTGGGAGCATATGTACTGCTCCAAATACTCGCTGTTGCCACTGGCAAGGTACTTTCTGTGAACTAGATATGTATAAAGTTTCGGAAGAATTAAAGAAGGATCTTTCTTTTGAAAAGAAAACCTGCCATGATAACTCTTTTTGTAAACGATGTGTTTGGAAGTATAATGGAGGTTGTAGTGAATGGCCCGGTTAATTGATGCAGATGAATTCGTTAAGGAATTATACTCGGAATTTCACGGAATGATTTCAGACGAATCTTTGAAAATATATCAGATTATTCAGCGCATAAACGCTGCTGAAACTGTAAAATCGGTACCGTTATATGAGTTAAAGCATATTTCAAAATTTCTTTCTGATGATAAACAACTCCGGAGTAGAGGTAAAAGAGACCTTGAGTTGTTAATAAAAACCTATGAAGAGGGCTAGGAGGTAGTGTAACCATTAACGAGAAATGTTGCGAGAATTGTAAATACTGTGACACTAAACAAACAGCTTGCTTCCCAATCTCTGATAAAGTGTTATTTAGATGCGTCAGCATGTCTTGTTGGGTTCTTCCCACGGAAACTCATGACTGTTATAAACCAAAATAAATACGTTTGTATATAGGAGGGTGAAATTATGTTTGGTCGAAGGGTTATGATTTGTCAGCCTACTACAGGGCGTACCAAAGAGGAGATACTTGAAGATAGAAATCGTATGATTGCGATTGTTGAACGAGCTAACTGTGTAGTTTTAAACACTGCTCCTATTGACGAATTGTATACCATTGAAAAAATGGAAGAACGAGGCATAATGAATTTCACCCTATGTGATTTAGCAAAGTCTTTGGAGCAGATGGCTCGTTGTAACATTGTGTGTTTTTGCAAGGGGTGGCAAGATTCAAAAGAATGCAGATTTCAGTATGAACTTGCACAAGCATATGGCCTAAAAGTTTTTGAAGAATAGTTCATTTACAGTAAGTTACAGTAAGAGAATATTGTAGCTTACTGTTTTTTACAATTCAGTTGAATTTTGTTTACACATATACTATAATGTATATGTAAGTAATAAAACATTCGACGTAGGCAGTATGCCTGGAGAGGTACAACATGGATACGAGAAAGTTTCTGTTGACCTATCGTCTGAATCACAACTCCACTGCTCAGATTGAATACTTTGTTGAGGAAGCGCTTGCCCGCAAGATTGCTAACAGGCTCTACACTCAAGGTTTTTACGACATTGAGCTGTTTTCCAAAAAGGGAGATAGATATCAGTCCGTGAAACGAGTTGTTCAAGACGAGCTGGTTGCCCAGAAGAAGCATGATGCCTACATTAACCAAATGGCCAACGCTGCTATGAATTTACATAATACCCTGTTTAATCATTAAGTAATCTGGAGGAATTTAAGCATGAATGCTAAGTACCTTGGAAAGACCTTGGATGATAACGGATATGCTGTGCATCTTTTTTACGAGTATAAAGGGCATGAATACATGATAACAGATGAGCACAACGGATACTCGGAAACAATGCGCACTAAGCATCTGTGGGAACAGCAGAGAATAGATGACATGATAGCAGAAGAAGAAAAACGGAAGGCTGTGCCTGAAGAAAATAAACAAGGTTTTACGCTTGACGAAATCTTTCAACTTATGGGGTGGGACTGATGGGAAAAATAGTTGCTGTTCTTGTTATACTTGCTATAGTAGTTCTCATGGCAAATAATTGCGATCCCCCGAACTTCAAAATTTAGAAAGGGAGAAAATTTTCATTATGTGGTTGTACGCATCTCTCCTCTTTGTAGGCTACCTTTTAGGGTATATCATTTCCTCTTTGTTTAGTGTAAAAGCAGAGACAGATCGACTGATGGACGTATATCAGCATGGGTATAATACCGGGCTTGAAGAAGGAAAAGCCCATAAAGAAGAAACGGAGAAGTAAGTTGCAGAATTTTATTATGTTAGTTGGGCCTGCAGGGGCAGGGAAGTCTACGTATACCGAATACCTTGAGAACTGGAATGCGGAATTGGTAACAGTTAGCTCTGATAAAGTTCGGGGAATCATTTTTGGTGATGAGAACATTCAGGCTGATCCTGCAAAGGTTTTTGCAGAATGTCGTAAGATGTGTATTGAAGCTCTGAAGGAAGGAAAAGACGTAGTACTGGATGCAACAAACCTTAAAAGAAAGCTACGTGTTGCATTTTTGAACGACGTAAAGAGCTCCTTTGGCAAGCCTGTTTTTACAAAATGTGTTGTAATTGCTGCAACTTTTGAGTGTTGCTGTTATCAGAATACGAAACGCGATCGTCGTGTACCAGAAGAGGTTATACGGAAACAGTTCAATCAGTTTCAGATGCCCCTTTATAGTGAAGGCTGGGACAGCATTGATGTTTTTCCTAGTAGCAATGTTCATTATCTTCAAGTTGCTGAAAGATGCATGGGGATAAAGCACGACAACCCACATCATAAGTACGACATATATGATCACTGTGTGAAAGCTGCCAGCTATATTGATACTCACCCTTGTGACGAAGATCTCGATACTGAGCTTCTTTACTCCACTATGCTTTGGCACGATATCGGTAAGTCTTATACAAAAGTTTTTCATGATGGTAAAGGTAACCCTACCGAAGAAGCTCATTACTTTCATCATGAAGCATGGTCTGCAATGTATAGCCTTTGTGAGACTTCTGTTGGCAAGGCCTTTCGTATCCAGCGTGCTCAGCTGATATCCCTTCATATGATGAAGTATCAATCAGAGTATGAAAAATTTGTTCAGAAATGGGCTCCTGAATACAAAGATTATCTCGACAGAATAAATGAAGCGGACAAAGAATGTGCTTGAGACCAGTTGAATTTTCAAGTTGAATATATTAAAATGATAGCAAATGCATCTTCCATGATTGTATTTGCTATTGTTGTTATGAGGTGAAAGGATGCTAGATGAATATAGAAAGGCGTATGTCGAATCCGCAAAACACATTCCAAACTGGAAATCTATTGACAGGAATCAACTTTGTAGATCTTATAAGCAACTAGAAAAAGAAGGATCAGAAGAACTTCAAGATTTTTATATAAGTGCAATTATACTGAATTTCTGGCACGTTTTAACAAAGACTTATAATAAACAAGCTGTAAAGATTCTGACAGAAGAAGATTGTTACGAATGTTTGATTGATTCCATCTTGTATGTACTAGAACAAGAACCTTGGGAAGATCCCGAGCAGAGTATCTATAAAGATGAACGTGGCCCAGAAAAGGCGATAAATATCACATTTCAGCAGAATGTAATAAACTTATTTGTTGCAAGTCAACGACACAAACGAAAGGCTTCCAGTACTGCGCTGAGCCTTGACAATACAATAAAAGACAGTGATGACGATGAAGAACAATCCTTCCTGAATCTTTTGACAACTGATGACTTGGAGGAAGTTTCGGAAAACATCTTTTGGAAGGAACAAGTAAAAAATTATTTCAAAAACCAAGAGTACGTTGCAGCATTTGTTACAGATGCTCTTCTACATGACGCTAGTCTTGTTGAAGTGAAGGACGGGAGTTATAGCATAAATTCTGCAAGGGTTGCAAAAGAGATCAATAACCCGGGAGAGTCTTTTGCGGAAAGATTTTCTATAGAGTATGGAATTCCTCTGGAGAGTGTTTGTTGTGTTATGTCCCGTTTATACTGTATAACTAACAAAGGTATTACCAAAGTGCTACGTATGATTTCAAAAGACATACGGGAGGCGAGGAAGTGATTTTTATTTGATTACCAGCAATGATTGTTGGATGAAAGATACGTGTAAGAAGTATCAAAATATAAACAAAGAATGCGAATGCAGAGAAAAGGATGTTTTCTGTATCAAGCTGTTTAAGCTACAACAGCTCTATGACTTGTCGTTGATAACAGAAAAACAAAGAACTCGTATACCACTATATGTTGATGCCGACGGGACTGATTTACAAGCCTTTCAGCGTTTGAGTAGTATTGAAGGGGACGTTGTAAAGTACTTCGCATATTCAGGAAACAATCTATACATATACTCTACAAATGTAGGAAATGGGAAAACCACTTGGGCGATAAGATTGTGTCAAGCGTATCTACAGAACATATGGTACAAGTGTGACCTTGATTGTAAAGTGTTGTTTGTAAGTGTGCCAAAGTATCTTATTGCCATGAAAGACAACATATCTGAAGTTAATGAATATGCTCAGCACATTAAAAGATATGTTAACTCCGCGGACATTGTTGTTTTTGACGATATTGCAACAAAATCTGCTACTTCGTATGAGCATGAAATTCTGTTCAATATAATTGATACCAGAATAAATGATGGTAAAGCAAATATCTTTACGTCAAATCTTGATTATGAAGGTCTTGTAAATACTGTTGGAGAACGTATTGCAAGTCGTATATTCAACACAGCAGAAAAGATTCGTTTCGATGGTCAAGATAAACGTCCGTTGGGGGTGACTGTTTGATTATTCAGGCGCAGGTTCTCAATAAGATGCTGGCAAATAACGACTCGTCACTTCTTATTAGCAATAATCTTGATGACGAATATTTCAGTGATTACCTAGATGAATTTCATTTCATAAAGGAACACTTTGATAACTACGGCAGAATTCCCGATGTAGCAACATTTGTTGCAAAGTTTCCGGATTTTGATGTACTAAAGGTTGAAGAACCTAATAACTATCTTATTGATGAACTAGTAAAAGATAGAAATACACGTCTACTGGCTACAATCTTTAATAAGGTACGAGACCTTTTGATGAAGAACAAAGTAGACGAAGCACTGTCTGTTTACACAACAGCTCAGGAATCTGTTGTGAAAGCAAAGCATTTCCAATCAACTGACCTTCTTGTAGACACTTCAAGATACGATGCATATGTTGAACGTTGTAGAGATTTTGAAAAGTACTATGTTAAAACCGGGTTCAACGAGCTTGATAAATTGATTGGTGGCTGGGACAGAAATGAAGAGCTTGCTACTATATCGGCACGTCCAGGTGTAGGCAAATGTCTTGAAAAAGGAACGCGTGTTCTAATGGCAGACGGAACTACTAAACCTGTTGAAGAAGTTCGCGTCGGAGATGAGGTGCAAGGTTATAAATGCGTGAATAAAGTAATAGGTCTACATAATGGAGTGTCCAATGGGTATAAGATTGTGCCCGCTTCAGGAGAACCGTTTACTGTTTCCGCAGACCATATTTTAACTCTATATGCCAACATTCCGCACGAGCATGATAAGGTTGTTACATGGGAGAAAACTCTTGTTGACATGAAGATTGAGGATTATATGTCTTTGCCTCCACGTACTCAAGAGTATTACAAAATCTTTCGTCCGGCAGTTGATTACACAGAAAAACATTTGAAGCTAGACCCCTACATTCTTGGATCCTGGCTGGGAGACGGCACGGCTTGTAGAGTAGAGATGACTTGCCCTGATGTCGAAGTCCAGAATTATTGGACATCTTTTGCAGCAAATTACGGGCTTGTTTGTTCTCCGAGAGAATATCTCAATGGCAGACTTCTCGGTTGGGAAGTAACTAAGGGTACAAAGAAGGGCGGTAAAAACCCCGTACTTGAAATATTCAAAGAGTTAGAGTTGTTTAACAACAAACATATACCTCACGAGTATATCATTTCTAGCAAGGAACAACGGTTGCAGTTGCTGGCAGGGTTAATAGACACTGACGGAGAATGCCTTTGGAGGTATAAAGATAAGTCTGATGTTTCAGGTTATTCTCTGACACAGAAAAATAGAAAATTAGTTGAGGATATTGCACAGATTTGTCGTGGTGTCGGACTAAAAGTTGGGAAAATTAAAGAGTCTTACTCAAAGTATAATGGAAAGGATTACGGTCCTTATTACAGTATCAGTATAACAGGTCCTGTTGGCATAATTCCTTGTAAGATTGAACGGAAGAAGTCCGATGTTGTGCATAGTCGTCATAATCCTGCAGTTTCAAAGTTCTACATTGAACCTGTTGAAAAGATTGAATATTATGGATTTATGCTTGATGGAGACCATAGATATATGCTATGGGACAATACACTGACGCATAATACGTGGGTGCTTCTTAAATGCGCTGTTGCAGCTCTCGAACAAGGGTTGACGGTTGGAGTGTATTCTGGTGAGATGTCTACAAATAAAGTAGGCTACCGATTTGATACTTTGTCGGGGCACATTTCTAACTATGGAATAACTCGAGGTAATGCAGACCTACAGAACGAGTATAAGCGGCACATTGATTCGTTGCGTAACAGGTTTTCAACTGCCTTCAAGGTATTGACACCTAATGACATTAACGGGCCTGCAGGGGTTACTGCATTAAGGGCATTTATAGAACAAGACAAGTTGGACATTCTATTTGTGGACCAACACTCCTTACTAGAAGATGATAGAAGGGCAAGAAATCCTGTAGAAAAAGCTTCAAACATTTCAAGAGATTTGAAAAACCTTCAAGTTATGGAGAAGATACCAATCATCGCTGTTTCTCAACAGAATCGAAATGATACTTCCTCGGGTGTTGATGTAAGTCACATTGCACAGTCAGATAGAATTTCACAGGATAGTACTATTGTAATATTCCTTGAACAGAAAGATGATATTCTGACACTTAATCTGTCAAAGGCAAGAGACGCTGTAAACAATCAAAAACTTCGATATGCATCAAATTTTGACCGAGGGGTATTTGAATATTTGCCTGAAGAAGGAAACGCTTTGGCGGGTGAGGGCTCAGAAGAATTAGCAAAAGAATTTGAAGAAGATGTGTTGTAATTGGAACTAATTATTGGTAACAAAATAATTGATGCTCCTGTATATGACATACTGAGAGACATTAACAGAGAAACAAACGGTCGATATCTAAACAAGATAATTGACAAGGGAGACAATATATTCATTCAATGCCCTTATCATTCAGACGGCAAGGAGAAACACCCTAGTTGTACTGTATTTGCAAGAGACGATGACAAGGACACTGTCAAGGGAATAACACACTGTTTTGCTTGTGGTATAAGTGTCCCTCTATATTCATTGGTTGGGCACTGTTTTGGGAAAGATGACGAATTCGGTAAGGAATGGCTCATACAACGCTATGCTAATATCTTTATTGAACATCAAGTTGTATTGCCGGAAATAAAACTTGAAAGATCACAAGAGCAATTCCTTGACGAGTCAATCCTCAATAACTTTGCATACTTTCATCCTTATCAGTTTCAGCGTAAACTTTCTGAAGAAGTTATACTGAAATACAAGGTAGGGTATGACCCTCAAACAGATAGCATAACATTTCCTGTTTGGGATGAAAGAGGAAGACTAAAGTTTGTAACAAAACGCTCTGTAAAGGGAAAGAAGTTTTTTATTCCACCAGGAGTCAAGAAGCCTGTATACCTTCTAAACTTTATGATACAAGAGAGTAAAGACACAGTATTCATATGTGAAAGTCAGCTGAACGCATTATATCTTAACACGTTAGGCTATCCAGCTGTAGCTCTTATCGGAACAGGTGCTAAAGAGCAATATGATATTTTAAATAAGTGTCCGATAAGACATTATATTCTTGCTTTTGACGGAGATAACGCAGGAGACAAGGGAATAAACAGATTTTTAACTAATATACGGAAAGACGTATTTGTAGATATAATGCTACTACCCAGAGGAAAAGACTGCAACGACTTGTCAGCAGAAGAGATTGCAAATTTACCACTTATTTCTCAGTATTCGTTTACAAGTTGATTTTGCAGGATTTTATAATATTATAGATGTTAGAACGTAGACCTTAAAGAAATGAAAATGAAATGAAGGAGATTATGAACCTATGGCACGTGTAACCTTTGAAGAAGCAACTGAAATGCAGTCTGCAAACAACCCTAATTATGTTGAATCGTTTGCACTTAAGAATGACGGAGACGAAGCACTTGTTCGTTTTATGCATGACGATGTGAAATCTTTTGACATTGTTACTACTCACGGGGTGACGATTAACGGAAAGTTCCGTTCTGTTAACTGCCTCCGTAATCCGAAAGATCCGATGGAAGCTTGTCCCCTTTGCGCCACTGGAGCCAATACGCAGAATGTTATGTTTATTCACCTTATTGAGTATTCTCGAGACAGCAATGGGAATATTGTTCCCGTCCCTAAGGTATGGGCTAGAGGACTTAGCTATGCCACTCGTATTAAGAGTCTGATTAACGAGTACGGTCCGTTGTCGAATTATCTGTTTAAGATTCACCGTAATGGTGCAGCAGGAAGCCGGGATACCAGCTATGATATCCTGTTTGCCCCTGAACAGATTTATCCTTCTCAGAATTATCCTGTTCCTGAGGGGGCTTTCCGGGATTATTCTGCAACAGGTACAATTGTTCTGGACAAGAGTTTTGCTGACCTGACGACCTTTGTTAATACGGGTCGTATGCCTGAAGACGAGACCAAGGAAAATCAGTCTTACGGTAATGGCAATTATGCGCCGCCTGCAACGCAGTTTGCTCCTGCAGGTAATTCCGTAGGAGGTCCTCAGCTGTATACCCCGCAGCCGCAGGTTGCGCCTGTAGCGCAGCCTAGCTCTCCCCAGTTTGTTCCTGCAACTGGAACGCCTGTTGCTCCTCAAGCCCCTACGGGTATGCCCTCGCATTTTGTTCCTCAGGCCCCTGCTACGGGAAATCCGATGCAGTATTATGCTCCTCCTGTTTCCAATCAGGTAATCAGCCGACCTGTTCGTAACTAATACTACACAATAAGGAGATTGACTTATGTCCCTGTGGGGAGATGAATTTGAAGTTCCTTCCGCAAAGAAGGAAGTGAAGAAAGTTGCAAAGAAGGTCAGTTCTCCTAAAGACCCAAAGGTAGAAACTAGAAAGGCTATAAAGTCAAAGACAGTTTCTACCTTTGACAAATTGCAGCTTATTTATGAAGAAGTAAACAGAGTTCTCGGAGGATATACTTCCAATACAAAGGTGATTACATCAAAAGATGAGTTGTCACAGTATATTGATGAAGCTATCCGTAACGGAATAATTGCTATAGACACAGAAACAAATAACAGTCTTGAACCTCTTACTTGTTTACTTATGGGCGCCTGTATCTATACTCCGGGTCAACTTAGCGCATATATTCCTATTCATCATACACAACCCGACACAGACATTCTCATTGAGAACCAGCTTACAGAGCTAGATATCAAAGAGCAGTTTGACCGTCTTTCCAACACACAGATTCTCATGCATAACGGAAAGTTTGACTATGAGGTTATCAAGTGTACTTGTAATTGTGTTCTGAATATTTATTGGGACACTGAAATAGCAGCAAGAATACTCGATGAAAATGAGCTTGCAGGCTTGAAAAAACAATACATACTTCATATTGACAGTACTCAAGAAAAGTATGATATAGAGCATCTATTTCAAGGAATTCCGTATGCTTATGTTAGACCCGAAATCTTTGCTTTGTATGCAGCAACGGATGCCTATATAACTTACAGACTGTATGAGTGGCAGAAGGAACAGTTTAATAAGCCTGGAAATGAAATGCTATTTGATCTGTTTATGAACGTTGAAATGCCAGTTGTTCCCGTGTGCGCAGAAATGGAACTTTATGGCATTGAGATTGACAAAGAATACGCGAAAAGACTCAGCAACAAGTACCACAAAAAAGTAGACGAAGTGAACGCGAAGATTGACACGGAGTTGTCAAAGTATTCTGACAAGATATCTGCATGGAGATTGACAAAAGAAGCAAACTATAAAGAGCGTAATTCAAAGCCTAATAAGGCGGGGGAATTTACTTACAAGAAGTCAAAGAATGAACAGTTAGAAAATCCTCCGCAGTTAAATAGTCCTACACAGCTTGCAATTCTGTTGTATGACATACTAGGAACACCCGCACAGGACAAGAAAGCTCCTCGAGGAACAGGAGAAGAAATTCTTCAGAAAATCAAGCTTCCAATATGCGATTTGATTCTTGAAAAACGCGGCCTTGAAAAACTGATCGGAACGTATATAGACAAGATTCCGGAATGTGTAAACAGTAAAGATAATCGGTTGCACGCGCATTTTAATCAGCTTGGGGCAGGTACAGGTAGATTCAGCTCTAGTAACCCGAACCTTTAATCCAATGGAGGCGTATACTGGCGACAGTATATGAAAACTGTGTGAATTCAGAGAAAATAGTTTAGTCTTGTATGCTACAACTCTGAGCCAAGCAAGAAGGAAATCTTCTTGAAGGTGCAACGACTAGAAGATGAGAGTTAATATCAATAATTCTTCCACGAGCGCACAGCAACTTGTTTTACAAGTTGATGATATAGTCTGAACTGTGATGAATACTAAATAGTCACAGAAGTTAAGATAAAGAGCTTAACGATAACATAATGCAAAATATCCCGTCTCATACGAAAGAAATACGATTGATGTTTACTGCAGGAACACGTATAAAAGACACGGAAGTTGAAAATAATTCTATTACTGTGTCCGCTGCTGATGAAGTAGAAATAAGCCCTAGTGTATGGAAAAGAGCAGACGAACTTGCAGTTGGAGATACTCTGTGTAGTATAGAAGATGACGGAGTATACTCACAAAGAACTATCACTAATATTTTCAATGTAGGCAATGATATAAAATTCCTTTTTAATTAAAAACGGAAAGAAGAAAAATTCATGCGGAGAAAATTAAAGTTGAACGAGGGGGTGATTACATGAGTAAAGTCAGAACTAGAACGACTAATGTGTTTGTTGGAGCTGACTTCTCGTAGTTGCAGCAGGAACCCCGTCTTTTGTCTGCGTATTCCAATGACGATACAATGATAGCTGCATATAAGGAAAACAAGGATCTGTACGCTACAGTTGCGTCTGTTGTATACAAGAACGACTACTGGGATAATATGGAGCATCGTCAGGATGGAACTCCTAATCCGGAAGGCAAGAAAAGACGTAGTAACTGTAAAAGTCTAATTCTTGGAATAATGTATGGCAGAGGAGCTCCTAGTATTGCCGAGCAGATTCATTCAACTGTAGAAGAAGCTCAACAGATTATCAATGATTTTTATAACCAGTTTCCAAAGGTTAAAGAGTGGACTGAGAAAACAGAGAAAGATGCAAAAGTCACTGGTTATGTAGAAGACCTTTGGGGAAGACGTAGAAGATTGCCTGACATACTTCTTCCAAAGTATACAGTAAAGAACACTAAGCCCAGTACGGAGTTTAATCCGATTCTTTATACGTTGGGTAAAGTAAACGATTCTTCTGCAGCCCTTGTTGAGTCGTATAAGAAAAAACTTTCAAAAGTTAAATCGCGTAATGACTATCAAAAGATTCAGCAAGAAGCGGAAAAGGACGGCATCTACATTGTTGACAATGGGGCATTTATAAGCCAGGCTGAAAGACAGTGCGTAAATGCTCGTATCCAGGGCGGAGCAGCTTCGATGACCAAGGTATGTATGCGTAAAGTATTTGACGATGAAGAGTTAAATCGTCTAGGAGCTAAACTAGTACTTCAGATTCATGATGAAGTTATTGTAGAATGCCCCAAGCAAAACGCTGAAGCTGTTATGAATCGTTTGACCTATGTTATGAAAACCTCTGTTGCAGATAAGGTGCAAGTACCGTTCAAGTGCGACGGATATATTGTAAATTGTTGGTATGAAGATGACTTCGGAGACATATTAAAACAAGAGTTGCAGAAGCTTATAGACTCTGGAGTGTCAAAAGAAGAAGCTTTCAATAAACTTTTAGAAGGACATAGTGAGCTAACTTCTGAACAGTTAACTCAGCTATTAAGTTGAAGAACGTTAAAGAATACACTATAATATGTTGTATAATATGTAGGGAGTGATTCAATGACGTAGCAAGTATACATTTTAGGAGGATGTTAGTGAATATAGTTCAAAATGTAACCCTTAGAGAAGCACTAGGAATTTTTGCGTCAGGTTTTGTCCTGCTCTCTATGACAGTTAAATCTGATAGTAGAAGCGGAAATATTCGTATGCGGTTGCTTAACCTCACAGGAAGTGTCCTGATGATCCTGTACGGATTTTGGATTGGGTCTTTCAGCACCGTACTTCTGAATGTTATTTGTTTGATTACTCATGTCTACTATCTGATAAAACTAATAAAATCTGAGTAAAAGATATAGTACAGGCTGTTCGAAAATCCCACCAGCCTATCCTGTAAAATTAAAAATAAAAATAGGAGATAGTTTAAAATGGTTGAATATCTTAAGAAAGAATGGAACGAAACAAAAGTACTGTTTAGATGTATGCCGACGATCCCATTTGCGTTTCTTGTGGCGTGTCTAATTGCTATGAACTTTCTGGCAAATAGAGGCGGTGCTATTGGTCCCGTTCCTTTTGATTGTGGCATTATTGTTTCTTGGGTAGTGTTCCTTGCGTCTGATATGCTTGTAAAACGATTCGGTGCAAAAGCAGCAATCAAGATTAACATTGCGGCGTTGCTTCTTGAACTTGTTTCAATTGGTCTGATGACAATCGGCGCAATGTTGCCTTTTGCTTCGTATGGTGCGACACCTGAAGAATCTGCTATTTTCAGTGCGCTGTTTGTTGCTGCCCCTTGGCCTCTGTTCGCTGGTGCCGGTGCTGCCCTTTTTGGTAACATTGTTAACTCACTCATTTCAAAGTACATCCTGCTGAAGTTTAAGAATCGTACATCGGCGAAGGCGTACGTTACTGCTTCTTGGGTGTCAACTGCTTTTGGTCAGTTTGTGGACAATTTCTTCTTCGGTCTGTTTTTCAGTATTTGGCAGCCTTGGTTCATGGACGCGGGAACACTCGGTGCCATTGTGCATCTGATTCCGATGTCTGCTATGGGAATGGTAATTGAGCTGATTGGTCAGATGATTTTCTCCCCTATTGGATTCAAGATTGCTAATTCCTGGAGAAAGAATAACGTGGGTCAGGAATATGTCGACCTTGTGAAAGAAGCACAAGAGGTCAACAAGAACCTTGACGCCCCTACTCTGGTGGCTGCGTAATGAAGATATACTTTGCACAGATTATGGATAACCTTGCCTACTTCGAGCATGAAAAGAAGATTGCTGACATGCTCGAAGCCGCAGGGCATGAAGTATATTTCCCCTGGAGAGACGAAGGTGTCATCTTTGAAGACCAAAGTACATACCAGGATTCTTTGAGTACGTTCAATACAGATGTTGAGCACATCATCGGTTGCGACTGTATGGTTGCTTATATTGACGGAGATGACCCCGGCACGGCTGTGGAAGCGGGAATTGCATATGCACTACATAAACCAGTTGCACTTTATGCAACAGAGTTTTGTAAACTGCATAAGGGCACAAGGATAAACAATGTGTATCCTATCGAGGTACTCCCTGCCAACTCCCATCAATATTGGACAGTTGCTACAGATCCTGCAATTAACAATATGCTACTTGGAGTTTCTAATCACACTGTTTTAAATACACCAAAAGAAGTACTAGACTGGGTAACTAGTATTTCTTAAAAAACGTCAAAACATTTTGAACACTAACATTCTCCTAAAGTGTATAGTTGAAAAGAAAATAAGAATTTTATATAATAAAGGTATCAATATTGCTAAGGAAGGCATGATATGGAAAACGAGAAGACAATCTATTATTTTTCAGGAATGTCGTATCAGGATATGAAACGACGATTGAATGTTGACCAGCTTTTCTCTCAGTGGCACGAGCGAAAGGGCATCAAGTCCCTAATTGAGTATAAGCAGGAACATCCTGAGCATACCGGACGTATTATGGTAGACTCTGGATCTTTTACTGCATATACAAAGGGAGTCCATATTGACATTGATGACTATCTTAAGTTCATTGATGAGATTGGAGACTATGTAACTGTTTTTGTCGCAGTTGATGATGTTCCGGACCCGATGAATATGGACTACAATAAGGCTAAAACTACCTGGGATAATTATCTCTACATGGTTGAAAGAATTCGCCCGGAACTTCGAGACAAACTCATCCCTGTATTCCATTATGGGGAAGATTTTAAGTGGCTCCGAAATATGCTCGAGTATCGTCACCCTGACGGCTCACCGATTAAGTATATTGGCCTAGCAATTTCTCTTGAAGGAACGAAAAAGGTCCGAATCAATTGGGGTAGAGAGTGTATGCGAGTTATTCATGAAAGTTCTAACCCTAATGTAATGACCCACGCTTTCGGAGTTGGAGTAAAGTCTGTTCTGGACAATATCACTGTAACCTCCACTGATGCTACCTCTTGGGTAAAGCGTGCTGCGTATGGAATGATAGCTGTTGACGATAAGTCAATTCATGTTTCCGAAGTCATGAAGGCAAAAGCAGACGACCGGTCGCTAAGCCAGCAAAGTAAGGCTCTTCAGGAAGATGTGCTGAAAAGAATTAAACAGCGAGGATTTACGCTTGAAGAACTGGAGCAGGATTCTGGTAAGCGTGCAGAGTTTAATATTCTTGACACGCTTGATTGGGTAGCTAAACTCGAACCTCATAACACAACATTCAAAAATGGCTTGGGATGGTGAATTGAACATGGAAACAGTTCTTATTACGGGTACTAGTTATGGTGTAGGTCGTGCCGCAGCAATGAAGTTTATTGAAGAGGGTTATTGTGTTGTAGGTCTAGATTGGAAGCCTGCAACAATTCCTCAGTCTTGTCAGTATATTCATCATGAATGTGATGTAAGTGACTTCAATTCTCTGCCTGACCTGAAAAACATTACGTACATTGTTAACAATGCAGGAATTGTCACGCCTAAGGCACAGGCGATTGCAGTTAATCTTATTGGGTACATGAACATAATTAAGAAGTATAGTTCGGACCCAATGCTCAAGGCGATTGTCCAGATTGGCAGTACAGCTTCAATTAAGGGATACGACAACATGGAATATTGTGTGTCACAGGGAGGTCGTGATGCTCTGACGAAGTGGGCAGCTAATAACTTGGGCCACGATAGTCGACACGTTCTTGTTAATTCCCTCAACATTGACGGAATTGTTCCTGCCGCTGAAGGAAGTTTTGTGGGAACTGCGCTTGAACCCGAACTCTATGCTGACCCCGACCTTATGAAAGCAATTCAAGATCTGAGTATTACAGGACGTCTTTCAACTGTAGGAGATGTTGCGGAATGGATCTTCTTTCTTCTGACTAAGAATAAAATCATGACAGGAGAGATTATTAAACTTGACGGCGAACTGATGAATTGCTACAAGTTTATTCCGTACCCCGGCTGGGATTCTTGATTTAATAATTGTAATCCCACGTTATACTAAAACAAAAATATAATGAGGTATCATTGATGAAAATTAAACTTGAAACAATTCAGAAGCCTTGCTCTACAATTTCAAATGCTGTAGATGCAAATTCCATCTCGCAGCTTACAGAAGTACTTGAACTTGAAACAAAGGACGATGTACTTCAACTTTCAGTGACAAATAAAGAATACTTTGTTACAATCAATATTCCTGTTGACGAACCCGAAGAAATTCATGCAACAGTTGATGCGGAATTGTTTACAAAGCTGATCTCTCGAATTACAACGGAATATGTTGAACTTTCCGTTACTGACAAGTTCCTTGTTGTTAAGGGAAACGGAACATATCGCCTGCCGCTTATCTTTGAAGATTCCGTTATGATGACACTTCCAAAGATTGAAGTGAATAACATCTCTTCTGAATTTGATGTGTCGTCTGATGTGCTCAACAGTATTATGACTGCAAATAGTCGTCAGCTTGATGTTGGTGTTATTTCAAATGCTGTTCAGAAGTATTTCTACATTGACCAACATGGTGCTCTTACATTCACTTCCGGAGCAACAGTCAATAACTTTGATCTGGGCGCAGACATCAAGCTTCTTCTAAACGCTCGTCTTGTTAAGCTGTTCAAGTTGTTTGAAAATGAGCAGGTTCGCATCTGTTACGGAACCGAGCCTCTTAGTGATGAAATTATTCAGACTCGTATTTCTTTCACAACTCCGAAAGTCCGTCTGTCGGCAATTCTTTCTTGCGATGATACTATGATGAAGAGTGTTCCGGTAAATCGGATCCGTTCCCTTGCCTCTGGCGAGCTGCCTTATACCGTAAGTATTCCTCGTAACAAACTTCTTGAAGCACTTGAACGTTTCTCACTGTTCTCCCAGGATGCTATGCTTTCTTCTGCTTGCCTTGACTTTGAACGAGAGTTTGTTAAGGTGAGTGATACTAAGAAGAATAGTACAGAAAAGGTTATGTACGAAACAGCAAATAACAGCATCGTAGAGCCATATGAAGTTACAATTGACATCATTGAACTTACAAAGATGCTGGATAGTAATCGTACTAAGAATGTACACATATCCTTCGGAAACAATTCTGCTATTCTTCTTGTATCTAACAATGTGACAAACGTTATTCCGGAAATTCGGGTTCAGTAATGCCGAATTACGGTAAACAATTTGAAAACAAATTTCGTCAAGATTGGCACAACAGTTTCCCGGGCACTTTCTTACTCAGATTGAATGACCAAGTGTCCGGGTACAAGTATACTTCTGCAAACTTATGTGACTTCATAGCGTATGTTGACGGTAAACTATTCTTACTTGAGTGTAAGAGTCATGCAGGAGCATCTCTTCCATTTAGTTCTGTTTCTCAGTATGATAGACTGACGCAGTTTGTCGGGCTTCCGGGAATAAGAGTAGGAATAATCTTATGGCTGTACGAAAAAGACAAATGTTTGTATGTTCCAATTAAAACAGTGACGAAGTTGTTATCAAAAAATGAACAGTCTGTAGGAATACGGCATCTTGGTAAAGAAGAAATAATCGATATACCGTCAAAGAAGAAAAGAGTATTTCTTGACTCTGATTATAAACAATTATTAGATTTAGAAGAAACTTGGTGAGGAAGGTAAAGATATGCAAATCTCTATTGAAGAAATTGAAAAAGTTGTCGCTGAAACAGAGGACAATCTTGCTATTTATTCCACAATCTCTGATGAAGTAATCAAACGATATACGAAAGAACTTGACGATGTTATGCAGGCAGTGTATACAGATATCATCTCAGTTCCAGACCCGTCAATCTCTGTCTTTGAAAAGTATCATCTTGAGCTTTCTAACTGTCTTTACTTTATGCAGGAGCGACTTGAAAAATTAGGGTCTCTTGATTACCTTAGTAAAACAAAGTATAAGGAAGTATACAACCAGGCGTATCTTGATAACCAGCTTCCCGACACTACTAGTAATAAGAAGAAGACTGTCAATGAGCTAGTAGCACTCAGCGAAGAAGCTTCAAAGTCAGAAGCCATTACAAATGACATCTATGCTAGGGCATATAAAGTTTTGAAGAATAAGATTGACGCAGCTAACACGATGATATCAACTATCTCGAAATCTATCAGCAGACGTATGGGTGAAGAATATCTTCCGTCTACGCCTGTTACAGGAGTTCGTAAAATTCTTAACGAAACAATTGACCTTTGATTAGGAGGAACTATGACACTAGATGAACTAGTAAACTCAATACCAAAAGATTCGTTTGAGGAATATTACACAACTCACTCTTTGTCTGAAACTTTGAAACATTTTAACATTACAGAAGCACAGTCAGAGAAGCTGCGTTACTGGTATCATCTGGTGAAGTACAACCCACAAAACAAATTCTTTCAACTTATTGGGAATATTGACGAAACAGAATTTAAAGAATGTTTTAAATCCTATTCTGCGAAAGAACTTTGCGAAAAATTCAATATTCCCAATTACAATCAGCTATCTCATATATTCGCGTACTTTCATATTAAGTCTGATGAAGGAAGAAACAAACTTTTAGTAAATAAAGGAATACATTCACAGTCAGAAGAGCAGAAGAAGCAGAATGTTATTAAATGTAAACAGACGAAACTAAAACGGCACGGCGACGCAAACTACAATAACATTGACAAGCACATAGAAACTTGTATAAGCAAATATGGTGTTGTTAATGCAATGCAGAACAACGATATAAAAGAGAAAGTTATACAGACAAATTTACAGCGTTACGGGACTAGAAGTACAGCTCAAAACGAAGCTGTAAAACAAAAGTCGAAAGAAACCAGAATTAGAAATAAAGGTAGCTTGCATGCGTCATATTCTGAAGCATGTATCAAACGACGTGAAACTAACCTAGAGCGTTACGGTGTAGAAGAATATGTAGTAACAGAAGACTGCCGTAAGAACTTAGCTTACAAGAAAAATAGTAAATACAACAATGAGTTCGCTGTCCTTTTGGACAATCTAGGTATAGAATACGAAGAAGAATTTCGACTTGGTCATTATTGGTTTGATTTTCGAATAGGCAATATTTTAGTTGAAATTGATCCTTACAGCACACATAATACTACATGGTCACCTTTTCCTGGAGAGCCTATAGACTCTTTATATCATCTTAACAAATCAAATTGTGCGAAAGATAATGGTTACAGATGTGTTCACGTGTGGGACTGGGACGATAAACAAAAGATTGTTTCAGCTTTACTTTCCAAACAATCTGTTTATGCTCGTAAATGTACTTTAAGAGAGATAGATAAAAAAGAGTGCGACGCATTCTTAAATACATATCATTTTCAGAATACTTGTAGCGGACAGAAAGTACTGTTAGGCCTATACTATAATGATGAACTTGTGCAGGTAATGACCTTTGGCAAACCTCGTTACAATAAGAATTACCAATGGGAATTACTTCGTCTGTGTACAAGATGTAAATATTTAGTTATAGGTGGGGCAGAAAAGTTATTTAAATATTTTGTCAATGTATATAAACCCGAAGCTGTCATATCCTACTGTGACAACAGTAAATTTACTGGAGATGTTTATACAAAGTTAGGCTTTATGCCACTAAGTAATAATGCGCCGAGCATACATTGGTATCGAGATAAGGACAAGAAACACATTACAAACAATCTACTGATGCAAAGAGGGTATGACCAGTTATTTGGCACGAACTATGGAAAAGGTAGCTCAAATAAAGAGCTGATGTTAGCAAACAATTTTGTTTGTATATATGATTGTGGACAATCTACTTTTGTTTGGAGGACATAATGGCAGAGTCAAAAAGTTTAAATGAAGTGTTGAAATCTATTTCAAAGAAGTATGGCGACAATGTAGTTAAGTTTGGGGTTGATGATCTGTGTGTAGACGGGGTATTATCTTTGGGATCTCCGGGGCTTGATTTTGCAATTTACGGGGGGATTCCAGAGGGGAGAATCGTCGAATTCTCAGGTGCTGAGGGGAGCGGCAAGACTACAAACGCCTTTCTTGCTTGCGCGTCTTATCAGAAAGCAGAGATTACAAGGAACCCGAATAACCCACGATGCATTGTATTTCTGGATAATGAAGGCACAGCGGATCCTGTTTGGGCAGCAAAGCTCGGTTATGACATGAGCGAGAATGCGGCTGTTAAGACTGTATGTATTCGTCCAGAAGCGCAGTCTGCAGAAGAGATCTTTGACATGGCGCTTGAAATGTTGAAGACAGGGGAAGTAGGACTCCTTGTATTCGACAGTATTGCAACGCTTGTCCCTGCGCAGATTGCTGATGAGTCTATGGAGAAGCAACAGATGGGCGGAATTGCCAAGGCTCTAACTCGTTTTGCAAATACTGCTATAGGATTACTTCGTAAGTACAAAGCAACACTTATTGCAATCAATCAGGTTCGTGAAAACATGACCGGTTATGGAGATCCTCTTACTACTCCTGGAGGAAGAGCTTGGAAGCATGCTTGTTCTATGCGGCTTATGTTTAAGCGAGGAGATTTCTTTGACGAGGAGGGTAATATCCTAACGAAGAAAGCAGAATCTCCTGCAGGCCATATTATCGAGTGTTACGTCCTTAAAACTAAGGTATGTAAATGGGACAGAAAACTTGGCATGGCACACCTTAATTACACTAAGGGAATTGATTGGTTGCAGGATACAATTGATGTTGGTGTTCATCTTGGATTGATTGATAATTCAGTTCAGGGGTCATTTAAACTTGTAGATCCTGATACAGGAGAACTTCTGAAAGACGAGCTGGGAAATGAGATTAAGATACGCGGAAAGAAGAATGTCTACACATATTTTCAGACCAATCCTGTAGAAGCTCGTAAGCTGTATGACAGATGTTACAGTATGCTGAGTAAGAAAGACGACCCGTTCATCAAGAGTTTTGAAACACTACTTAATATTGACGTCAGCGAAAAATTGGGTGTAGATATTACTACCACCAATCTTGAGGAGATGTAACTTGACCAATAATCAAACAGCAACACGGTATTATAGCGACCAACACGAAACCTCTGTTGCCAGAGCTCTTGGGGGCACAAAAGTTGCAAATTCTGGGGCAGGAAAGTTCTCTGGTGGTGACGTTATTCAGAAAGATGCTTCTCTGTTAATTGAATGTAAAACAGTTATGACAGAGAAGCAATCTGTTTCTGTTAAAAGAGACTGGCTTGTTAAAAACAAAGAAGAGGCATTCAGTAAACGTCTCGACAATAACTGTTTATGTATTAACTTTGGTCCTGGCACTCCTAACTATTATGTCATCGAGGAGAAGTTAATGAAATTTCTTGTAGAGAAGTTAGAAGAATACAATGAATAATAGATATATAACAGTACAAGATATTGTACAGATACTAGGCGAAAATGCTCATAACCCCGATTACCGAGTATCATTTCTTCAGATGGAGTATTGGTTTGCTATTTACGGAAAGAATAAAGAAGATACATCGTCTGAAGTGCAACAAGTTGAATAAATTGAATAAATATCATATAATACTACTATCTAAAATATAGTAGTATTTTTTATTATTTAGGAGGAAAAAACATGATTACAGAGATGCAGATTCAGGAGAACAAGGATACTTTTATCAACCTGGTTAGTTCAATTGAACGTTACGGTGCAAATATTGACGGTCTTATTAACTGGCTAACTAACTCTGATTTCTTTGTTGCCCCGGCAAGCCATAAGTACCACGGGTCGTACAAAGGGGGTCTTTGCCAGCATTCATTGAACGTGTACAATAATCTGAAGCGCCTCGTAGAAGACTTTGGAATGGAGTCTGTTATCGACGAAGATACTTGTAAGATTGTTGCTCTTCTTCACGACCTGTCCAAAGTGAATTTCTATAAGGTTGACTATCGTAACAAAAAGGTGTACAGCGAAAAGGGAAGTAAGAAAGATGAACTCGGTCGTTTTGATTGGGTGAGTGAGAAGTGTTATGGGTATCTCGACGACAGTGAAAGATTTCTTTATGGAAATCACGAAACCACTTCTGAATATTACATTCGTTCGTTTATTCCTCTGAACCATTTTGAATCCGTTGCAATCATTCACCATCATGGAAATATGTCTTGGGATAGCATGCAGGACAACATTGGAAGCATCTGGAATGCTTATCCTCTTGCTACACTGCTTTACATTGCAGATGTTGAGTCGGCATTCATTAACGAAAATACCAACGGAAATATTTTCTTTAGACAGGAGAAACATGAACAAGCTGATACTGAAACAACTGGAGAAGTTGAACCTACCGAATAAACCAGACTACGATGAGTCGTCTACATACATACTGTTTCCAAGAATACGTGAGCCCATAAAAAACGAAACTTGTGAGCTGCTCGTAAACGGGGTGTACAAGGTAGTTTTAGCTAACTATATAACTAACCCTCCTGAAAACTTTACTTTGGATGCAACTTGGAATCAAGGTCGAAAAATAACTGACACAACCCTGATTATTCAAATAAATAAATTCGTAGGCAAGATGGTGCAGTTTACAGGTAGAGGATATGATTTTAAGACAGGGTTGTCAAATGACAGTATGTATGAAAATATGTGGGTGCCGTTGAAGGCCATAACATACTACGAAAGGGTGCAGTAAATGTCTCTCGCTACAAAATATAGGCCAAAAACTTTAGGCGAGATTGTTTCTCAACAGTCTATCGTTAAGATACTAACTCGTCAGATTGAAACAAATCAAGTAAAGAATGCTTACCTATTCTCAGGAGCCTCTGGGTGCGGGAAGACTACTGCGGGGCGTGCATTCGCTAATGCAATAAATCACAACCAAGGTTCTCCTATTGAGATTGACGGTGCATCAAACAACGGCGTGGACAATATCAAGTCAATAATCAAATCTGCTAGTGAACGTGCTCTTGACAGCGAGTACAAGATTTACATAATTGACGAGGCTCATGCTCTTACAAATGCAAGTTGGCAAGCACTTCTAAAAACAATCGAAGAACCCCCCATGTACACTATCTTCATTTTCTGTACTACTGACCCGCAGAAAATACCCGCAACGATTTTGAATAGAGTTATGCGGTTCAATTTCAATCGAATTAGCTCTAAGCAGATTCAAGAACGTCTGATGTACATCTGCCAGCAGGAAGGGTATACAAACTACGAAGAGGCTTGCGATTACATCAGCAGAGTTTGTAACGGCGAGATGAGACTTGCGATATCCTATCTTGAAAAATGTGCGGATTATGATAAGAATGTAACAATAGAAAATGCTCTTCAGGCTATTGGAAGCTATTCTTACGAATCATTCTTCACATTGATAAACTCTCTGGTTGATGCAAAGGAAAATGACGTATTGACAGCTGTAGAAGATTTGTATAACTCCGGAAATGATATGAAGTTGTTTGTTGAGCAGTTTCTATCGTTCTGTCTCGACCTTAATAAGTACGCATTGTTTAAAGACTATCATCTTACGCAGATCCCTTCCAGTATGCAAGAGAAGCTTAACTACTCGGTAGGATTTGATAATGCACCCGCATACTATAGTTATATTGTCGACAAACTGTTGTCACTGAAAAACATGTTGAAGAATGACAACAACCCAAAAACTACAATTGATGTAGTATTTCTACAGATGTGCAGGTTGGTGTAAATGATAGGGCAGGAATTATTATCTAACAAGATAGGCCAGTATACTCTTGACACATTTCCAAGATCTATCATATTACTTGGGGATACAGGTTCCGGGAGACACACTCTATGTAATGATATTGCTGACCGTCTGAAAATAGAAAAGGTGATAATTGATTCTTCTATTTCATACGACAATATTGAAGAATTTACAACGAGACCAACACCTTACTTGTATATTTTCAATGCAGATGTCCTTTCTATAAAGCAACAGAATGTAATCTTGAAATTTCTTGAAGAACCTTTAAATAACTGTTACATAGTCATTATTTGCAGAGTAAAGCAGCAGTTACTTGACACAATTCTTAACAGATGCCAACTGTGGACATTAAGTAAGTATGAAAAAGATACACTAATTAGAATTGTTCCTAAAGCAACCGAACTACAGTTATCTCTAGCATCTACCCCTGGACAGCTGATTGCTCTTTCTACTGTCAAAGAAGAGGATCTGTATTACATGAAGGATCTTTCAAGCAAGATACTGGACAGCATTTCTAGGGCAACAGTTTCTAACATACTGTCGGTACCTGACCGTTTCTATTATGGGACGGGCGAGTCTGGGAAGTATAGTTTTGATATCTTCTTGAAATTTCTGCTTCAAACAAGTTTTAGAAATGTTGTTGAAGCTGTTAATTCTACATGTTATAATACATATATGCTAACAGAAGAGCTTTTTAATAGAACGTTTATTCCGAATATCAATAAAAAGCAACTATTCGAGAATTATCTAATGAAAATGAAAGGGCAGGGATAATAAGTGGATTTACAACACCTGAAAACTCTGGTAATAAGTAATATTATCCCTAAAGGAGTAACTATACTAATCTGTAAATACGATGATTTTGTCCCTTTGCAGTATGTCGAAAGTTACAGAAAGAACGCCATCAATGTTAAGTATGTAGACGATCTTTCAATTGTTACTACAAGAGTTGACTCTTTGTTTGGTGACTACACAGATGATAGTAACACTTTATATGTTTATTCCTGTGACAATCTTGACTTGTCTGAAACAGAAACAAGTAACATACAGATTGCTACAAAGAATGTTATTGTTATTTGCTCCAAAGTTTCTGAAACAGTTCAATCTAAGTTATCGGACAAGATAATTGTCATACCAAAGCTAGAAAAGTGGCAAATTGAAGACTTGGCATACTCAATGGCGGACGGGGCTGATCCTGACGACATAGCATATCTGTTAAAAGTATGCGGAAATGATATACATCGTCTGTACAATGAGCTGGAAAAGGTTTCATTATTTTCTGAAAAGGAACGCAAATCGGCTGTAAAAGATTTCATATACGACGGTATTTTCAACGACCTGAGCCACTACAATGTATTTGACATTTCAACAGCAATAGTTAAACGAGACGTAAATACACTTAAAAATGTTTACAGTGAGATAAACAACATTGATTGTGAGCCTTTAGGGCTTGTAACACTTCTGTTGAAAAACTTCAAAGATGTAATAACTGTGCAGCTTTCGTCTAACCCCTCCCCAGAAAGATGCGGGATGGAAAGCAAAAAGTTCTGGGCAGTTAAATATTCTTGCGGATACTACACGAGAGAACAACTGATGAAGATATATGAAATGTTAACCTCTATTGACTTCCAAATAAAGACAGGAAGTATTTCAACATCAGCACTTGTAGACTATATGATAACATATATTTTTAGTATAACTTAAAGAGGTGTGATTATGGACAAGGGGCTCAGGTATACAAAAATAGTAAACGAGATGTATGAAATCTACAAAGCAAAAAATGCAGACTATGGAGACAGTGTTCATGACACTTTTCTAAAGTACGGTCTGTTGTCTTTTCTTGTACGAATGGAAGATAAGATCTCTCGTCTCAGATCTCTTACGCTAAAAGGTAAAAAGGAGCAGCGTGTTAAGAATGAGTCTATTCTAGACACTTTACAGGATCTTGCCAACTATGCAATTCTCGCTATCATTGAATTGGAGGAGCAGGCAGACACAAAAAATTCGGAAGGGATAGAATAACAGATGAGACTTTTGATTTTCAGTGACGTACACTGGTCAACATATTCTTCCATAGTTCGTTGCAGAGGAGAGAAGTATTCAACTCGTTTGGAGAATCTAATTGATTCACTTAACTGGGTAGAACGATTTGCAGAAGAATATCATTGCGACAGAATTATATGTCTTGGAGACTTCTTTGACAAATCCGAGCTAGACGCAGAAAGTATTACGGCACTAAACGACATTGAATGGGCAAACATTCCACACACATTCCTTGTAGGAAATCATGAAGTGAGCAGCGCTGACCTGAAATACAGTACTGCTCATTTATTTAATCTTAAGAATTGTGAAATAATCAACACTACTTGTATGAAATCGTTCGACAATTTTGAGATTATGTATCTTCCGTATTTTCTTGAAAAAGACCGTCCTGTTCTTAAAGATGTTTTTTCAAAAAGAGATATGAGTAAGTGGGGTTTGCTGTTAAGTCATAACGACATAAAGGGAATAAATTATGGTCGTTACATTTCGCAAGAAGGATTTACAGTAGAGGAATTGGAATCTGTATGCGATGTTTGTATAAATGGGCATCTTCACAATACGACACAAGTAACCAATAAAATCTGCAACATAGGTAACTTAACAGGGCAGAATTTTTCTGAGGATGCGTTCGTATATCCACACAACATTATGCTAATTAACACAGACGAATGGTCTTTTCACACCATAGAAAATCCTAATGCACTCAACTTTTACAAGATTGAAATGCCGGATAACTGGAGTATTGATTACCTAAATGATCTGTGTTTTAAACTAAAAAGGAATGCTGTTTTAACTGTTAAATGTAAAGAGGACAATGGGTATCAGTGTTTAAGGGCACGCTTTGATCCTCGTTGGCCTGATAACGGATTTCCTAGATGCGCAAATGTAATTACAAGTAAATTTATAATTGAACGTGAAACTTCTGACAAAGAGATTAAACCAGATGTGTCATTTACAGTAGACCATCTATCTCAATTCAAAGACTATATTCTACAGAATGTTGGTTCTGATGAAATAACTATTTCCGAACTTCAGGAGATTTGCAAATGAGAATTACATTCAATAATATCAGATTAAACAATTTTATGAGTTTCGGAGACGAGTTTGTCCAACTTGACAACCTTGGATATGTTCTTGTTGCAGGAAAGAATGAATGCCCTGACGACGCTTCTTTGAGCAACGGTTCTGGTAAAAGCTCTATCTGGGAAGGAATTGTATGGGCTCTTACAGGAGAAACAATTCGAGGCCATAAAAGTGTTGTAAACTTGTTCGGAAATGATGGAGCAGTAGTAACACTGGATTTTAATGTGGACGATAAGAACTATGTAATACAGCGTAGTAAAGACCACAGTAAACTGAAAAGCTCTTTGTACATATCTGTTGATGGACAGGATATTTCCGGTAAAGGAATTCGAGACAGCGAGGCTATTCTGAAACAGCGTCTCCCAGACTTAACAAGCTCTTTAATCAGCAGTGTTATTATTTTAGGACAAGGTCTTCCGCAGAGATTTTCAAATAATACTCCGTCTGGAAGAAAACAAGTGCTAGAAGAATTGTCTAAGTCTGATTTCATGATTGAGGATCTGAAGCAAAGGGTTTCAGAAAGAAAGAATGCCCTAAACAACTCTCTGCATGAAACAGAAAAGAATGTGCTGACCCTTTCTACCAAAAAAGAAATGTTGTCAAAACAACTAGCAGACGTAGAGAGAGAAATTGAAGCCCTAAGAGCTACAGATATAAATCAATTACGTTCAGATTGTGAAACAGTTCAGCAAAGAATTACCTCTATTGAAAACGAAATGCGAGAATTGTCGCTTGACATTGAGGACGATAAGCGGTCGGTAGACTCACTTAAAGAAGCTTTCTATGCAAAGAGGACAGAAAGTGCTACAAAAGTAAGTCAGATAAATGCAAGTTATGCTGACCAGTTAACATCTCTTAGCGTAGACGTTGCAACGGTGGGTAACGACATTTTAACTTCTAAGAAGGAACTATCCCGGTTAAGGGGTATAAAGGACGTTTGCCCTACTTGTGGGCAGAAGCTCATAGGTGTTACAAAGCCCGACACTACAGAACTAGAAAACCACATAAAAGAGCTAGAAGAAAAAAACATTCTGTTACAGGAACAACGTTCACATCTGGACAAGAAGAAGAAAGCAGAGCTTGAAATAAATGATCAGAATTTTTCTGCGGAGTTAAACGGCCTACAAAAGCGTGTGCAAGATACGGAGAAGGAAATAGTAGTAAAAGACAGTAAGAATAAAAGTCTTGATAAAGAGAAAGCAACCCTATCCAAACAGCTTCTTTCTATCCAGCATACAATAGCAACAGTAGACGCAGACATGGCAAGTTTGCAATCTAAAGTCGTTTCCTTGACAAATGACATCAGTGTTACAGACGGGGAGTTATTGTATTATAATAATGAACAAGAAAATACAAAGGCACATGTCGTTGCAATAAATAAAATTGAAACGGTCATAAAAAGAGATTTTAGAGGGTGTCTTCTTAAGAATGTAATTGATTTCATTGATAACAGGGCAAAGAAATACGCACAGGTTGTTTTCAACAATGACCTCCTCGAGTTTAAACAAGAAGGAAATAACATTTCCATCTCCTTTGACAACAAAGAGTATGAATCTTTAAGTGGAGGAGAACAGAAAAAACTAGATGTAATAATCCAGTTGGCAATAAGAGATATGCTGTGTCACCTGATTAACTTCTCTAGTAACATTCTTGTATGTGACGAGATATTTGATGCTCTCGACATTACAGGGTGTCAGAAAGTTTTGGATTTAATCTCTTCTGACCTCGAAGATATTAGTAGTGTATTTATTGTAACACATCGTGATAATCTTTGTATTCCTTGTGATAATGAAATACATGTTATTAAGGATGCAAATAAGATAAGTCATGTTATACAGAAAGCCTGAAAATTTAAAATATACTTCCATGGCAATCTATATAGATGAGAATGTCTATAACCCGAGCCATGACCCTGAAACAATATACCAGTATCTATACTTCTTATCTTTGATGTTGTCGAGAAAACAAAACTTATTCAACATTGAAGAGGAATATGAAGAGTTTGCTATAAGTTATGCTTCACAGCTTTATTTAAGGCTAACTAACAAACAACAGTTTGAATACACCTCTGACGGCGAACCACGCATGAAGCGGATAAAAAGTATTCTTAACTATATGAAAAAAACAATACGTCAAAGGGCTATTGATTTTGACACATATGAATACTCTTATGTTCCTTCCTCATTGGAAGATGAAAAAGTTACAAATTATTCATTTCGTCAGATGGTATCTAGCTCTACGGACCTTTTAGAACGCGTAGAGTTTGGTGCGTGTTTATCCGACATATTGAAAGATGCTCAGAAATATCTTTCTCATATTCCGTACCCAAAAGGAACGATTATGTACGAAAATATATATCTGAGTTGTATACTAAGTTTTCTAAATTCAATAACACTTTCTCCAGCACTTCAATATAGGATAGAAAATACAACATCAGTTACTCCAGAACAACTTGAACGTATATATAGAAAGCAAAACAAGAATGTTATACTGTTTCATCTCCCTGAAGAAATGCGAGGGTACATACAAGCTCTTACAACTGGAATGAAACATCATATTGCTAAAGATTTATCCTGGCAAGGAAACCAAGAGATTTCCTGTCATTCAAATATGCTTTCGTTACTTGCAAGTAATATCAACACTAGTGAAGGACTAGAATAAATGAGTTTTAAAGAAGATCTTCGTAAACTAAATGAAGTTGACAGTTACTCTCTTATACTATTTGTCTTGTATAAACTTAGGGACATTCCCGAATATAGCTGTATAAGCGAACTGGCATACATTCTTGATAAGGACAATCTATTAAAACTTTGTGAGTATTTTGGCGGAACTACTATAACAGTTCCTAAGATTGAAGAACTTGAGGAAGTAATACAATCGTTACTAATATATCAGTACATAGAGATTGATAAAATGTCTTTTGAAGAGGCAGTACAGGCTTCAGGGCAGAAAACAAGAGATATACGAACTATAAGAAAGAACTACAATAGAGTAAAGGAAGTTCTTGAACGTTACAAGTTTGGAAATGATGAGTCTTAATTATATTCTAGAAGAGTTACAACAGCATAAACGAAATAAGGAAGAATTGTTAGCAATCTGCATACAGGAACGTCTTAATAAATCGTTAGAGGTTTATGAAAAACAATTGTCCTATAGTTTAAAATACTATACAAAGGCAAATGAAATCAGAATACTAAAGAGGTTAGGAGGTACAGAATGACAGACATTGTTTCGGATATGAGCAACTTAACGACACTGCCCGTTTCCTTATTACAACAACTTTCTGATAAGGTAGAGTTTATCGTTCTTCACAGTGTATATGAGTCTGTACTGTCACATGAAAATATCACAGAAGTTGATATAGGAATTGGTCGACTCAATATACTGCAAGAAGAAGGTTGTGTAAAATACAAATTTATCCCTTCTAAAACATTTGAGCAGAAAATCATAAAGACTGTAAAAGACCGAGAAAGCCCATTAACAACAACAGTCGAAAATACACTTCAGAAAAAAATTCTCGATGTGTATAAGGAATTATTCTAACGGTGGTACATTATGAGCGAAGAATTGATGCAACCAACAACAAAAGATAAATTCCTAACTGAAACAGATCCAAAAGAACTGCAAAAGATTGTAGATATGTTTAATCTAAATATAAAAAAGAAAAACATACTACGTGCGGAAAGAATTAGTGAAATACAAGACAATATACTAAATCAAATTTCAGCTCGGGTAGTAAAACGCCCAGACGAATTTAGTAATACTGACTTGTTAAACTATTTCAAAGCTATGCAGGATACCCTGTTAAAGAATACAACTGAAACAGAACTTCCAGAAATACATATAACCCAGAATAATCAGATGAACATCAACACGGACGGCGGAGAACAGACCCCTGTCTTAAACCGAATGTCCCGTGAAAGAGTTGCCTTAGCAGTTAAGAACATTCTTGCTCAGGCACAAGGTCAGTTGAATTCTGTAAAAGAAGGCACTATAATTGATGTAGATCCTGAAGAAATCGACGTGGAGGATATTCCTATTGACGTATTCGAAGAAGATAAACGAGACGATAAACAATGCGATTAAAGAGTACTATGAAAGTAATGTTGCTACTTGGCAGCAAACTGCCAATTTTATAAATAGTACATACGACGTAAACTTTACTGATGACGCTTGCAGACAGCGGTATTTACGAAATCGGTATAAGACTTCAGTTGTAGCATCTATACCTGAGCAGCTTACCATTGACCCAACGTTTAATTCAGAGCCTAAAGAAACGACAGACGTATCAGATCCGATTAAATTTGAAAAACAAAAGGTTAAACTTTCGGACGAACGTACGCAAGTAAATGCTCTTATACGACGTATTGCTAGAGAAGAAACAATCAAAGAAATTGCACAAGAAGTTGCGCAGAAGCTGAATGAAAATTATCCATTTCATTTTACTCCAATTAAACAAACAGGAAATAACAGTTCCGAAAAAGAAGCAATCTTACAGATTAGTGACTGGCATTACGGGACTGAAATACATAGTCCGTACAATGAATACGACCCCGAAATATGTAAGCAGCGTGTTGAAAAACTTGCAAAAGAAGTTGCAGAACGTTGTGCACTTTATGACATTAAGAAGCTACACATTGTCAATCTGGGAGACATGATAGAAGGCAGAATTCATCTTCGGCTTAGATTAAATAGCAGAATTGATGTAGTGACACAAACAATAGAAGTAGCTGAGCTTCTTGCAAATTTCATATCTGCCCTTTCAACATTTCTTGAAATTGAATATTACGACACTTTGGATAACCACAGCAGAATTGAGCCAAAGTTACAGGACTCTTTAGATCTTGAATCTCTTGTGCGTGTTATTACATGGTTCTTGAAGGAACGTCTTAAAAACATTCCGACAATTCACTTTAACGACAATACAAAGGGTGACGACGTTATATCGTTTGAGTGTTTGGGGCATCCTATATGCGCAGTACATGGGGATAAAGATAAGCCTGAAAGTGTTGTATCTAACATGGCTCTGATGACACAGCAATACTATGATCTAGCATTAACAGCACATAGACATCATTTCCAAGCAAACGAAATGAACAGAACAATTATGCTGTCGAACAGCAGTCTCATGGGCACAGATGATTTTGCGCAGAGTTTACGCTTTACAGCATCTGCTTCCCAGAACCTTATTATTGTTACAAAAAAGAATGTAATTGATACAATCTGCAGAATTAACCTAGAATAAAAACTAATATACAAAACAAGGAGAGAAAACATGAAGGTCTTTTACTACAGTGAACTACTCGACAAATCTTTTGATACGGAGCAGGCTTGCCTAAATGCTGAGCAGGCATATCTGGATGCCGAAAAAGGGAAGAAGCTTGCTAAGGATGCTGTTGAAACAGCCAAAGAAAATGTACGAAAAGCAGAAAGAAATCTGCAAGAAGTGTGCGATAGGGCGCAGGAGTTATACGATAAGAGCCTTGCTGAGGCAGAGGCTGCCTTTGAAAATACTGTTTATACAGCAAAATCTGCTCTTGTAGAAGCTAAGAAACAGCTAAAGATTGTTATGGACAAGTATGACTACAACGAAACAATTCCTGAGGGAAACGTTTTTCGAGTAGACCAAAACAAACTCTGGGAAGATCTTAGAAAAAAAGTTCGAAACGGAAGTCTTTGGGACCTGTTTACTTATTAACTGGGGCATAAATATGCCCCTCCCTTATATGCTGACCTGCCGCAAATGGTAGACGGGGTGAGCTCAAACCTCACTTATTTTACGAGTTCGAGTCTCGTGGTCAGTACCAAGATTTCTTACAAGGAGCCACAACATGAAATATTTCATTGTAGCAGATGTACACGGGTTTTACGATAAACTTGAAGCTGCATTAAAGGACAAAGGCTGGACAGATGCAGAAGACCAGTGTTTTGTTTCTTTAGGAGACCTGTGCGACCGAGGAAAAGATACAATAAAGGTTCTTCAATTTGTAAATACTTTGCCCAATGAGCGTAAAATCCTTATTAGAGGAAATCACGAAGATTTGATGCAGGCTGCAATTGCCAGAGGCTGTTTTCTTATGCATGACATACATAATGGGACTGTACGTACTGCAGAAGATATTGCGAAGTATGAGGGAATTGCTTTAAAGAAAGAAAAGCTAAACGAAGACGATGACAGAGAAATACTTCAAGCTGTATCCAGTTCTAATCTGTGGAATACTTATTTGAACAGCACCGTTGATTTTGCGGAAGTGAAAAATAATATTTTCGTACATGGATGGATTCCTTGTAAACCAGGCAGTTACATTAAAGACCCTAATTGGAGATCTCCCAAAGCCCGGTGGGAAAAAGCAAGATGGATAAATGGAATGCTTGCATGGAAGAAAGGAGCGCGTATTAAGGGAAAAACAATCTGGTGTGGGCATTGGCACACTTCTTGGGGTCATGCGTACCTGCACGACGACGGTTATGAATTTCCAAATCAGGGAGGAACAGCGCACTTTTCTCCATTTATTGACGAAGGAATTGTCGCGATGGACGGCATGGTAGCGTTTTCGAATAAACTAAACTGTAAAGTACTAGAGGTGTAAAAAATGATTGATAAGAAATCTTTCTGTAATTTACTTGAAGATTGTCGAAATATAGAAAGCTATATAGACAGCTTGTCGAATGTTAATATATTGCTCAATGATGACCACCCATGTTATAAACTTGTAAGTCATGTAATAGAATTTCTAGATAAACAGTTTAATAGCGATTGGGTTTCTTATTATTTCTATGAAAGAAATTGTGACGGTATGACAATGAGAGGCGAGCCTACGCCGTTGCTTTGGGACGAGCACGAACGATGCATATGGATACATTCCGATGCTGAATTATATGATTATTTGTCAGAAAAATACTCGGAGGGATAAAAATGTCTGTAAAAGACGTTAGAGAATATTACGATAAGATTTCAGAAGACTATCACGAGCTTGTTTTAACACTTAAAGAATTAGAAGAAGAATACAACAACAATCTAGTAAGCCCGGAAGCCCTTGAAAATTTAAAAAAGCAAATTGAACCGATTAAAACCAATTTTAGAACTATATCGTACATCATATATCTTCTAAATAAGCCAACCAAGAAAAAGAAACAAACTAGGTACAGAAATCAAAATAAGGCTCTTTTAGAGAACAGCAGAACTTTAAACGAAGTACGAGAAGAAAATAAAAACGTTATAAAAGATATTAAGAAAGCTGATACTTAAATTCTATCAGCTTTATTTTTATATTCTGACATATTGTGCTAAATTTCATTATGTTAGACTATATCTTAACTGATATTATACTTAGTGTTAGTACACTGTATATAATAATTGTCTTAGTAAAATCTTTTGAAGAATTTATAATTACAGTAAAATTATTTAAGACACTGTCACATATGGGGTCAAAAAAGAGAGGAAAACTAAATGGAAGAGTTATTGCAGAGCTTAGGAATAAAAGAAGAACCAAATGAATCAAACAATGGGGTATATGTAATAGACATCAAAGATTCAAATGAATACGGCGTATACTATTCAAAGCTGGACCGGTCTCCGTTACTGGATGAAGATGAAGAAAGTTCCAATGTAACACTGGACGGCTCTACAATTGTATATATGAGTGATGACTATACTTTGACTCTTGTAGCAGATTTTGCAAGTGACCAGTATAAGTTAACTATAAAAGAAAACGCTAATTGATAAGGGGAAGACAAACATGATTTCCGGAACAAAAGAAATTATCACTGATGAAATTGCACTCAGCGAACGCGCAGAAGAAATTGACACCCTACATGAAGGGCAGCTGGTACAAGAGATTGTTAAACTATTGAAAAGAACGTTAAGAAAGAACGATAATTTATTTGCCCTTTCTGCTCCTGCAATAGGATTTAACAAAAGAATCTTCTGCATGAAGTTTGAAAAAGACCAGATTAAAACATTCATTAACCCCGTAATTGAAGCTTACTCTCCCAAGGGAATGCAGTTGTCAAGAGAGAAGTGTTCCTCTCTTCCTGGAAAAGAATATATTCGAGTTCGTAACAATGACATCAGAGTAATGTACCAGAGACCTACGGGCGAAGCTGAAAGCAACAGACTACTGGGAAAAGCGGCACTGGTATTCCAGCACGAAATGGACCATCTTGAAGGGGTCCTAATTTCAGATATCGGTCTTGAAGTTATCCCTGAATTTGATGCAGCAACCGAGGAAGAACGTGCAGAAGTTATCAAGGAGTACCTTGACTCTCTTGACATAAGAGTAAAAGAGATCAATAAAGAAATTGAAGAAGATCCTGAACTAAAACAAATTGATGATGCAACAAAGTTCATGACGGGAATTCTTACAGGAGAAGTTAAACAGAAGGAAGATTAACCCGAAAGGATTATATAAAATGGATAGTACAATACTATTGAGACGTAGTGCAAATCTTGCTACTGCAGCAAACATCCAACTTAAATACGGAGAACCTTTGTATACCGACGACCAGTACATTACTGTAGGCGACGGAAATGAATCTTTAGTAAAGACTCGAAATGTTCTTCGACTTGTTCCTAAAGCACAGGCAGACACACAACTTTACTACACTGTAAACCCTGAAGGAAAGATCGTGTTGAACCTTTATAAAAACAGTCGGTTGGAACAGGTGTTAACTTTCGGGACGGCAGCAACGCATGATGTTCTGGCGATAGAAAAGAAAGACAGTAAGGACGTTATAACAAGTGGTGCTGTATATAAAATCAAGGACGACTTGATAAAGTTCGATACGGAGACTCGTAAGAGAGTAGAAGATCTAAAAAAGAGTGTAGCTTCTGTAGCGGACAAGAGCCTTGACACTACAGTGACACCAACATCAGAGAATCCTGTTACGTCAAAGGCTGTGTATGATTTTGTTACACAGGTTATAAATGAAGCAATCGCCAACTATGTTCCCTGGACAACTACAGCTACAAATACAAACAAACTTTACATTAACAGTACAAATGGTCTTCAATACAATCCAGGAACTGGTTGGAAAACTGTCCCCGTAGGATACACTTAAAAAGAATAGGAGATAAAAAGAGATGAAACAGATTCAAGTGCCAGAAGAGCTTAGAAATAAGATTCAGGCAATAGATTTTGAATTAACTGCTACCAAGGATTTAATCAGCTTCTTATGGGGTCAAGACCCTGTTAATATGGAAGCCGTAAACTATTATACCAAACAGCAGCGAGAACTATTTATCGAATTTGAAACTGCAAAAAGCACCCTTGTACAAATCTACAACATAGGAAAAGACACGGTCTGGAATCTTGACTATAACACCTGTATCCTATCAATTAACGAGGATTGATTGATGATTGGAAACTATGAAGAGTACCCAGAAATGTTGAATCGTCTTTTTCTTGAAGACAAAACAAAGGGGTTTGAGGCAAAGACAGAAGGCTTATACGCCCGAACTATAACATTTCAAGTAACAGAAGATTGTTGCATGAAATGTAGTTATTGTTATCAACATAACAAGAAGCCCAACAAGATGTCTTTTGAAGTTGCTAAACAATTTATCGATGATTTACTTTCTGGGTCAGAAAAAGTAACTTGTTATATTCCTAAAGACAGTGTTGGAATAGTCCTGGAATTTATCGGCGGAGAGCCTTTCCTTGAAATTGATCTAGTGAGTAAAATTACGGATTATTACTTTGAAGAGTGCGCACGATTACATCATCCATGGGCAACTAGGACCAGAATTTCTATTTCGACAAATGGATTACTAAACTTTGACCCAAGGGTGCAATCATATTTAAAGAAACACCAAAGTCATCTTTCACTTAATATAACTGTTGACGGTAATAAACAATTACATGACAGTTGTCGAGTGGACCTTGAAAACAAAGGCACTTACGACAGAGTTATTGCTGCTGTAAATGATTACACTGAAAAATACGGCAAAGGGGCTCTTCCAACAAAAATGACAATAGCTCCCAATAATGTAGGAAGCCTTTCAGAAGCAGTTATTGAAATGATTGAATACGGGTATCCCATTGTTAATTTCAATCCTGTATATGAAGATGTTTGGAGTCGAGACGACGCAAGAACATTTTATAAACAATTAAAACAACTAGCAGACTATCTAATTGAACACGATAAACTTGACCCTCTTGTTTGTCCCTACATGTCGCCTGTATATTGTCATCCGATGTTGCCCGAAGACAACCACAACTGGTGCGGCGGTACAGGAGCAATGATTGCTATTGACTGGCAAGGAAATATTTACCCCTGTATTCGGTATATGCCAAATGCACTTGGAGATGATGTAATTCCTTACATCATTGGAACAGTTAAAGACGGAATAATGAGTACAGAACAACAGTTTGAAAGAGTTAATTGTTTGAGCTGTATTACACGAAGAAGTCAATCGACAGACGAGTGTTTCAACTGTCCTATTGCTAGTGGTTGTGGTTGGTGTTCTGGATACTGTTATGAAAAATATGGCACAGCAGATAAAAGAACAACATTCATCTGCGATCTTCATAAAGCAAGGGCTCTTGCTCTAACATACATGTGGAATAAATACTACAGGAAAATCCACTCAAAAGACACATATCCGATGGACATTCCTGACGAGTGGGCGTTACAGATTATTGACAAAGATGAGCTAAGAATGATAAAATTGCTTATAAAGGAGTAATCGGACATGGCTGCTATTACCCCAACACGTCTTGCGCAGCTAAAGGAAAAAATTACAGCAGAATGCTTAAAACGTAGCAAAATCGGTGACGCTCCTGGAAGTCAGTCACTTTCTCAGTATGCTACAGCTGCATATAATTTTTCATATGTTCCAGAAACAGACACTGCAATAAAGGCAGAGCATCTAGCAAAGAGTTGGGACATTCTTCATGTTGTAAATTCTGATAGAATTCCCGAAAAAAAGAATAAAGTAATTCTCAACACTGATGTTCTGTTGATGGAAGATCTAATATTTCAAATGTCAAACAATCCTGAATCTGCTAATACGGGAACACCACAATATTACCCTTCAAATTATTCTGATTGTTCCGGAGGATGTACAGGCCTCTGTTTCGGTTGCACAGGATGCACTAGTGGGTGTAAGAATGAATGTACTGGATGTACAGGCTGTACTAGTTGTACAGGGTCTTGCACAAATGGTTGTACAGGGTCTTGTGAGGGCAGCTGTACGGGAGGCTGTAAAGAAAGTTGTGCCGGTCTTTGTACAAGTGGTTGCAAGAACGAATGCACTGGCGGCTGCTTAGGTTGCTCCGGGGGTTGCAGAGGTTATTGCATCGGCACAGCGTCAAAGGGTTACTCTTCTTGTGGAGCTTGTGACGTCGGCTGCTATGGCGGATGCTGTAGTGATTGCTCAAGCAACTGTGGATCTCAAATCAATATTCCAACAACAAGCTGGCAGGCACATAACAATCAGATTATGGGATGCATTAAACCTGGATGGAGACCCGATTGGTGGGACGGAAAATATACATAAGATGATTGAGAGAAGTTAAATGAATAAGATAATCTTAAAAGGAATGATTCGAAATATTGAACATTCTCATAATGTCAAAGAAATAGAGTATCAAAAAGCAGAACTGATTGTTCCTAGAACTGATGGGGAAGACGACGTTCTAGACTTGAAATTCAAAAGATATGCAAATCAATACACTGAAGGCCAGATTGTATGGCTACAGGGAAATGTCCGTTCATATTCACAGAAGCTAGACACAGGCAAGAATAAAGTAGAGCTTTATGTCTTTACCTACTTTGACATACCAGATGTTGGAAAAGATGACCAAGAAATAATAAATCAATTCCAACTAGACGGTAAAGTTTGCAAGGTTGACAAACTTAGAAAGAATAAAGACGGCAAGGACAGTTTTCATTTTATTCTTGCAAATAACATATACACTGAAGATAAAAGAACTCGTATAGACACTTATGTACCTTGTGTATGTTTTGGAGAGCTTGCTCGCAAACTTTCTCAAACATTAAAGGTCAGTGACTCAATTTCATTAACAGGTCAGTTACATTCAAGAACCTACAAAAAGTATCATGAAAATGGTGAGATGGAAATAAAGACAGCACATGAGGCAGTGGTGATGTCATATGAAAGCATCAATTAACTATTTGCCGGAGTCTTCTTTCCTTGCTTCCGTTGAAGTTGATAATGTGGGGGAAGTGGCCTTAATATTATATAACGATGTAGGCCAGGAATGGTACGTACTACACACAACAAGTCTAGGCTGGACAAAAACATATATGTTTGGGCCGTTGTTGCCCGACGACAATACTCTAAGATTGAAGAGTTTTTCTTTTGAGTACTCAGAGGTAAAATACAATGACGGTAAGTTATTAAAAAGCCTAGAGAGATTCATTCAGGATACAAAAAAGAACATAACACAAGTATTTGAAATTGACAAAGAAACTGTCTTAGACAGATACAAAAATATCAAAGTAGGTGAATAGTATGTATGTCAAAACAAAAGTTCCCATCAGAGAGTTCAGTGGAAAAATCCTTGGTTGGATAGAGGATGACGGTCAAGGCAATCAGCAGATCAGAGATTTTGTAGGACACATTCTGGGGTCGTACCGTAAAAGTGAAGATAAGACCAGAGACTTCTATGGTCGAATTGTTGGCAGCGGGAATCTACTGACAATGTTACTGAATAGATAAGGGGCACGTATTATCCTGCCCCTTTATTTTTATAAACGAAAGTATCTAACAAATGAAAATGGCAGCGACCTCTGACCCCAGATTGTTCCGGCAATCAAAATATAAAGGAGACCCGGAGGAACTTTCAATATGGACAAGAGAGTAAACAAGAAGAGTAAAGAAGAACTTCAACAGTACCTCATGTGGCGTAGACGTGGAAGTGTTGTTTTAGCAAAGAAAGGCAAAGGAGCTAAATACAACCGACAGAAGATGAAGGTCAAAAACTACACATGGGAGTAGTCATGGAACATTTAATACGCCTTGTAATAGCAGGAATTAAATACAACGCGATATCCATAGTTATTGTATTACTAGCTTATCTTGTCTTTGGGATTGCATTTATCATATTTAACAAAAAGGGTTAGAACTTTATTCTGTCATTCAGCATATGGCGTTACGCCTTGTGCAAGGCGACGCAACGGGGTGAGCTGACATTTTCATTACTTGTTAGTATATATTTATGATACAACACAAGAACCTTTTAAAACTAAGTTGCAAAAGCAATTAAGAAATCAATAACTCAAAGAAGTAGGCCTTATCAATTAGGGTCTACTTTTTTATTTATCTACCCCGGTGGCGAGGGTGGGGTGGCATATCTCTGATTATGTCTGTTGATGTTTCTAAAACCTTATGTACCTTCTCTTATACAAACTGTATGTAGTTTACAAAATTTCAATTATATGAGTATTATATTATATATTTATATATAATATATATATGAATATAATTGTTCAATTGTTATTATTTGAGTTAACTAAGTTAAGAACTTGGTCTTTACTTAGTAAAGAACTTGCTGTTAACTGAGTTAAGAACTTGCTACTTACATTTTAAAATTCTTACAACCTATTATTAGTTGAATTTAGTATAGTCATATATTATAATTAGAGTAAACTAGTTTATCATAAAGGAGTTTAGTAATGACCATATACAAAGTTGATAATGTTTACTACAATGACGAAAGCATTGAGCAGTACATTGACCAGAATTATTCTTTTGCAGATTTTCTTTCTGAAAGTATTAAAGACGAGAGCGGAAACGTCAGAGGGCTACTTAACACTATGAACCGGGTGTGGAACAGCGAAAACCAGAACCAGGTTGTTAATTATCTGAATGCTCTTAACTACCTGTATGTAGGTTACGTTAACAATGTAATCTCCAACATTCCTCGTTACAGTGTTGTGGAAGGAGGTGCTAACTCAACAGGTACCAATCCGCCAGCTCCTTCTGTAGAAGGTCCGGTAGAAAAAGTCTCTGATGCATCTCCTGACATTAACGGGCCTGTTTCAGATGAGGCTATCGAACATGACGAGTAAAGAACTTGTAGAACGTTACCCGTGGCTCCGTATCGGAGAAAAATCTCTTGAAGTAACGGACGATATGATAACGTGGGCAGACCTTATACCTTCTGGTTGGCTTGAAGCATTTGGAGATCTATTGTTTGAAGATTTAAATAAAGCTATTATAGATAGTTTTCCTGACGGAGTTCCAGAGGATTTTTGTATTACAGAAATCAAAGAAAAGTGGGGACGGCTCTGCATATACACCACTTACGAGACTAAACAGATACGTGATGTACTTATGTCATATGAGTATCTTAGCTCTTTTGTTTGTATCTCTTGTGGAGTTCCTTATCCGTTTTCTCATATGACTTACAACGGTTGGATACTTCCTTTGTGTGAGAATTGTTTTACGAAACAACGTAGGTATAAAGAAAAGGCAGATGCGCACGAGGAGTATCTTCAAACAGTTTTGAAAGATAGTATTTCCGTTTTTCAAGGACCGGAAGAGAAGATTACACTTGAGACATGTTCTTCAACTGAAGATTCAAATATTAAACATATTTCCGTTCTTCCAACGTGGAAGAAAATCACTACACGATATACGCAGAAAAAACTTATTTGATATAGGAGGTACTTAACAATGGCACAGAGGGCTCTTGCTCACGTTGAAAAGATTGTTGATATCCAGCCCATTGAAGGGGCGGACAACATTGAAGTTGCAACCATTCTAGGTTGGAAGGTTGTAATCGCAAAGAAAGATGGTTTCAATATTGGTGACAAGGTAGTGTATATTGAAATCGACAGTAAAGTTCCTGAACGTCCCGAGTTTGAATTTCTGAGAGACCGGAAGTTCCGTGTCCGTACAATTCGACTTAGAGGTCAGTACTCACAGGGACTTATTATGCCGCTTTCAATTCTTTCTCATGCATCGTATGAAGAAGGACAGGACGTTACACAGGAACTCGGTATTAAGTACTATGTAGAAGAAGACAATGCCAGAAAAGCTGACGGACCTTCTAATGAAGCGAAATATCGTTCAATGTGTGACCGTAAGAAGCAGCTTTTCAAGAAGCCTTTCTTTAAGTGGGTATTGAAGCATAAGTGGGGCAGAAAGATCCTTTTTGTATTCTTTGGAAAGAAGAGGGACACCCCGAAGGGATTTCCGACAAAGTTTGATTTTGTTCACAAAACGGACGAAACTCGTATTGAGAATCTTCCTCATCTGCTCGGATATCCTCGCCCTCTTATTGTCACTGAAAAACTTGATGGTACTTCAAGTACGTACATTCTTGAACGTCTTCGTGGTCGTGACAAGTTTGAATTCTATGTTACGTCCCGTAACGTTAGACAGCTGAATGACGAGCAGGATTGTTACCACAAGTACAATATCTACTGGGAGATGGCGAAGAAGTATGATATTGAAAAGCATCTGAAAGAATACCTCATTAACAACCCCGAATTGAAGTATGTTTGTATCCAGGGTGAATCTGTAGGAAATGTTCAGGGCAATCCTCTGAAGCTGACCGAAGATGAGCTGTATGTTTTCAACTTTATTCGTTCGGATTGTGGCAGAATTGATTCTCGTGACGGAAAGCACATTGTTGAGTCTTGGGGAATGAAGTGGGTACCTATTCTGGACACTGAATTCAAGATGCCTGAAGACATGGAGGAATTCAAGGTCATGGCGGACGGAAAGTCTGCTGTCAATCCTGCTGTTATTCGTGAAGGATTTGTCCTTCGAGATCCTACATGTGACCTTTCTTTCAAGAATGTTAGTCGGAAATTCTTGCTCAAGCATCAGGACGATTTCGTGGAATAACGTTATTGTATAATAATATACACATCTTCTGAATAAGGAGGTTGGCTTTGAGAATTTTAATTGACATGGACGACACTATTGAAAATTTAGGCGAGGCATGGGTTAAATTACTTAATAAGAAGTACGGAACGGAAGTAAATTGGTCTGACATACGAAATTGGGACATGCAACTCTCATTTCCAACATTAACAGAAAAACAGATTTATGAAGTTCTTAATGAAGAATCCTTGTGGGATACTGTTACCGTTAAAGAGGGTGCTGCAGCTCGTATTCAAGAACTGATGGAGCAAGGCCACGAAGTATTCATTGTTACTTCGTCTTGGTATACTACCATTGTACCAAAGGTAGAGAGATGCTTATTTAAGTATCTTCCTTTCCTTTCCTGGCATCAAGTTATTATAACATCACACAAGTATCTAATTAAGGGCGACATACTAGTTGATGACAACCCCGAAAATTTTGTTAACGGAGACTACTTTGGAATCTTGTTCAATGCACCTCACAACACAGATTTTGATGAATCAAGTAGAGATCTTGTTAGGGCAGACAACTGGGATTCTGTATATATCATTATTCAGAGTTATCAAAAATTACTGGATTTACTATCATGAGGTATTTAAATGATTGAGTACTACAGTACTCACTGTGGGACCTGCGAAACATTTGCATGGTATATGGAGTCTAGAGGTGTCCCTTATCAGCTTATCGACGATGAAGCCAAGGTATGGGCCGCTGCTAATAAGTATCATGTAAATGTTTTTCCTTTTGCAGTGATTGACGGAGAACTATACAACTCAGCACAACTTCTAGAATATGTTTCTAAATATGAAGAAAAAGGTTGAATTTATGATTACACTATACACAATTGATTGCCCAAAATGCAAGGTGCTAGAAAATCTATTGAAAAAGAAACAGCTTTCTTATACTACAGTACGAGATATGGAACTGATGAAGCAGAAAGGGTTCACAGAATGCCCTAAACTTGAAGTAAACGGACAAGTTTTTGGATTTACAGAAGCAGTTACATTTGTGAAAGGGCAGTAAGTATACACATGGAAATCACTCTTAAATTAAATAAAGACTTTGAAAGATGTCTGGAAAACCTTAAAGTAAGCGATTTTTAACTATGTACGGATATATTTATAAAACTACAAATACTGTTGATGGAAAAATATATGTTGGTAGGCATAAGCCACGCAAACAAGACACAGTTGACTACAGTTATTTTGGTTCGGGTATACATATAAGAAATGCAATTCAATATTACGGTAAGAAGAATTTTAATATAGAAATTTTAGAGTGGTGTGACACCCTTGATCAACTAAACGACAGAGAAAAGTTTTGGATTGCAAATCTTGATGCCAGAAATCCTGATAAAGGTTACAACTTATCCGAAGGCGGACAGGGTGTTGATTCTGCGTTTCTGAGTCACCCAGGAAAACTAAACGGGATGTACGGAGTTCATCGTTTTGGAGAAGATAACCCGAACTATGGAAAGAGACATACCTTTTCTGAAGAGATAAGAAAGAGAATGTCTCAAGCTAGTAGAAAAGAACGTGGGCCTTGTTCCGAAGAAACAAAAAGAAAGATGAGAGAAGCATGGAGTTACGAAAAGCACATCACACCTGAGTTCAGGGCAAAGATAAGCAAAGCTATCAAGGGTCGTAAACATACGGATGAGACAAAGTTAAAAATGTCTCAAAACAATGGTATGCATAACGAGGAATATCGAAAGAAGGTATCGGCGGCATTGAAAGGAAGACCTAGCCCCTGTAAAGGTACCATATGGGTAAATAATAACGGAAAAACAAAGATGATACAGAAAGACATGCTAAATGAGTTTATAAATAATGGATGGAAATTAGGAAGGCAGTAATTATGCAGATAAGATTAAATTTATGCTCTGATTTTGAACGCGCATTATCTAACCTAGAAGATAAGTACGGGTCAGATTTTTTGTTTCTAAATGGTATCCACCCCAGTCAGTTAGACAACTCGGAATTTTTAGACCATTTTGTTTCTAACAATACTCTTGCAGACGTAAGTATTGATCCAAACGCTAATGCTAATAGAAGAGATATTCGTAGCTTCATTACAGAAAAGGGAAAGAGTACAGATAAGCTGTTTGCTCTTAACAAGATCTTCTATGAAATCAAGAAGCGTTGGGGAATTAAAGCAGCTCGTCAGTGGCTTGAGCAGGAATTTAGTAAGGGGTTCTATCTGAACGATGCAACTACTGCAAGCTACTTCCCGTATTGCTATGCCGTAGACCTTAGTAGACTCGCTAGAGAAGGTCTTTTCTTCTTATCTGGCTATAACAATCAGCCACCAAAGCATCTAACAACATACTTTGATGATGTAATCGAGTTCATTAGTTTTCTTTCCAATCGACAGTCCGGTGCTGTAGGCCTTCCCAATGTTCTTATCTGGGCATGGTATTTCTGGGAGAAGGATTGTGAAAATGATTATTACTTAAAGGATCCTGACACATACCTGCGTCAGAATTTTCAGAAGTTTATCTATAGATTGAACCAGCCGTTCCTTAGAATCAATCAATGCGCCTTTACAAATGTTTCTATCTTTGACCGTCCGTACCTGGAGAATCTGTTTGGTGGCATCATCTTTCCGGACGGAACACTTGCTATTGAACACATTGAAGATTTCATCAATGTTCAGAAAGTGTTCATGGAAGTTGTAAGTGAGACTCGGCATACCTCCATGTTTACTTTCCCCGTCCTTACTTATTCGCTTCTTCGGAAGAAAGATATTCCTCAGGAAAAGTTGGACGAGATGGTAAAAACAAAGGAGTGGGACCTTTTTGTAGATTCTGATTTTTCGAGATGGTGCAGTAATCACAATATACTATGGAGTGACTCTAACTTCTTTGTAAGTGATAATGTAGGGACGCTTTCCAACTGTTGCAGACTCTTGTCTGACACAACTAAACTTGATGTGTTTGTAAATAGTGTGGGGGGCACGGCTTTGAGCACTGGCTCCTGTCGTGTAAGTACCATAAACCTTGTCCGAATTGCATATGAATCCAACTGCAAAGAAAAGAAGTATCTTGACATCCTTCGTGAGCGTGTATTACTAGATTGTAAGGCTCTTACTAGTATGCGGCATATTCTAAAACGTAATATTGAAAAGGGTCTGCTCCCAAACTTCCAGGATGGTGCAGTTGAACTGTCAAAACAATTCAGCACCATTGGCGGGATTGGCTTGTATGAAGTTATGGACATGTTCGGTTACATTGACACTGACGAGTTTGGTAATAAATCATACTCCGATGACGGTATCCGATTTGCAACACAGATCCTTGACACCATAAATGAAGTTAAGGACAGTTTTGAATGTGACTTTACGTTCAACCTAGAATTTGTTCCAGCAGAAAACGCCGCAGGAGTTATGTGCAAGGCGGACAATCTTTTGTTTGACAATGACAAATACTTTATATACGCTAACCAGTGGATACCTCTGTATGAGCCTTGCACGCTTAAAGAAAAGTGTCGTTTGGGAAACCTGTTTGACATGAAGTGTGGTGGCGGATGTATTGCTCACATTAACATTGAAAATAGATTTCCTAGTGAAAAGGCTGCTTGGGACATGCTAAACTATGTAGCTGCTAAAGGCGTTATCTATTTTGCGTTTACTACAACAATAAATGTTTGTGAAAACAGTCATTCTTATGTCGGCGGAGATACTTGTCCTGTTTGCGGCAGTAAAGTAATTGCAGAAAAGTTTCAACGTGTAGTGGGATTCTACACACCAAAATCTAGTTACCAGAACATTCGTAAGAAAGAAAGCGACATGAGAAAGTGGTACAATGTTTTAAACTGTGAAGGAATGATGGATTCTTAACATGTTGTTAAAAGGAATTAAAGACGAAGATTTTTGTCAGTACAAAGATCCTTGTATGTTTGTAATCTTTCCAACATGTACGTTTAAGTGTGAGCAGGAGTGCGGAGAGGTTTGCTGTCAAAACAGCAGCCTTTCCAAATTCCCTAATATTACAATTCCCGTAGAAGAAGTTGTTGAAAGATACTTATCAAATCCAATCACTTCTACAATAGTGTGTGGAGGGCTAGAGCCGTTTGACTCATACGAGGATCTTCTGAAACTTATATCAGAGCTTCGACAAAAAACAGACGACACAGTAATTGTATATACAGGGTATAAAGAAGAAGAAGTAAAATCGCACATAGACGAATTGTCACAATTCAAAAACATAATTGTAAAGTTTGGAAGATTCATTCCACATAAAGGCTCGAGGTTTGACGATATCTTAGGTGTACAACTTGCATCGTCAAATCAGTATGCAAAACGTATTAGTTGATTTACAGGATCATTTATAATATAATGAAGAATGTAAACATTGAACATTGAAAAGAAAGAATTTTCTTCTCAAGAGACGAAGTTGATTTACATCGTGTTATCACTTATAATGATAACATAAAGAACAACAGACGATAAGGAGAAAAGAAAATGTATTACGAAGATTTTGAGTGCCCGGTGGATCTGTTTGGTGCCTATTGCAGTGGTAATTGTTCTATTTGTCCTTATGCCAACAACAGCGAACAGGAAGAAGATTCTGATTACTAAATAATTTTAGTAAAATCTTTAGTGCTAAATATTATACTTTTCCAAAAGTATAAGGAAATAACAGAAAGAGGTATTTACAAATGAACGAAACTCAGGTTCCCATGATTTATGGTCATTGTCGAGTACATGTTGACTCTGACGCAAAGGTTGTCGTAGCGACAAGTACTTACGCAGGAAAGACGGTACGCGGTGTAGCTCGTTGCCACCCCAACGATGAATTCGATATTGACAAGGGCATTCAGCTTGCAGTAGCTCGTTGTAACCTGAAGGTTGCAGCTAAGCGACAGGAACGAGCTTGTCGTAAGGTAAAAGAAGCAAAGACGGTTCTTTACGAAGCTCAGGTGTTTCTCGATAACATGCTTGACTATCGAGCGCAGTCAGTGTTCGATTATCTCTCGGCTAAAGATGATCTGGAGGAGCTTGAAGACTGTTATGTATAATGACTGTTATGCAACTTGCGGAGTTGGAAACAACAAATGCAAGAATAAGTATTGTAGTGCCAACCCGAATTACTCGGCTCCTGTACCCAAGCAGAAGGCCAAGCAGGGAGCTGGTAAGCCCTGTAAGAAGAAGCAGGCAAGCATTCCGAAGTACAATTCTTCGATGCTGAATTATTTTCACGCTTAACAAGAGATACGACAATAACAGCAACAAGTTGAATATTTTTACAGGAAAATATATAATTTGTCGTGTTATATGAAATAGTGAAGGGAAGTATTGCCTATGCGTATTACTAAAATTCACACAGGGGATAAACTTCAGACCTTCTAATTAAGTGCTGGGCAACACTTTAAAAGGCCCTCGGATATAGGGGTGTCGCCAAGTGGTCTAAGGCACAGGACTTTGACTCCTGCATACGTTGGTTCAAATCCAACCACTCCTGCCATACAAAGAGGAGAAAACAATGAAGATAACTCACTTAAATGAAATGGCGTTAAACAGGTCGGATGCAATTGATCGTTGTTGTAACCAAGGGAAACAATTTATCGAACATTTTCATAAATGTGCCCACGAAGGTGTAAACAGCAATAGCTTTCAACATCATTGTACAGAGATGCAGGCCTTCTGGGACAACGTTAAGTTTATTGTTTTACAGCAGAACAAGAAACAGATTAGTTCCGACAATCTTTTAAATTGGTTTTTCCTCTGTGGTAGTGATGTAGAGCACATGATTGAAGAGCCTTTTCAAGATCTGTATGAAACATTGTATATAAGTTTACTAGCTGATAGAAAAAACTCTAAAGTGATTGATATTCTATTAGCAAGTTTAAAATAAACAGAATATGCTCCCATAGTACAAAGGTTAGTACAAGGCACTTGTAATGCTTAGATGTCCGTTCGACTCGGACTGGGAGCTCCATTATCCGCACGGGTGGCAATAGTTCCGACTGACGAGTCACTTCTGCTATACAGAAGTTTGGTGCGGTATACAAATAAATATGTGCCTAGATTCAAATGGTAGAACTTTCATTTGAATAACAAAGTGTGATACATGTGAACAGATGGAGCACTAAGCACACGGGTCTTCTAGAGGCCTTCTCCGTCAGCTATATCTCTCTAGTAGTTTAGCGGTAAAACACCTCCCGACGATGGCGGCGATGACTGGTTCGAGTCCAGTGTAGAGGGCGTGGTTCTTCCACCACGAAGAGAAGCGTTTGGTCAGAACGAAAGATGACTAAGATACTGCTCGACACGTAGTATCCATGGAAGGATACGTTGACTTCCACTGTTGGTCTCCTCAACAGTAATATAGATGGAGTGACATCCGGAAAAGAGCGGAATAGCAAATACAATGCAGCATTTGTTGAGCAAAGTGTAACTGTATGGCTCCTCTACCCCGATAGCACTATAAACACAATGGGCAGAGCCAGGGGACAATATATGTCCTCTACATCGGGTGTTGGTATAATGGCTATTATTTCTGACTTCCAATCAGAAGATGAGGGTTCAATTCCCTTACACCCGTCCATATGGGGGATTAGCCTAATGGTTCAGGCAGTCGGCTGTTAACCGACCTATAGAGGTTCAATTCCTCTATCTCCCGCCAAATCGCGCCTTCGACTAACTGGTAAGGTCACATGCCTTTCACGCATGTAATATGGGTTCGAGTCCCGTAGGCGTGACCATTATATTGCGGGATACATGGAGCGGTTCCAGGCAGGGCTCATAACCCTTGAGACGCCAGTTCGAATCTGGCTCCCGCAACCAGTTAAAGACACTAGCAGCAATGATAATTTATATTTGAATTTTGGTTTCAAAGAATTTGGTGTCTTGTTTATATGCCCCTGTCGTATAAGGGATAGTACAATACCCTTCTAAGGTTTTAATTGCGGTTCGAGTCCGTACAGGGGTGCCAGTGTGCGTAGCTTTGAGATCATGCGCAACTACGAAAAATCCTTTTGCCTAAGGTATTGCTACACAACTTAGGAGGTACGCGTTATAGCATATTGTAACGGGTTGATTTTATAGGCTGGTAAGCCTTGGGGACACCCTAAAGAGTCCCGTGCGTATGTGAGCCCTATATCGCATACGACGAAATATAGAAGTAGGGCAAAGAGAGATGAGCGTCAGACGTGAGGGGATGCCCGAAGTAGACGAAGCGTTCAAGGTGGAAGCTCTCCAGAAGTTGACTGACCAAGACTTCTGATTCGGCTCCTTAGCTCAGTTGGTAGAGAGACGTAATTTTATCTAATTATATGCCAGTATGGTGAAATTGGTATACACGCGTGCCTTAGGAGCACGTGCCGAGAGGCTTGCAGGTTCGAGTCCTGTTGCTGGCACCAAATGGGCGCAGCTTCTTCTGCGCCTTTTATAATCCCGTTTAGCTCAGTCGGTAGAGCACGCCCCTTTTAAGGGTGTGGTCATCAGTTCAAGTCTGATAACGGGAACCATTATAAGGTCTTTTAGCTCAGTTTGGTTAGAGCATACGATTGATAATCGTAGGGTCAGTAGTTCAAATCTACTAAGGACCACCATGCTCCAGTGCAGAGCATAGTTGTGCACAGGTCGCTTAGAGGACAGTGTAAGCCCTAAGGTTCTTTTCTAAGAACTGAAATTAGAACGTATAGAGAGATGGCAGAACATTGCGGATCTTCACTCTTAACAACGAAACAGTGAAATAAAGAATTCTCTGAAATGTAGGTTTGAGAAGAATTGGTGTTTCCTTAAAACACACTTCTTGTATAGTCCCTGATAGTGTAGGAGATACAAGTATTAGCTATCATACAGGGGGATAGTTTAATTGGTTAGAATAACGGTCTCCAAAATCGCTGATTAACGTTCGAGTCGTTATCCCCCTGCCATTTCCTTTACATACCTCTGCCAGGATGCAAGTAGAAAATGTAAAGGCTTTCTGAAATAACATAAATCCAAGTTATTGTAAAGAAAGTGTTGTTTGGTTGACCTCTAATGACATTGTCTTTATTAAAGGGTTATTTCCTAGTTACGTACTTAATAATTATCTGGTCAATATGTTTAAGTACTTAACGATGTAAACAGATTGTGCAAACACTTATTTGAATAAGGCTTGACAATATCTGTTTTCATGGGCTGTTAGCTCAGATGGGAGAGCGCTGGATTTGCATTCCAGAGGTCGTCGGTTCAAGCCCGATACGGTCCAGATCTGTGAAATGTACAACCTTCACGCGGTACAGATTGTTTAAACTAATAGTACATTGAGTAACTATGGTATGTCAGGTAGCAACGGAGTAATTCACCGTTGAGAAAAGATTTTGTTCCTGCATTGGCCTAAAGACGCACACAGCAACATACTTAATGGTTAAAATTTTAGACTTCATCTCTAAAGTGATACGGTTCGATCCCGTAAATTATGCGTCTTATTAACATTAAAAAGTGTCTGCCGTGCAAGTCGGCTAAACGTATGCGCTTGAACGTTAAAAAACAAATCAAGTTAGTGATGGATAACATCAAGCAGACGCACCTCTTCCCATCGCAGAGGTTTGAAAACCCTAATTGGCTACAAGGGGCAAGATTGTAGTGATTTTTGGTTCAGGAATTGTAGCGGGGATAAGCAGTGCGAATGGGTAGCAATTCTCTGAGCAAAAATCGCAAAGTGGCGCGGTTTGAAGTGAGGTTTTTGGAGCCTTGCTTTTCTGCCTACCTTTAGTTGATTTCAATCTCACAATATAATAGAATATAAGCATAAAGAAATACGCGTCCTTAACCCGGACGGCTCTGGGACCTGTCTTGAAAACAGTGTGTACCTGATGAGGGTATGGGGGTCGGCACCTCAGGGGCGCGCCAGATGTCGCAAAGACATCAGCTTCACCCCCTTTCCTGATGTAGTTAGTCGCTATAGTTAATGGTTCAAATTCTGCTAGCAAATAAACAATAGAAGTCCCGCAAGTTGAAAGCGTTACAATAGGATGTTCAGCGGCTTTTTACATCAGCTTTATTTTGTTAGAAACACTTACAGCAACATATAAAAGGACAAAACAGTGTTTAGAAAGGACAAGATAACATGGAATTTATGAACGAAATGAAAAAGACTCAGGATATCGGTACTCTGGTTCACACCGAGAACGGTGCCCTTGGTCATAAGACTACAGGAAAGTATCTCCTTGACCTGAACTTCTCTGTTTCCTCTCTTCGAAACATGAAGGAAGTTGACGTTGCTAGCAAATTTATTGCTGCATTTGAAGAGGATCCCGTCCTGGCGATGCGTTGGCTTTTCTTTGCTCGAGATGTTCGTGGAGGCATGGGAGAGCGTCGACTGTTTCGTGTTTGCATGAAAGCTCTCGCCATTAGAAATTCGACGCTTGTGGAGTCCCTTGTTCCTCTTGTGCACATCTACGGTCGTTGGGATGATCTTTGGGACCTGATGTATATGACTGACGGAGTGCGTAACGCTGTCGTGAGTGTGGTTAAACAGCAGCTTGCCAAGGACATTCTCGCCGCTAAGCGAAACGACTCTATTTCTCTTTTGGCGAAGTGGATGCCTTCAGTGAACACCTCTTCTGACAAGACTCGTAGAATGGCTCGAGATTTAGCCAGAGATCTCCGTCTTACAGAGCGTCAGTATCGTAAGATTCTCAGCAAACTTCGTAGCAAGCTGAACGTTACAGAAACGATGATGTCTGCTAAGCAGTGGCAGGAGATTGATTATGAGGCTGTTCCTTCTCAGGCGAATCTTCTTTACAAGGATGCCTTCCTTCGTCACGATGAAGCACGTCGTAATAAGTACCTTGAATCTTTGCAGAAGGGCGAAAAGAAGATTAACGCTGCTACGCTGTTTCCTCATGATGTAGTTCATAAGTATGGTTGGGGTAGCACCCTTGATAAAACAGTTGAGCAGCTTTGGAATAACCTTCCGGATTATGTTCAGGGCAATGGGTCTACAATGGTTGTTGCAGACGGTAGCGGCTCGATGTGTTGTAATATAGGTGACACTCGTGTCACTGCCTGGGAAGTTGCTCATGCTCTTGCAATCTATTTTGCGCAGCACAGCAAAGGCCCTTACAAAAACCGTTACATTACATTCTCCTCTTCTCCCAAGTTTGTAAGTCTTGACGGAAGAACTCTTTTTGACAATATTCATATTGCTCGTACCCATAGTGAAATAAGCAATACAAATATTGAAGCTGTGTTTGATCTGATTCTTGACACTGCAATTCGTACCAATTGCAAGCAGGAAGACATTCCGCAGAATATTCTGATTCTTAGCGACATGGAATTTGACACAGCCACCCGCGGAGGTCGTAGTTTTGCATCCCCCTCTAAGACGCTGTTTGACACAATCCGCCGTAGATGGGAGAATGCTGGATACAAGATTCCTCGACTTGTTTTCTGGAATGTTTGTTCCCGTACAGGAGCCATTCCGATGAAAGAGAACGATCTTGGAGTAGCTCTTGTCAGCGGATTTTCTCCTTCTGTTTGCAAGATGGTCCTGACAAATGAGCTTGATCCTTTCAAGGCGTTGCTTGAAACGATACTGAATCCTCGATACGATGCTGTAGAGAATGCAGTGAAAGATATTGTATAAACAGTTGTTAACATAAGGGCTGAATTTTCAGCCCTAAATATATGGGGAGTTGGGATAGTTGGTATTCCAGAGGACTGCTACTCCTTCCTACCTGTAAAAGGTAGCACACGTTCGAGTCGTGTACTCCCCGCCAGGGGTGTAGTCGCGCTACACTATGTGCATTAGCTGATAGGGACTAACACAGAAAAAGACTAAATAACCCTATCCAAAATCCAGGTGTAAGTCAATTGGTAGACGGCTGCGTTTGGGGCGCAGAAGCTGGGAGTTCAAATCTCTCCACTTGGACCATATACATAAGACGCATACAGCAACATTATTTTATAATATTCTTACTACACCATCATATGTGTACCTCCTTTCTGTCTTTAGCGTCTTGTAATTAGTTAGTTGATTTCGGCATTCCTCTATAATATAATAGAGGTGTAGAAAGAAAAAATTTCGAGAGAGAGAGAATCTCACAAGCGAGAAGCCTCAGTCACGAAGTTACTTTCAAAGTAGTTCGGTAACAACACACTCTCGTAGCTCAACTAAATTATGCTGGGATAGTTTAACGGTAAAACAGCGGGTTTATACCCCGTAGCACCAGATTAGTGGCTTTTCAGGGTTCAAATCCCTGTCCCAGTCCCAATAGCGCTTTTGGGAAGTGAAAGGGCGCAAGTAATAGCAAGTTACTCTTCGTTAATTAACAAGTGTATGCGGTTCACAACCGACCAGCAAGTTGCTCAGATATCTTGCTTATGCTGTACAACCTGAAGCTGGAAAACCAAGAGTTCCTCGATGGAATGGTTGGAGATACGTACTAAGTATCGAATGACACGTAGCTAACTTACTGATGTGTGTGTAGAGGACATGGTTTTAACAAAGGAGAGTTAAACAGATGTACAAAATTACTTTTGTTAGATTATTCAAGATTGAACACTATATGAAGTGCGGATATATGGGGTGTCATCCTGACAGAGGATTCTTCAAAAAGGAGTTCAATTCTCTTGAAGAAGCTGTTAAGTTTGTAGTATCTCTCCCTACTAATATTTGGATAAAGTCATTTGATAACTTTAATGAACAAGACCTCAGAGTTTTTCGTTCCAAAGTAATCAGCCTGAGGCTAAAAGAATAAGAAATTTAGACGCTAACAGCAATATCTTATCAATCATACTTTTAATATGAACCTGATAAAGCGTCTAGTAGAAGTTTATTAAGACAGCAACAGCAAATATTTACTTATAAAAAGAGATTGAATGTTTTGAATCATTTTTTAACTTGAGCTGTCTTGTTTTAAATATATGGGCGGTTGGCGGAACAGGTAGACGCAAGCTCATTTGTTATCATATGCCGATGTGGTGGAATTGGTAGACACAACAGACGCCTTACATCCAGTGATCTTGATTGGGGCAGCACCAATGTAAAGCACCATTAAAATCTGTCGTGAGTAATCACGTACCGGTTCGAGTCCGGTCATCGGCAC